CTATAAAATGATAGCAATAAAACCACTGTTACCATCGTTGATGATCTTCTGCAATGTTTTTTGAAGCTTAATTCTAGTATCTTCTGGCATTACAGTCAATTTATTTTGCAATTGCTCTTTCACCATATCATGAAGGGATTTTCCAAACATATTCGTTTCCCATATTTTTTCTGGATTTTGTTCAAACTCATCTAGCAGATACTTTACCAGCTCTTCACTTTGTTTTTCTGTACCTACTACAGGGGAAACTTCTGTAGAAATATCAGCGCGAATGAAGTGTTTTATTAGGGACAAACGCAAATCCTTTCTATGGTAAACTTCCACCGCCGCCCCTGTTTTTAGGGTGATTTCCATTTCAACTTCATTATCGTTCTCACCCTTACTTACAGTTACTCGGTCTAAGAATTTGTCTATTATCTCAGTATCTATTTTTTCAATAAAATCTTCTTTAGACAACATTTTTTCTATATCTGTTAGCTGACTAGCTAGATCAGATGTAGCTTTATTGAGTTTTTCGTATTGCTCAATTTGTTCTTCAAGACTCTCTATAGTTTGGTTGAACTCATCATTTCTCCTTTTAAACTCATTATTTCCGATCATATCATTCAAGCTCAGGTCCAGTAGCTTATCTTTACGTTTATTGATCTGATCTACCTGTGCTTTTAGACCTTTTATATCTTTATCGTGGTCTGCATTCTCTACGTTAGCTCTGTAAACATCCATTAGATAGTCTGCAAATCTAGACTTGTGTCGCAGCACGAAATTTAATATCTGTTTCAGTATAAAGTTTATTTCCTCAGTGTAGATTGTGGGAAGATCACAAGCTTTTTTCCCCCCGTTCCTGTATTCCTTGCATTGCCAGACTTCTTTATCAGGCACGGTCTTATACTTGTATAGGGTTCTCCATAGTGGGTTACCATGTTCCTTACAAAATAACTTACCCGAGTATAGATATTTATTCGTATAGCTTTCTTCTTTCGACATCACCTTACCCCTTTTGTGCTCCAGTAGTTCGTTAGCTTTGTCCCATACCTCCTCGCTGACAATAGGTGGGGCGGCCTCAGTATCTTTATAAATGATCCAATCATTCTTATCTAGGTACTTCCTCTCCCTAGTTAAGAAGTCAACTATCCTTGTACGATTAGCTGTGAAGTATCCCTTGTACCTTGGATTCCTTATTATATAAGAGAGGGTGGAGTAAGACAAAGGATTGCCATTATTATTAACATAACCTTCTTCTTTTAAAATTTCCCCTATTCTTCTGAACCCAATTTTCCGACAGTACAGTTCAAATATTTTTCTAATCATTTTAGCCTCATCTTCTATAATACAGAGTTTACTATCAACTAGCTCGTAGCCCCACATTCTAGGGTTAGCATATATCTTACCGTTTTCTGCTGATCTTTTCTTCCCCCACTTAACACGTTCACTAATTTTCCTGCTCTCTTCTTGTGCCATCGAGGCCATTATAGTCAAACGCAACTCAGAGTCGGGGAGGAGTGTATTAATGTTATCACTTTCAAATAATACCCCTACCCCATTTTTAAGTAGTTCCCTAGTGTACTGAATGCTATCCAGTGTGTTCCGAGCAAACCTTGATACTTCTTTAGTTAAGACAAGGTCAAACTTCTTAAGCCTTGCGTCATCTACCATTTTATTAAAAGCATCTCTTTTATCTGTTCTAGTACCAGACAAAGCTTTATCTACGTAACCATCTACAAAAATCCAATTGTCTTTACCTTTTATAAAGCTCTCGAAGTATTGTACCTGATTTTTAAGAGATTTTAATTGTTCTTCCTCTTTAGTAGATACTCTGGTATAAAAAGTTACTCTTAAGTTTAGGTCATATATAGATTTTCCTAGCATTAGCTCATTTCTTATCGTGTATAAGTCCATACTGCTCCCCCCCTATATAAGTTTGTTACCTACGATTATATGATAACTAGTTACTCTTTACAAGAAGGAAAGGTTATAGTTTTTCTAAATCAGCTTTAGCTTTAGTATAAAGTTCATAGTCAATTATTCCTGCTTCATACGCTCTTTCATTGATTCCAAGCAGTATTTCTTTTTCAATATTTCTATCAGCGACACCTAAAATAGTCTGCTTCGTAATATTACTCATATTTCTCGCCCCCCTTGTTAGAGTATATGTGTAAATGCTTGTCCTATATGTTATATACTGGACAAGTAAAGAAAAGTTAAGGTTGTCTAATTTGGTAAAATAATGTAATATAAATCTAAAAGGAGGTTTTACCATGAAAAAGCTTTTATCAGTAGTACTTATTATCACTGTTTTATTGGTGGGGACGGGCACCGTCCTAGCAGAGTCTAAGGATATGTACAAGATTCCGTACAGCAACCCTTATACAGATGGCACGTATACTGTTGACGAGATATCATCCTTCTACGACTTAACTAAATATACTTGGCTAAACGAAGAAGGATTAAGATATACAGGTGCTCTAGTAGGCACATTATGGGGAATTTTAGACGTAGTGGGTGCGTATGACGTTATAACACTAGACAGTGGCTACGCTGTACCTGAAGACTTTGCGGCATACATGGAAAATGCCTTGGCTGACAGGTTAGCTAGCTTAGAGCAGATAAACCAGTTCGACTCTTTGCCTAGCATTAATAGCATGGTTGCAAGTTATCTTAACCAAGTCTCATCTTATGCAACTACTGAGGACACCTTTGACATGTATGGACATACGCTTGATTTAATATCAGATATCTATGAAGGAATAGAAAGACTAAAACCTTAAGGTTTTAGTCTTCGTTTACATAATCTATATCTTTAAGCATTTCGGCTACTTTTTTCATAATCCTACTAACCCTCATCTGAGATACTCCTGTACTTTTGGCTGTCTGGGTCTGGTTACAGTCTTTCAGCATATGCTCTATTATTTCCATTTCTTTCTCTGTTACTTTATCTCTAACCATGTCTAGTATACTATCTACATACAACTTGCCTACTACACCATCTTCTATCTCCCCGCCCGTCTCATCCTGTAACATCGCACGGCATCCATCTTCTAAGCACACAGAGATTGGTGTCACATGGCGACCTATGGTTAGTGCCTTAGTTATGCTACTCTCAGTCTCACCTAGTATATAGGCTAAGTCTTCAACCGAAGGTAAATAGCCCATCTCTTCTTGTAACTGACTGATTCTAAGTAATAACTTGCTGGCACTTCTTGTAGGACGGATTATACTGCCCTTATCTCTTAAAAACCGCTTTACTTCTCTAGATATTACAATAGCTGCATAGGTCGAAAATTTAAAACCTCTGTTAACATCAAAGGCTCTTATAGCCTTGATAAAAGCTAGCCTTCCTTGCTGCAATAAGTCGTCTTTCTCTATATGATTTTGCTCTAGTATATCCTCTGGTGATGCTATATACTTTCGGATAGCGAACCATATTAACTTCTCGTTTTGGCATATCACTTCCCCCATGTAGTGGGAGTCGTTCTTACATCTGATAATATTTTCAGTTTTGTAGAGTGAGTACATGATATGAAAGAAACTCGTCTAAACAGACGAGCCTATTCCTTTCACCTTGCGTTTTGTGGAAGCTGACATGCTTGCAACAACAGTCTTAGTAGAGGGTATTGTCATCGGTTTACCAGTACTGGGGTTCCTACCCTCTTTAGCTTTTCTCTCTCTAATCTTGAAATTGAAAAACTCTGGAAACATTACGTCGTTACCATTCTCTAGACAAGAAGTTACTACACTCGCCACTTCCTTGAGTCTTCTCATAGCTTCCGCCTCTGATATGCCATATTTTTCAGCGTATAGCTTTTTTAGACCTTCTGAATGTATCTTCAATTTAACCACTCCTCACATATATAGGATAGACCACAAACCTTATTCTGTAACATACAACTCTATAAAATTTACAATGGACTCATTGAGTTGCTCTGGTGAAGCCTTCGAAGCGTCTAATAAAAATGTGCTATCGTTTGAAAAGAGTTTGTAAGCTTTTCTTACTCTGTTAGTATACTCGAAGTCTCTCTCTAGCCTGTCTGCATCCTTGCTTCTCTGTATATACACATGTAGTGGCAGGTCCAGCACAAAGGTTACGTCAGGACTTGTCAATCCTTTTTGTAAGTCTGCCAGAAGCTGTGTGTCAATGCCCTTTCCTGTCATATAAGCTAGGTTAGACAGTGTGAACCTGTCGAGTATCAAGTAGTCTAGCTCCTTTTCATATTCCTCAAGCTCCTTTATAAAGTCGTACCTGTCTGCCTCATAAAGTAGGTGGGCGGCATTATCCGTTAAATCTACCTCCCCCGCCAACCATTGTTTAATTAGTGCGCCCACGGGTGTCTCATACCTGGGAAAGTGTACTACCTTTACTTTCTTACCTGTCCCTCTAAGATGCTCTTCAAGGAGAGCACATTGAGTACTCTTCCCTGAAAAGTCTATTCCTTCGATGCAAACTGTTATCATTTAATCTCCTCCGCATTATTGAAGGTAGTCCCAAAACCCCCACGGTTTTTATTTTCTAGTTCGTCTACCTCCACAGGTACTACTGGTAGTGTAGGTAAGAATACTATCTGACAGATTTTATCGCCATTCTTTATAGTGACAGGCTTATCTGTCATATTCTGCAGTTCTGCTGTATACTCATCGTCACTACCACGGAATAGTGGGTCTCCAATTCCTACTCCATTTGTCAACCTGACCCCCCACTTCCTAAAAGTGGAAGATCTTTGACACAAGAAACCTACTCCCCCATAAGGTACTTCTATCGCCACGTTAAGAGGAACCTTACCTGATTCCATAGGCTGCAGAACCAGAGGCTCTTTCAGTCTAGCAAACACATCATACCCTGCATTACCATCTTCCTTGCTGAGGGGAGGGAAGCTCTTGTCGAACCTCTTATACCTCATCTCACAAGCTTTGCTACCCCTTTCTAGCTGATTTAGCTTAGCTTGCATAAGTCCTGCTATATCTGCTGTTTCTCTCATCTAAAAGTCCTCCCCAGGTTTCAGTAACTTTGGCTTCTCCATAATTTGGCTTGCTTGGTGTTCCGCCACCATTTCTGCAAATTTTTCTTCGGTAATTTTTTTGACTTCACAGTCCTCGGACAGTTGGTATCTCATACCATCACATAGAAGTACGGCGAAAGATTCCATGGGTTCTTCTAAGAACTCCTGTGTCATATGGTCATAGATAACGTGTGCTACTTCATAGCCAGCAACCCGCCCCGCAAACCAACAATTCAGTTCTACCTCTCCATCCACAGGGTCATTCACTTTAAACACGTTAGTTGGGACACTTATAAAATTTCCTAAAAGCCCACTGATTAACCCCTCTGTTAACTCTTGTTCTTTTGTTTTTACCAAGCTACATCACTCCCTCTCTATTATTACTTACCGGACAAAACCTAAAAAGTTAAGTGTTACTTATCGAATAGGGCATAAACCGCTCTCGCAACTGTCCGTACCTACGTCTATCTCTGTTTCCTCCTGCTCATATTTGCTGATTAGACCAGGATCAAACGACTTCATTTCACCCGCTCGCTTAGTAAACTCTTCTTCACCTATAGCCTCGTAAGGCATAAGGTCATATACATGATCCCCATCTGACAACAGTGTGATAGCTACTATGGAATCCCAATTATCCCATATCCAGTCTTCTACTGCCCCCCACTCGTCATCTTTAACTGTAACAGTTATGCTGCAGTTATGATTTACGTAGTTATCCATGAACAGTTTATAGTTCTCCAACTGCTCTATAGCAGACACATCAGCTTTTGTTTTTCCCTCTGGGGCTTTCACTGGGAACTCCACAACTTTAGTAGAACAATTTTCTGGGTCCTGCCCCACCTCTGGAAATACAGGATAACCTAACTCTTCGCACACTTTCAACAGTGGGTCATGTGCACTAATTCTAACACGTCTAATATAGTACGGAGAATGAGAATAGTGCACGCCACTAGATACAGTGGGTAACTGACTAAGTGAACCTTCTGGTTTTTCCGTAGTTACTAGAATAGGTGTACTAACCCCAAGTTCCTCAGCATACTCCCTTGCCTCATCTTCTGCAGTTACTCTCAATATATTTAAAAGCTTGACTTCTAGTTCCTTGCACATGTCCATTGCGTTAACCGTATCCTGCCACCCTGTTAAGGAACAACCTAGTAGCCTATCTCTGTGCTGGACTGTATTCCATTTAGGTAGTTCTAGCTCTACCGTCGACATCCTTAGCCCCGCCCGAGCGGACAACATCTGGGCTGCTACTAAGCTAAGCAAATCTAAACCTCCGTCTGGAGTAACAAATGCATGAACATTAACGGTTGTAAGGTTACACATTCCACGAGAATCCAGTAAAATTTCCCCACAGGGGTTCGGTAGCTTGAAGTTCGGATTCCTCTTTAAAGCGGCTTCCTCATTCATCCACCCTGGTTCTCCTGTGTATCTTACTTGCTCTAAGTGTTTCTTTAACTGCTCTCTAGTAGGCTTGCTCCTATATAGAATAGAGTTATTACTCATCTGGCGGTGGGATAAGTCTGTATTTATCTCCCACTTGCCATCTACCCCACTATATAAATTAGCCTTAGCTTCCATACAGTCTTTATCATTAACATCTATAATAGCTATTTCAGAACTTCTTCGGACCCCGCCCACCACTACGTTTTCCGCTATAATATTAGCAATGTCTAAACAATCTATGGGCTCTAACTTCTCACCTGTTCCTTTTGACATTAACACGTTAACAAGTTTCTCAAACATAATTTTCAATGATTCATGACCAGATGCCCGCCCACCAAAGGTTTTTAACTTCTCACCTTTTGGTCTTACGCTATTGTAATTTATAGTTACAGTTTTGATCTCTCTATAATCGTTTCTCCAAAACATCTGTAAAAGGTAATCTAGTGCCTGTACCCATCCATCCTTGCTGTCCCCTACGGCAATCCAAACATGGCTACTATCAAAGCCAGAGTTTAAGGAAGTGTGTTCATCTCTAAAATATTTAGACATAGGCTCATAAGGAATGTGCTCGACATTTGGATGATTCAGTATCTTAGGTAGCTTAGCTACATCCTCAGGTAACAATCTAACTCCTACACCAGCTCCCACCATTAACAGATAAAAAATATCCCTAAAAGCCTCGAACTCATCCACGACTGTTGCACAACAGTTGAAATTGCTAGTGGGATACTTATCAGTGACAGGTGTCTGCCCGACCCAAAAAGTTCTCCCTGACAGAAACTGTCTTAGATGGAATATATTGTCGTATAATCTCTCTGCTTCTTCCACTGGAGTGGGGGCTAGGCTACAGTTGTACTCCACTGCTCTTCTGACAGTCTCCCACCAGTATTCTCTCCTCCCCTCACTACTCAACCAACGTGAGTAAGTCCTGTAATAAACAAAGCTACCTAACTCTGTCATTGGTGGTTGAATGTGTTTATATTTCTCCAAAAACTTGTCTGATAATAACATGTATTGCCTCCCTCTAGAATATATTCTTGATGTGGTCTAGAGCTTCATGTAAAAAAGTGAATGACCTGCATAAAAGCTCACACAACATAATGCTGTCCACATGGTTTCCCACCCCATATATGGGGGTATTATTAGTATAGAGCAGGTATATCAATATTGCCTCGTCGAGAGGTAAAGTTTCTTTACAAAGATTTACTACTACGTAGTCAGGCACTTCCACGGCTCTCCGCATCTCGGATAGATTTTCCCGCCCGTTCCTATCACTGTCCTCTCTGTACATATAAATAGAAAAGGGGTACAGCTTGCTATCAAACTTTAGGTCCTCACTGAAACCTATAAGCAACACATTACCCATCCGCCTCACCTCCATGTAATTTCTCTACCATTGTGTAGAAATCTCTATCCCTCAACACCATATAATCTGTACCATCCCCAAAAGAGAAAGCAAGGGCGGGGGTCTTGTTTGTCTCAAAAGCCTCCACCGCAATTTTATCTAGCCACTCTCTTTTTATAGTAATGGATTTAGAGTCTTTAACCTTGGTCTTAGCCTCCACCCTAAAATGTTCAGAAACTACGTCAGACTTACAGTAGTACTGGTTGCCAGACCCGGGAGTCGTTCTAGCATCTTCTTTAATCTGTTTTAGGCTTCTTGTTATTCGCTTTTCCTGTCGCTGTGATGACCTTCTTACATCCATCGACTGTCACCTCCACTGGCTCGTCAAATTCATATACTAGCTTCCCATTCTTATCTAAAACCCTCATTTGGTAAGCAGATATCTTTCTCATGTTGCTACCGCACTTCTTCATACACACTGCCCTCCCCTAACCCTCAGGTCTTATAATATTTGAAAGCAAAACTTTAATGATTAGGCACTCCATACATATCAGGTGTATTTTCTTCTTCCCATTTTGTACCATACTTTTTATTTTTATATATCCCAGAATCACAGGTGTAATTAGAGTCAGTCATCGACCTTGTTAAATGACAATTTCCAGAAATCTTGTCTATTTTTTCGTAATATTCGCAATCAATACATTTGGGCACTATATGACCCTCCTTCGCATAATCACCATTTTTTCCATCCCACACTATCCCCTTATTACTTCATTGACGATATCTAGTATCTTAGTGTACAGTTCCCCGCCGCCATTTTCTATACTGTCCATAATGGCTTCTCTAGCCTTGGTGGTCCCATTCCATTTAAGATCTTTTCCGTCCTCCTGCATAACCTCACCAGTTATAGGATTCATGAGAGTTAACCAAGATGTACCATGCAAGACATTTATTTCCTTGGCTACAGCAACTAACTCACTGACTCTGTCTACACCTTCGTCATAATAAACATCTACTGTAGCTGTTCTAAAAGGTGGGGCGATCTTGTTCTTGGTAACCTTAGTTCTAATTTGCTGTCCAAAATATTTAGCACTAAAACCAGTACCCTTCTTAAACAGATCACCTATGGACACTTCTACAGTAGTAGTAGAAGCATGTTTGATACTGCGGCCGCCCCCTGTTACTGTGGGGGTCCCATACGCGGAGAATCCACCTATTTTATCCCTAAGTTGTTGTATTATAATTAGAGTAGTCCCTGACTTAGCAAGCACTCCTGAGTTAATAAGCTTACGCATAGCCTTAGCGTTAAGCTTAGATGTACCACCCACCCTACTCTCTTTTTCCCAATCAGTTTCTTCAAGTTCATCTTTCGGAACGAGTCCATCAGCCGAGTCAAGTACTATATAAGCAAACCTGCCTGACTTGAGCATGTATTCAATCATGTCATATACCTTCTCTGCAGGGCAGTCAGGTTGCGACACAAGAAGTTTACTAGTATCTACACCAAGTGTTTCAGCCCACTTAGGATTGAAAGAGTTCTCCAAATCAATTACAGCATTCTCCTTTTCTGGCTCTGCCTGCTGTGCTTCTGCTATTGCCAAACAAGCTACACTTGACTTACCACTCTTCTCGGGCCCACTTAACAGGACTAACCTACCTTTAGCCCACCCGCCACCGAGGGCGAGGTCGAGCATCAATGACCCACTTGACCTAACTTCTATATCAGCTAACCTACCTTCACCTAACCTAAATATAGAAGTCTCTCCAAACTCTTTACGAAAAGCCTGCACTATATCACTCATTCTCTCCCACCTTTTTAATAACCTTATCAAATAGTTTATTGGCAATTCTTCTACGTTCCTGACATGCTGACTCCATAGGGTCCCAATTTTTACCCAACCACTCTTTGGGTGATTTATTTAATGCGCCCTTATACATATCAAAAGAATTTTTAAGCATTAAATCCTTAATAAATTCAGAACGTTCCTTATTCTCTGTTAGCACTTTACTAAGATTACTGTGGTCAAAGTTAAACATACTCTCATATGCTAACATGCCGTAATAGCACTCTTCGCGTGTAGGCATTTTGCCTCCCTTAGCTTCTGAAATAATGTCATACAGTGTTCTCACATCATCGCCTCCCCACGTAAAATTACAACCCCCACAAACAAATTTTGTCTTATCGTCGTCCACCGCCCACAGCTCGGTAGTGCTCTTGGCTATAACCTTTTTAGTGAGTCTCCCGTAGTCCCTTGAGTCTATATACATACACACCTTAACCCATACACGTATATTTTCACTACCACACTTATCACACTTCATTTATGCACCCCCTATCTATAAACTCTTACTGATCTTCATAAAGGAACAGATTCTTACGCTTCTCCCACTTACCCTCTAGGCCATATGGACGAATATTAATCTCATACTCTGTAACGTATACTCTATTTGGAATTTGCATCTTGCCCACCCCCAAGCTGCAGATTTACCCAAGGTTTGAATACTGTTGCATCTACATTTTCAAAGGCAGGCGGGACAGCAGAATCACACTCAACAGGGTACTCTAAGTCACAAGCTTTCAGATACTCTAATATCTTTTTAGGTGAGTTTATCTTTTTAACATTAGAGTATACCTTCTCAAACTCATTCTGAATCTTTTCCATGTCACCGCGATATAGTTCATCTAATTTATTAGAAACATATTCTTGCTTATACTGCCCCTCACTATAACGGAAGGGATTATAATAACTTTTACGCACTACTACGTCTCGGTATAATTTTGAGAGTTTCCTTACGTACTCGTCCCACTCAAGACACGCCTGCTCCACCTCAGTACCTACGATAGATTTAGTAATCTCCGCTTTTTTAACCGCTCTGAAATTTTCAAGTGCTTTGTACCTTTTTGACCTTACCCACTCTAGAATCATTGTTTTTGTTGGTAATTTACTCATCTTCGTCCTCCCCCACATTTGCTAAATAATTTTCATAAGCCTCATCACAAGCACGCCCCTCGCATAGGTTCCACGGTCCCGTATTTACCCTGGCCCTACCATAGTCTGTACATATGCAGTACTCGCATATTATCTCCTCTTCTGCTAAATCTTTTATTATTTTAGCTCTATTACTCACCCCCCATACCCCCCTTTAAAAATGTTTGTATTCGCTCATTGGCTAAGCCAGCCCAATACCTCCCTGCATACTCCCCTTTTTTATTGCATACACCGTTGTCGAAAGCTATAAAGTTTCTGTTAAGTTTCACTGCCGCCAGTGGTATACTCCCATAACCTGCTGTAAGGTCTAGTACGATCATGCCCTCGTTCGTATAAGTCTTTATGAACCACTCACATAATTTTAGCGGTTTCTGTGTTGGATGAACTGGGTAGGTGTCCCATGAAAACTCAAGCACATCCAAAGGACATCTTTCAGTACTCCCGCCACCGCTTATTCCTGTTTTGGTAGCACCATAATTACTGCCGTCGGTCTGGTGCTTGGTGTAGTAGTTTACAGGTTTGTGACCAGCAGTATTTTGGGGATTGTAAATAGGCAAACGGTCGTAGAACACTAGTACATCCTCATGAGCTTTCATAGGCATCTTCTTTGCGTTTAAATGACCTTTAGGTTGCATCTTCCTGCACACTACCTTATACCTGTACTTGTTAATATTGCTGCACATCAACTTACCTAAGAATTTCCCTTTAGCAAATAAGCAGACAGCAGCATTACGCTTTTTAACCCTGTTGCTTGTCTGCCAAAGTAGATCAAATGGTACTATGCTATCCCAATTATTACGTGTTTCACCATAAGGTAAATCGCAGAACACCATGTCCACACTATTGTCCTTAATGCCCTTTGACCCTTCTATACAATCAAGGTTGTGCACTGTATTAATCATGCCCATACCTCCCTATGGTCTTTCCATTGTCACCTCTCCTGATATCAATTACGTCATTCCCCCGACGTGTTAGCTCTCTGGACAATGCAAACACTCTTTGTTCGTAGCCCTCCCTCAAAGCTTTGGTGGCAAGCATTAAGGTTAGCGACTCTGTGTATTTCTTCTCCCACTCCCTGTATATTGGTTCTGTACAAACTTCTGCTGACCGAATCTCCCGCCCACCATCCTGCAAGGTGTACAACTGCTGTTTCACAGTGTCCCTTATCTCACGGGCAGAGGCTTGGTCTATGTCAGTAATAGCCTCACACCACCTAGCATAAGCAAGGACGCTAGTCCACCTATCTAAGAAGTCACCTAGAATGTGGAAAGGTATATTAGCCATACCGCCATGCTGTTTTTTAACTTTTTCCCACTCAGTGAATATATTCACACCTTCAGCAAGCTCTACTGGCTTGGGTGGGATAGGCAGACCTGCTTTTTGTACTTTACTAATGATTACCCTACTATTCGTATACTCGTTGAGCTCACCTTCTATCTGTCTCCTATCCAATTCCCTCACTCCTTTGGCATTGTGAATACTGGTACAAACATTTTGTCGTCTTTACATGCATGACAGTCTACAATAAACTGCTGTAACTCATTTAAGACTTCCGCCGCTCTTTCGTGACTGCCATAATCTGGTGAGTGGTACGCATAGACATCATCACGTGCAGAAAACAGTAATATACGGAAGTCACTTATCATAGGGAGAAATCCCCCACATCCGATAGGTATTAAAATATCGTCAAACCTTACCCACATACACTCGCCCCCTTTAAATCCTTAATAATGTCTTGCTGAAATTTTGTCAGCCTAGCGTTGGTCTTTAACGCTCTTACTATCTGTGCTAACACGTAAGCGTCTGCTAGGTTATCATCCGTAAACTCTTCCCCCCACCGCTTATACACTTCCAACATCACAACATTCTTTGGTGAGTTACCCTTACCTGTGGCAAATTTCTTCACTTGGGAGGGGGTGGGTTCAATAAAAGTTATGTCTGTGTCAAGTAACTCCTCGCGTATCCTGTAGCCCATATAAGCTATGTCGAATACTGCCCTACCCCTACTACCGTAAGAGAAGCCCTCTACAGCTACATAGATCTTATATTCGTTTCCCTTAAGCTCAGACATAATACAGTCTTTTATATCCTTTACCCTTGCCATTGTATCTTGCGTATGGTTCTCTTGTTTAGACTGCTTAGTAACAATACACCTGCTCAAAACAATCTCTCCATCTTCATTTAATATAATAAGTCCTGTACCTGTTAGTGATGGATCTATTCCTATAAAATACAATTTATCACCTGCTTTCTTTGATTAATTGGTTACATATATACTTACCGGGGAAATCTCTAAAAGTTAAGCAAAAAGAAAAAGAAACCTTTTACGGTTTCAATTCCACACTCTTATCTACATCACACAAATGTTTATACTGACAAAACCTACACGATTGGTTAACCTCTTTGTCTGGTAACTCTTTGGAATCTATAGCTTTCTCTATGCCTACTATATGTTTACGCACCCACTCTATTTGCTCATCAGTATATGTCACAAGATATGCCTTCAAATTCTGTGTATCTTTACACAAATATAAAAACATTACGCGTTTAACACCTAAGCTTAGACAGTATAAGGCTCCTTGTTTGACATGGTCTTTCAATGGCTCTATTAGAAGACTAAAGTCTTTTGAGTTTATAGTTTTAAATTCAAATAGGAAGGAAATATTATCAAACTCCATCCACCCGTCCACCATACCTGATATAGGGAACTTCTCTGTGTAACTATGGTCCAAGAACTTGATTTCCATGTCTGGTGCATCACTCTGTTTGAGGAACTCAAGACCTTCTTTACCAAAATTAGGTAGCTCTTCCTTAGGCAAGAGTTCTACCTCTAGCTCGCCCCCCATAAGTTCCTTCATAGACATAAATACATCTTCTTGTACCCACTCGTGTAATGCAGTACCTACCTGCAGTATTCTTTCTGATCTTGGATACTTTTTCTTGATACCTTTCTCCCCGCCCAGAAAGTAATAAGTCTGCCTCTTACACTTATAATACTGAGAAGGTTTAAATGCCAACCGATCTACCCTTGGTTTCTTGGGCGACGTTAGCAGAAATCCATCAATAGCTTTTATAAACTTTTCTTCTATAGTGACAGAAGCTTCCTTCTCTTTTTGTTTTATTTGTTTTGCTAAGTTTCTTAATCCCAATTTACCATCTCCATTCTATTAGATAAGTCTTTAACCCCAATGTCCGTGCTTTTTCATTATATCTATTACTTCATCTGCATATGGCTCATCAGTATTGATAATAAGATAGGTATTATCTTTTTTGCCTTGTACCGCCTTACCTTCATTAATTTGACGTTGTATATGCACCAAGTCTATCTTGTCGTGAAGAGGCAGGTACTTGTCTGCATCCTCACACTTAAATATAATAAATTTGTTAAAGCTCCCACCTTCTAAGTTAGCCACCATATCTCCTCCACTCTTTTCCAAAATATTGGCTAAAACCAGTCACACTCGTCGAACCATGAATCTGCATCACACTCAGCAAGCTCTGCGTACTCTATAGCCTCATCTAGATACTCAGAAATAAACTTCTGTGCTTCGTGTTTATACCTTCCGTGAAACTCTACGTCCAACACTTCCTCTATGAACAAAATAGCTGCCTCTTGCTTAGGTGTAATAGGTTCTCTAATGGCATTTGCCAACCCTTTTAACATAACGCAGCCTCATCTTTTTTCCATTCTGCGAACTCCCTTTGGCTCATGCAGGCTATAAATGGCACGTTGTCTACAGTGGTTCTCAGCCTGTATGGGTATGATTGATCATTCATATACTCTATATCAACAATTAAGGAAGCTTCATCTGCTAACTGTATTAGCCTTTTTGCACTCACATGTATGGCAGCTCCTTCCGATACAGAATAAGAACCTATCTCTGTGCCTAACTTTAAAAATAACTTCACTTTATCAACGTACTCCTTAACATTCACTAAAATCGCCCTCCCTTAACGAATCTACTTCATCATCACTCATCTTCTGCGACCACCGCCGCCCCACTTCTATATCCGACTTCATACCACAGTCTAACTGGATAGTGTTACACAGAACATCAGCTATCCTTCTAAGGTTATCCATTCCGATGTTTTCTGGAACATCTAATATCTGCTCATCGTGGACCCATAAAATGATCTTACAGTCTAGCTCCTTCAATAAAGGTTGCATATCTATAGATGCCTTCTTTATTTGGTAAGCACTCGGGGTTTGTATGAGGCTATTAATACCTTGTCTATATGCTGAGTCTAGTGCCCAATGAGAACCTAGCTCCCCCCGCTGTAACTTCTTATCCCAGTGACGATAACTTTTATCCCTCTCCCATAAGCCTATCTCTGGATACAACCTTCGCTTTTTACCGCCGTAAGACTCTGCAAACTTGGTTTTTAGAATCTTTTTCCTCTCTACTGTCATCCACCTAGCTACTCCCTTATAGGTGTCGTAAAATGCGTTAATATAACCTTCGGCGGCCTCCGCAGTAACAAGTAAATTATCAGCAAGGCCCATCTGTGTCGTGCCATAAACTACTGAAAAATTTGTAGCTTTCGCTTTAGCACTTCTTATGAAATCGAGGTACTTGCCGAAGTCTACAGCCTCTACAAATGCTTCTTCGGTTGGTTCGACTATCAGTTTCTCATCATATAAGGTAGCAATGTCAGCATTTGTAATTTTTGAGCTGTCTACGCCGCCGTCCGCATCTGTAAACTTGTCTATAAGACCTCTATAAGCTTGAAAATCTTCATAGGTTACCTGTTTCTCTGGATGTAGTCTGTTATATATAGATGTAGCAGTAATGGAGTGAATATCCTTACCAGTTGCGAACGCATCTAAAAGTACGGGATCTTTAGACAGGTGTGCCAGCCATCGTAACTCCTGCTGACTAGCATCTATACTAGCCAGTAATCTGCCTTCATCTGCTATAAACGCTCTCCTAATCATCCCGCCATCCTTGCTTGGCAAATTTTGAAAATTCGGATTGGCACACGACATCCTCCAAGTAACAGCATGACTGGGTTTGAAATTCGGATGAATCCTATCATCATCTAGCTTAGTAGGCAACGAGTCTGCAAAGGCACTAGTAAGCTTTGATTGTTTCCTATATGTTGTTATGTTCTGCAACAGATCTAAACACATCTTAAAGTATTCTCTTGCCTTGTCGTACATATCTGGTTTTAAGAAGTAAGGTAAGTTATCTTTAAACAGTTTTGCGTAGTATATCTCGTCGCTCTGCTCCCCCGCCTCTATACGCTTTAATGTACCTTCTAAATCTGCTGTAAAGATACGAAGTCCTGTCATCAATTTAGCCATAGTCTTCTTATCTGTAGAGTTAGGCTTCTTTTTGTTCATCTTGGGTAACTGCAACTTATCGTAGAATACTGGTGCCAACTGTGCTGGGGAGTTTAAGTTAATGTCCCCGATGACAGCTTTTATCTTAGCCTCTAACTCATCTAGACCCGCGTGGAGCTTTGGTGAAACCTCGCCTACGAGGTACTCGACGTCTGTACGAACACCGTCATATGTTGCCTCTTTTACTATGTCAAGAAATGGCATAGATATATTAAACATCAAGGACTTGATCTTACTTAGATGCGGCATATTTAGGTGCTTTTCTTGGAACTCCGCCAACTTATACGTCAGTTCAGTATCTTTAGTAGCATAGTAGGCGGACAAGTTACCTGTCCTAGTCGCAGGGTTCAATAAAATCGGAACAGTGTCAAAAGTAGTCCTACTACCAAAAATTTTGGAATATGTGTCAGCAGGTACCCTAAGATACTTCTCTGCCAAAGGTTTTAGTTGTTTATCCTCATTCTCATCTAGTAGAGACTGTCCTTCTATAGTGTCGAAGTAGGCTGGTGGCATTACAATACCTAACCATTTTTTCAGTGCACACCAGTCAAAACAGTAATTATGCCATATAGTCTTTAAGCTATATCTCTCTAGTAATGGCTTTAACCTACTTGCTACTAGTGTTTTATCTAGACACTTCACATAGTCTACCCCTACTTCCCCCGCCCCTTCTTCTACATGGTCCTTGTGCTTCAACGGAATGTAGTACCCTCTGTGGGGGGCATAGAAAGAGATTCCTACTATTTCATCTTTCCACCAATCTAACCCCATAGTCTCCGTATCTATGGCTACTTTACCTAGCTTACTCAGCTTGCTTAGCCATTCGCATAACTCGTCCAAGTCGCTTTCTGTCCATACAGTAATATAATGGTCGGGCAGTACGGTGTTATTAGCCAGCTCCATAATTTGAAGCTCTTTTTTAGTGGGTCCTTTCTTGACTGGTTTTTTCCTGGCTTTCTTTGGCTTACTTTCTAAAATGTCTTTAACATCATCCATTAAATCCCTCCTCTATAATTACTTACCAGACAGAACATAAAAAGTTAAGCAAAGAAAAAACCCCAAAATTTTTGGGGCCCTACTTTGTCATGCTTTCTAGAACATATAATCATCACTTTCAGCAACGTCACTCTCGACATCTATGTCTCTTGCACCTGAGTTAAGCAACGTCATTAGCTCTTCGGGTGTTTTTGGTGCTACTATTTCGTCTACATCAGGTAGCTCTAGTGTAGACGAGTCAAAAGCTTTGATGTCCCTCGCAAAGAAGTGGTACTTGGTATTCAGCTTCTCTCCCTCTCTTTTGATTTTCAAATCTCTCTTAGTGATATCACCGTACTCTTCCACAAGAGCAAGAAGAGCTGTACCTACAGTTTTACTTGCCTTGAATATTTTAGTTTTGTCGTCTTTTCTGTCATAGACTACGATGAAAGACTTAAAGCTTGCATTCTTACCCATCTTACAAGCAGGACATCTATCCTTACCCAAACAAGTAAAGTTCTTCCATCTGCCATCAATCTGCTCTGCGTGCTCGTATACCGACATGATTTCATCCAATGGAGTTATAATCCTTATCTCTGTAGACTCTCCATCTTTCAGTTTTAGGTAGGCTACCCCACCCTCATTTGCTTCCTTGATAGCACTTAATCCTTTTCCTACATACGCCATTTTTACATTTCCCCTTTTCTCATTTATTCTGCTACATAGTTATATACCGGAATAAGTGGGAAAAGTTAAGTAAATAAATTGTTTATGATAACCTTAAACTACCCTAATTAATATAAACAATGGAAATATTGACCATTAAACCATATATTGGTATACTTTAACTAGATATAGGTAAAGTATTCCTAAATTGTATAATTTTTTTATTCCTTAAATGAGAAGAATATGTTTCTCAATGTGCCACAAAGAAACATTGCTGAATGCCCATGTAATTTGGACTTTCTTTTTTGGTCTGGGGGGAATCTTATAGGCAGTACAGCACATAAATATAAACCATAAAAAACTCCAGCCATTGGGGTATAAAAAGGAGGGAAACACTATGTTTTGCAGAAATTGTGGAAAAAAGGTAAATGAAAATTCAAATCTGTGTAGTAGATGTGGGTTTGACCCACTGGAAGAAAGTCATTATTGTCAGGAATGTGGAGATGCTACAAAGGAAAATCAAAAGGTCTGCGTAACCTGCGGTTTTGAACTGCATAATAAATTACCTGTAGAGTATGCTGGATTTTTTCGACGTTTGGCTGCAATGCTACTTGATGTTATCTTTTCAGTAATGATTTACTGGATATATAGCATCATATTGCCTATTGTTTTCATGATTATTGGAATATATACGGCGGAATTTAGCGATATATATAGGTTTACGTTTTTTGTTCCAAGTATCCCATTTCTCTGGTTATACTTTGCCTTAACAGAATCCTCCCAAAAACAAGCTACCCTTGGTAAAAGGGCTTTAGGAATAATTGTAGTAGATACAAATATGAATCGTATTTCCTTTGGAGCAGCCAGCAGTCGCTTTTTTGGAAAGTTTTTATCGAATCTTATCTTTGGAATAGGCTATATCATGGCAGCCTTTACAGAACATAATCAAACACTGCATGACAAATTGGCAAAGTGCTATGTTGTAAAAAAAGGTTCAGATATGAGGAAAAAGGTTACCGGATAGTAATTACGGGAATTACTATATTTAATACAATAAAAAAGCATAGAAATTCTATGCTTTTTCGTATTTTTCTCGTATATTCTTCCATATTTGGCTTATTCTTGCCTTAGAGCACCCTGTTAACTGTGCTATCTCCACAAATGAATACCCTGCGCACCTAAGTTCAAAAACCTCCTTCTCCTTGGTTGTTAGACCTAGGCTATCGACAAGCATTGTAAGTTCTACCTCAAAGTAACCAACTTCATCCGATGTTAAACTAAGTAACTGTTGTTCACTTACAGAACCTTGCTCAAAAGTAGGTACTATCGAAACAGCTTCTGTGACCATAACATTTTTCTTTGTATTTGACCTGTCAATCATGCTATTTATAACGTTGCTTACCACCCTATCCACAAATGTACCAAACTTGGATCTAGCTGGGTCATACATATCCATAAATCTGTATACCTTTATCATGGCTTCTTGGGCTACATCGTCTGCCTCCATCCCGCCTGTAAATTTACCCCGCATCTTGAAATTGCATAATTCCTTAGTCTTTAATAAAATTGCATCAATATCGTTTACAAGTACCATTTCATCTAAAGTTCTTTCCATTTTCATGTTCCCCCTTTAAATTTTTCATACTTAGTAAGTATTTAACGTAAGATACTTTCTCTATATCTTTCATTCTGCCCGCCCTCAGTAGGTCATTTGCATCTTTAAAGTTTCCTTTGGGATACTTCACCACGTTTACTTTTATAGGAGTATCCTTTAGTAGTTCATAGGACTTGTGTGTACAGTCCACCCCCCACTTATCATTATCATAGAACAGATTTACCTCATTAAAGCCTAAGCGTATAAGCAATCTTACCTGCTCTTTAAACAAGAATTTACCTAATACTGCTACTGCTGGTAGACCTGATTGGTAGCATGAGATTGTGTCGATAGGGGCTTCATTAATGAAAACCTCCCTAAAACCTCTGTTCTTTAAGTAGTATAGTCCATAAAGTACATCTTTCTTCACAGCATTGTTAGGAATATGAAAATGTTTTGAATTAATTGAACGAGTCACTATGAATCTACACCCTCCAGTTAGGTCTCTAACAGGGAATGTAATTGCACTATTAACACTGTCGTACCCCACCTCATATGTCAGTAATGACCTATTTGTAAATCCTCGTCCTTCTATATATGCGTGGCGTTTCTTCATAAGTTTTAGAACTTCTTCATCGCTTACATACTGAATACTTTCTTTTGATAAAATGCTTTTAACATCTACGAGTCTATCTTTGAGAGACTTTTCTATAGTTGTCCTCTTAAGAAACCCAAGCATGTCTAAGCCACTGTCACCATATACATACCTTGCTAGGTCATCTACAGTACCTGACTCACCACAGGTAAAGCAATTATACGAATACGGTTCTTTAGTCGAGACCCCAAAAGATGGCTTGCTCTCAGAGTGAAAAGGACAGCAACACATTATATCCTCACCCGAAGGCTTAGCTTTACCAAAGGCATTAGGGTTATTACTGTTAGAGTAGTCACTTTGAAACATTTGAATGATTTGTTGTATATCAATACCTTCTATGTGAAGTATACCTCTCATAATACCGTCTCCTTTACTATAAAACACTCAAAAACGTTTGTCAACCATTACAGAAAACTTTTTCTTAATTATACAGAACGTATGTTCTATTGTCAATAATTTTCTGTGTTACTTATTTTTACCAGTTAAGTTGGCAAAAGTTAAGTAAAAAACCAGAAAAGTTTTTCTGGTTTATGCTTTCGCCAACTTATCCTTCTTAGGACAGACAACAACTTCGCCTAATTGCTGCTGTTTTCCGTTTAATATTTTCCAGTAAGCACATTTTCTACTTTTAAACAGCTTACATTTTTTGCATATAGGCATTACAGTGCATACACACTTCATTGATACTTGTGTTTGAGATTTAGCAGGTACAAGACCCTCGCTAGTCCTCACGCTCTTACGACAAGCTTCTTTATAATCACACTTAGCACAACCTTTATTCATCTTCCCCCACCTCTTTCGCAGATAAGCTAAAGGACACAACTTTATCCAAGTACAGAGACTGTAAGGTGCTATTACTATCTAAAAGAACCAGTGGCTCTCCATCTGTTTTTAGCCTATCAATACGCTTTGCAAAAGCTGCTGTTAACTCGTTAGCAGTTAACTCAATCTCTCTCACAACATTTCCGTCCTTGTCCTTCTGCTCCAGTCTAGGATTCTTCTCAGTCCATCTGATAACAGCCCTGTAGCTGTTCTCAAGTGTATAATCAAGTGTCATCTTAAATTCCATTTACACCATTCCTCTCATCACATATTTAGTGAAGCTTCATCTGTTTCCATATATATACCTTGATCTACGTTAGTAGACAAGTAAAAGTCCAAATTCTTCTCTCCCTCACGATTTTTCTTTAAAGACAGTTTAAACAAATCACCAGACAAGTTTACAGTCACTACCCTTGTTGCTTTTTGTGCAGGGTTATCAGATTCTTGTATCTGGTGTATCTCAGGAGTACTATCCCCCGCCGCCCCTCTTCCTGCTTGAGCTAGCAGCATGGCAGGCGTTAGTGTATTCAAGTTAATCTCACGTATGGCATTAGAAGTATTCACAATTCGCTTCCTTGTATCACGCTCACTGGTGCCATCAGAGATATCATATAGCTGATCAATGACAATGAAACCGGGTCTCTCTAATTCTATGATAGACCTAATGTCATTTGGGGTGAACTGCCTACCTTTGTTATCTTCTTGCGTAAGAATAAGCAGACTATTATTTTTCTTTTCCAGCTCCTCAAGGTACTCCTTATACAACTCAATATCAGCTAACTTCCCCCTGTTTAATGCCTTGTTTGAAAAGTGCTGTCTCATTGTGTCTAGCCTATATGCTATAGACAGCTTAGGCATCTCTGTAGAAATATAGATAACTGGAGAATTGATGGATGCTCTTACAAAAGACAGCCATACGTGGTACAGGAAGTAACACCCTATCAAGCTCTTACCATTTCCTAGTCTTCCTGATATCAACACTAAGTCATCATTCTGCCACCCACCTGTCGCCTCATCTAGTCCTGGTATCCCTGTAGTTAGTCCTGTCAGCCCCTCTTTACCATGCTTCTCCATATAAGCATCGAACCTCGAACGAGCATCCTTAACCCAGTCATACCTAGTTGGTTTACTGATATGCTCCTTGAGTAAACCGTCAAGGTCTGCCCGCATACGCCACATAACGTCTATTGCATTCTGTTCTTGTAGCATTTCAGCGTTCTTAATTAAGACAGGCTTGTAGTCTACAAAAGCCTTGTTATTCTTCACTACACTTGCGAGATACTCTGGACTCTCTAGCTCCTCGTAAACATCGAACTCCTCAAATTCCGATGCAACAGTACCACGATTTGGAAATACATTATTCTCCTTCCTAAACTGCTCCACCCACTCAAAGATGTGTCCTGTTGTAATGAAGTGGTCAGGGGTAATTTCAAGGCTATGCAAAAACTTAACATCTTTCCTCATTATATAGTGATTCAATAACTGAATTTCTTCCAACTAATCACCCCCAAAAATATCACCAAACTCATTTTTCTTCTTCTCTGGCAAGTCACCGGTCTGATGGTAGCCGTCCAAGATCGCTTGAGAATAGGATGAACAAAATACTCTCAAATGCTTAACTTCAAAAAAGTCCAGTTCAATAAAGTACTCCATATACTGTTTAACAATGTCTTTGTCTTTTACTTTCAATAGGTTAGAAAGTTGTTTTAGATCCCCGCCCACAGGCATATACAGAGATTTAAGCTTAAACTGGTACAGATACTCAAAGTACCTTCTAAAATGGTGGAAGCCCCATTCATCTACTGGGTCAGTAAAGCTTACTTTTTTCTTAGGTTTCTTACCTTCACTTTCAACATCTACTTCTAAAGAAGCTTTAATTACTTTTGGTAGCATCGCCCCACCCTTTCTTATTTAGTTGTTATTTTCTGATGCTGTAGAATACTCTCAATAGCCCAATCATACCCACAAAAGCCCTTTGTCTTTTTCCTTAGCTTAGTTGCTTCCTTACTGTCTATCTGCCTCACACTTATTGACATCCCCCACCCATCACCGAAGCTATAGCAGTAGCTTCCATTGGAAAGTATTTTGTCAAATAGTTCACGTGCGTTTTTACTTGTGCCATACCTTTGCTTGAAATTAAATACTTTAGCATAATAGTTATCCTCCCCCGTCCACTTCCCATTCCAGCTTCCCACGTGTGGCATACTCAGTTCAAATACCATTAACATTTAACCACTCCCTTTCTTTAAGTGTTCTACTTATACTTACCGGATGAAAATAAAAAAGTTAAATAATTTAAATAAAACTTTACAGCAAAAATATTATGTGATATTATATTATGAGAGATAAGGAGGTCGATAATGTGGAATTAATAGAAAAGTTCAAAACATTCTTGGAGTTTGAAAAGAATAACTCTGACAACACTATTGATGGATACGGAAGGGATTTAAACCAGTTCTTTGAGTTTATAAAGATAGACCCTACTGAGGTTAGTGAACATCATGTAGTGAGTTTTCTTACAGATAGAAGAAAGGAAGGACTGTCCCCCACCACAACTAATCGAAAGCTATCCGCAATAAAAGCTTTCTACAGATTCTTGGTTAGAAACAGAATTGTTACATTCAACCCAGCAGAAAATATCGAAGTGGCTAAAACTACTAAAAAGTTACCAGAAACACTTAAGGTAGAAGACATTAAAAATATGCTAGATAAAATAGACAATCTAAGAGATAGGGTAATGATAGAGTTACTCTTTGCAACAGGAATACGGAGAGAAGAACTAGCAGAGCTAAAAGTTAACAGTGTGGACTTTGTTGATAGTTCTATCAGAGTCATCGGAAAAGGAGATAAAGAGAGAGTAATACCTGTCCACCCACACGTTATGGAAAACTTAAAGATTCTATTACAGCAAAAAAGAAGTGAATGGGTGTTCCCTTCGAGACATAAGAGAAAAGGGCATATATCTACGAGGCAGGTAAATGATATAATTAGTAAATGGGGCAAAGAAGCTAATATTAGTGGAGCCACCCCCCACAAGTTCAGACACACCTTTGGGGCAACCCTGTTTGAGAATGGGGCAGACATAAAATCTATACAGGATATGCTAGGTCATGTATCTATAGATACTACTAATATATACACTAAAATAAACCATAAGAGAAATAAAGAAGAATATATGAAACACCACCCAATGTCAAAAGAAGAGGAATAACATCCTCTTCTTTCTACATATCTCCTAAATTATGAATGCATAATCTCCTCCTAAGTCTATTGAAGCCTCAAGATATACCTCAGCACCTAACTCCTCCGCCCAAAACTGCCTTAGAATAATTTCTACATCTAGGTCATCAAAAGAATCAGTTGCAATAAGCTCAGCCTCAGCTTCTATTTTAGAAGAACCTTCTTTTGACTCGAAACCTACCTCGGTATCTAGGTCACTATCCCCGTAAGCTTTGATTGATACCTCAGCATCTATTTCAGATGAACTTTCCTTTGCTTCAAAGGTTACTTCAGCATCTAGGTCAGCAAAGTTGTAGACTCTTAGATACAACTCTGTGTCTAGCTCAGCCTCCCCGGGAGTAGCAATTAACTCAACTTCAACGTCTAGGTCACTGTCACTGTAAACACACAGAGTAACCTCTGCATCCAGCTCTGCCGCAAGTTCCTTTAACTCAAAAACTACCTCAGAGTCTAGATCACTTAACGCTACTGCACCTATCGTTACCTCAGCATCTAAGTCTGACACAAGCTCTTTTGCTGCAAGATTGACTTCAACGTCTAGGTCACTGTCACTGTAAACACGAAGAACAACCTCAGCATCCATCTCTGATATACCGCTTAACTGGCTTATTGTGACCTCTGCGTCTATATCATTATAGTCAGGAAGTAGTATATCTACCTCTACGTCTAGTTCTGCTCCCCCCGCCGTTGCTATAAACTCTACCTCTGTATCTAGTTCTGCAACATCGGTTACAGCTACAAGCACATCTGCATCAACGTCACTTGAATCTTCTTTTGCACTAAATTCTACTTCGGCATCCATGTCAGATACATTAAAGTCACTTAGTATATCTACCTCAGCGTCTAGGTTACTACTGTCCGTAGCTCTAAGAGTAACCTCTGTGTCTAAGTGGTATATACCTACGTTGTCAGAAAACTTAAAGTACGAAACTTCTAAAACAGGTGGTGTGCTTGATTCCCTTGACCCAAAATATGCAGGAGTGGATTCTTCGTAGTTAATAGGTCTTATAACAAAAGACCTATTCTCCTTTGTGTTATACCATTCCTTAACATACTCTGTTAAGTCTATCTCTATCTTTCCCCCACCCAAATGGGTCATGCGACTAGTTATATTACTGCCTTCATTAGGCATATAGTTCCACTTAACAGTAAGTTCTTCCCAGTTATCAGAAGTCTCATATAAGCCTAGGTCAAAAACAGATTCTATGTCACTCACTATCGTAAGGATTAGCTTGGCATTCTCTACCTCTATATCTTCTGGTAAATTTTCAAGAGAAAAGCCTAAATAAGACTTAAACTTTCCCTCACCTGCTTGCCCCGCCACCAAACTAGATGCTGAACCATAGTTAATATGTGGAGCAAATTCTCTAACAAGAGAATCTTTTATAGGTGATAGCTGATCAGTAATGTATGGAGGTGGGACTACACCCACTTTACCGTACATAGCGTTATCAGGTCTTATAAAAACTGCTGAGTCTAGCTCGCTAACTTCGTTTACTACAATGGTTACCTGTGAGTCTAGCTCATATTGAGCTGTCTTTTGCTGTATATCAACCTCTACAGGTAACCTATCTAGCTCTTCATTATAGTTTACTACTATCTTACCGTATAACTTACCTTCCATTTAATCACATCCACTCATTGTATTGAGCTTATACAGGTTCTGCTTTTGATGTTATCTTGAACTCCCCGCCCCTCCGGGCATGTTTACTTGTCGCTATTCGTACGTATAAGTCTTTAGTATCGTTATGAGCCATTACGTCTGTAAGCTGTAACAGGTGCAATGGGGTAAAAGGCATTTCATTTTCACTAAACTCTACTGCAACGTCTGGTATTAGCTCGGGCGTAACCCCAGTAGATGGGAACGCTGTGTCGAAAACATCCTTGGCGGAAATCTCCACACTATCTACAGCAAAACCATTTTTATTTTCTAGTGTCACCTTCTTAGCTGGTGTAGTCTGCCCACCTACTATAGTACCGAAGTCTAACCACTCAAGTAAGTCTCCTTTGCCATCTGTGAAATAACTGCCATTCTCATCTTTAAACATTAACCCTTTATAGGTACCCAACACTTGGAATGTCTCTGTGTAGTACCCTCCATGAGTATCCTTTATTTCCAGTTTGATGTCGTTCATTACTCCTTTATTTAAGTCGTCGCTATCCCATAGATAGCTAAAGCTTCTTGGGGAGGGGGCAAAAGGAATATAGTCAAATTTTAGTACTCCATTAATAGACACCCTATAGGTTACATCATCTCCGTCCGCATCTCCTATTGTACCGTTTACACTAAATTCTGTGTAGGTGTACACTAGTGTAGGGTCTTCATTTGATAAAACTAGGTTGCCCACCCACTCAGATATCTCGCCACGCTGATCCCTAGCCTCTACCTTTATACTGTTCTGACCGGGATTAAAATAAGGGTAGTTATATGCTCTGGTAAAACTATTTCCACTAGCTATACTGGTCCAAGTATCTACTTCTTCATAACTTTCCCCCGCCTTTTGTATCAAAACCCTGTACTGTACTGTGTCACCTTCCAAGTCCTCGATCGTACTTGTAACCGTAGCGTACTCGTTGTGGACGGTATCAGGATTTATAGTAGGGTCAACGATAAGTGGGGCGACGTTAGGTTTAAAAGTAATCGTCATATTTCTTACTACAGGAGGCTCGTTAGGATTTTGACTGGAGAGTATAGCTCTGACATACATACTCTCCCCGTATATCTTATTGCCGAACAGCTCTTTAAACTCTATAGATGTTAAAGCTTCTAGTTCAGCTTTAGTCATTTCTCTATCCGCTACCCACTCGGCACCGTCATAGCCATACCATGTAGTATTATCTTTTGACAGCAAGTACCTTGTATAAGTCTCTGCTAATACCCTTTGCTCTAGCTGTAAATCTTCTTCACTATTCGTCCACGTCAGTATTGTAGGCGAGGCTAACGAGTAAATTGGCTTATATTCAGGTACAGTTAATTCTAATTTGGAGTTTTCAAAATGAATATAAGTATAACTAATTTTACTTTCTATAACATCTTCATTATCCGTCCAAGTGTAAATTTCCACTGGCTTTTGTAATTCTGCCCACTTTTCTTGAGGAATTATGGATAAATCATCCATCCCATTCTCTTCAAAATCTTCTTTAGTTAAAGGTTCTTGAATTGTTTTTTCTACCCAATTACTATCAGAGAAAGTGTAGATTTTATCCAATGATTTAATCAGAATAAGTAAAACCAGAAAAGGTAAATTTACACCATATAAAATATCGTCAATGATATCAAATTCATTATCACTTGTAATGGTATTGCCTTTATCAACACCATGGAACCTTGTTCCACTACTCACAATACAATTATATAACATAGAACTCCCATTTCCACTGCGTATCCCTACACAGTTGATAAAAGCATTATTATAAAATGGTATTTCAGTTCCTCCTGCGTGTTGTAAGTTTACGCTACAGCCAGTAGCCGTGATGTTTCTGAAATTCATTAATACGCTATTATTTATTCTTTGTAAAGCACTATTAGTCCACCACGAACTTGTATCAAAAGTTCCAATAAGTCTACAGTAATCCACACTAATAGCAATATTCCCAGAATAACTATTCCAAACACCAATATTTCTAATTTCTAGTTTATATAATATCTTTCCATTTCCCGCTACATTGCAACTTTTTCCCTCAAAGTCTACTATTGCCAAACTGATTTCAGATTCACTTTTTAGAGTTAATATCTTAGACTCAAACTTACTCATTGTAGGAATTGTATAAATAGAGTTGGGCTTTAAATTAATCACGTCATTGTCTATAGCAATGTCTAAAGCTTTGTCTAATGTTTTTAAAGGATTAAGTGAAGACCCATCAGATAAATCGTCACCATTTAATCCATCAACATGTATTTCTGCCACTTATTTCACCGTCCTTTTTTAGCATATTACTTCAATTAAAACATTTCTATTATTTCGCTTCTTTCACACTCTTAACATTTAATACAATAGGTACTCTATACGTTCCGTCTAACGAACTTTCCTCAATATCATACCTATGAATTATACATCCTGTGTAATTATAAATAACTTTCTCATCTGAAAAGTTTCAGAGTCTCTCATTATATACTCACCTTGTACATCAGCAATTCCCTTAAATCCTCTTACAGCTAAATTATTAACCCCTTTACTCTTAAATTTGATTTTTAACTGTATTTAAAACAACCTTATCATCGTCATTAAAAAAGAAGATGAATTTTCCTGCTTCTTTCAAGCCATATTTTTGATTTTTACTCATTCTCTCCTTTATTTAATTTTTAATTTTGAGTAAAGATTAATTAACCTCTACTCCTGTCACTTTAATAAAGTCTTCTAAAGTGGCTTTAAATAATTTACCTTCATCCACCATTTCTTCTGCTGAATTAACACTAGCAGGTTTTTCTTCCTCAGCATCAGTCCAAACTATTATTTCAAATTCCTCTTCTTGGTTTAACCTTTCCATTGGAGAGAATGGGTCTGTTTCTATCACTAAGAATTTAGGTTTTTCACCTTCCCTATCGGTCCAAGCTATTACTTCAATTTCTTCACCTTCAAGTTCTTGAAGTTTTTCATCAGTGATACCATTTAAAGTATCCATACCATATGTTTCAAAATCTAATTTTGTTAGTGGTTCTAATAGAGCAGTTTCAACCCATTCACCTTCGGATAATAGATGGATTTTATTAGAGGATTTTATTAGGTGCTTATATGTGTCTATACCCCATATCTCAAACTCTGCTATGATATATCTTCCATTATTAGGGTCTACGCCCTTTTCAGTAAGATAAAGCCTGTAAAATGAATACGCATTTAAACTATCTACTTGATACTCTCTAATTTCTGAACTGCTCCACGTTGGCTCACTTGAAACAGAGTGTAAATCAGTCCAAGTTTCATTATTGTTACTACCTTGTAAAATCCATCCTCTCGGCATGGAAGTTGTATACTTAAAAGACCCTGCTAAACTATCTGCCTGTAGCTTGTATTCTTTAACACAATATTTTTTAGGCATTGTTACAGTTATCGTTGTATTTATGGGAGCATTATTCCCACTAAACCAAGAGTTTTCAAAGTTTGTAGGGGGCTCTCTGTCAAATAGCTTCCATATAGCATGGGTTTCATTAAGTTGCGAATTAGTGTTTACAGAAAAACCGTCTTGTGTGTATCCTGTCATTTTAGGAACAATTCTGAATAAATTAGCCATTTATCTCACCCCCATCCCGTTTATTTTCCACTCATTCTTATTTATGGTCTTCCTAACAACTCTACCATCTTCTAAAACCCCTGCTTCATTCATTTCAATAGCAACTTTACTAACTTCTTTTTCATACCCTTCTAGAGCATCCATTCCCCACTGTTCAAATTGCTCTTGTGTAGGAGTTGATAGGTTAGGGTATGTTAATGCATTGTCTAATAAAGTGTGAATTTTATTTGAAGATTTTATGAGGTGTTTTGTATTATAAGCATCAATATCTACTAATTCACCATCTTCATTAATATCAATAGCATCAAATGACCATCTTCTTAGGTCGTTTTTTGCTTTGAAGACCGCTTCGTGAATTTTACTAACCAATCCTGTTACTTCAAACATTAGTTTTTGATGTGAGGTTCCACTATTGACTGAAAATGATGGGTACTCTACACCATCTATTGTACATGTTAGATCTGTAGTATACTCAGTGTGTACAGAAGCTATAAATCTTAAATCAGTACCCTTAAACTTAAATCTTGCGGTCACATCAGTATCTATTGGATTGGTGGGTATATAATGAAGAGTCCCATTGTAGTAAGCAGAGTTATAGTGTATACCCCATCCAGTACCTGTATATTCAATATAACTATTTGTATCATCGTATCTTTCCCAACCATTCTCTGGTTGTAATAATTGCTGTCCGATTAAACTCATTTATGTCACTTCCTCTCTAATAAAATCAAACTATTATTTAACTGTCATACTTTGTATTTCATTTTGCCATTTATCTGGTGCAATCTTTCTAGTATATACCTTACCCTCCCCCTCATCCCTGTCATATTCCATAGTTTTTACTGCTTTGGTGGTTGGGGTGACTATGCTAGCTAAGCTATCCATGCCATATTCTTCAAAGTTGGCTTGCGTTAGTGGTTCTTGAAGTTCCGTATTTATCCATTCGTTAGCTGGATAGGTGTATATGTTACTGGTCGATTTCACTAAATATTTAAACATGTTTAAACTATAGATGGCATCTGTTCGCATAGCTATATTTTGAAGAGTTCCGTTATAGTTCACATTAGCTGAATTTATTACTGTAGTCCCACTTTCCTCATCAAATCTATAAAGTCCAACAAGTCCTTCTTCGTTGCCTTTTAAATATCTGTTATGATAGTGTGCTACCTCCTCATCAGTTAATGCCCTATCCCAAAATCTAACATCGTTTATTAATCCCTTACTAGCGTAGTGTGTTGTAGATACAGTATTACTTAGGAACCTTGGCGGATAAGTACCACTAGCTGACGAAATCACACCGCTTCTTACAAAAGGTGATCCTTCACCTAAAAACTCATCATTGCTAAATAGTCTTACTTTGTTTGTTTCGGTATTTACTGCTGCTGTAAAGATATAAACTTGACCTAGCTGAAAATTCGGAATGAGTGCAGTAGCAATCACCAGAGAATCAGTAGTCATCAATCTTCCACCAAAAGCTAGAAGTTTTGTACTCACGTCTACGTAAAAATTGAATTTGGTGTTACTACCACCGATGCGTGACTGAAATATATAAAAATGATTACCGTCATGTACACCACCTGCACTGACTATACAAGCAGCTTGGATAGTCATTTCTGTCTTTCCTGCTAGACTATCCGTAATAAAGGATTCTGGGATTGTGACTCCAGTATTGTAACTGCCGTTGTTCACAACAGCACCAATATTATTTTCACTCAACTGTTAATCTCCTCCTTGCTTTAGATTTGACGATATACTCAGTATATCTTTAAATCTATTTAAGTCTAATTGATATTCATGCACTCTACCTTCCCCCACGGCATATTTGAAAATCATATCTTCTGCTATCTCTATCTCTTCTTCTTTATCTTCACTGGCCTCTACTTCTATAGACTGTATTTTAGCTTTGCCTTCTGTGGGAACTTGTAGGCTGACTTCCCCCGCCCCTTCACCTTCAAAGGTAAAACCTTCTCCGTGGTCGAGTATTACATCTCCTGTGGTAGTGGGGGATAAGTCATGTTGAAACCTTCTTTGAAACGTAAAAGTATCCCTATCCTCTTTTATAATACTATAGGAAAAAGTATTAGTGAGTCCGTTGGCATCCGTTACTGTCAACAACACTGTATTATCTGTCAATGTAAGATTCTCTGTAGATATTTGCAGACTTAAGTCTGCTGGTGTGGACTGTGTATCACCTGAAGTTATGTCGACACCGTTAACTATTAATGCGTAGTTTATACCTATACCACCGTCACTAGTTACTTCACAAGTCAGCACAACATTTGATGCATCCGTGTCCCATATGTTAGTGCGCGAGAATCCAGCAGCACTAATGGACGGTGGAGTGCTGTATATTTCATAATGGTGTGCCCACGTATCAGGAGATACATCCCACACAGACGTTGCATAGCCGTTGCCCGACACGTGTGGGTTCTGTGCATCTGGTTCTATATTGTCCGTAAAATCCCAAGTATCTGGGTATGCCAACCACCTAACTATAGATTGTCCCATACGATATCATCCTCCCCCTACAAGCACAGCCTACAACCTACTTCTGCGGAGGTATACAAATCAAGGCGACTTGATAACGTTCGAAACACGCCCGCACCCATACCTGAACTATACGCCCCACCAACGAAATAGAAGTAAACATGGCCATAGCCATCACTATAATTGCGGCCACTGTCGTACAAACCGCCAGTAGTATTGGTTAACCCAGATGTGCGTGGAATAAATCCACTTTTAGGCTCAGTACGTATTGTTCTTATGTTACCTAGATTCATGGAAAGCGATGCTGATATCCTTTCATACCCTGTACCACCATTATTAAAATAAACATTAGACACGTCCAAAGGACCATTAGGGGAACGGCATCCATCCAGCATTACAGCCAGATTACCGTAGATATCTTCAATGCCCCTGTAAGACACCTGAACAGCATCTGCGGTAGATCCGTAGGTGTTGTTGCCTCTTTCCAGTGTACCACCTGTACTAACCGATGCCGCACCACTAGTATACCCTAAGCCTATTTGACTCTGAGAGTCTGGGTGGCCATATTCAGTTATATAAAGCATTTGGATAAAACGCCATAGGTAATAGTCTAGCTGTGTCCACCCTAGCCCCATTGCTTTAGCAGCATCCCGTACAGCCTGTATGGTAATACTCCCTCGTGGTGTCTTGTTTGGTAGGCTCCGCAGCTTACCCTGCGGGTCAATCCAGCCAAGAAATGCACCTATATATCTGTGGTCTACCTCCACGGGTGTACCCGCAGCGTCCACGTGTACACTTCTGTCCCTAAAAAAAGCATGGTCTATCTCCCACTCGTCCGCCCCGACGTAGTCAGTAGCCTGCGGGTCACCGGACACACCAAAATGGAATATATTACCATCCGCATCATACTTCTTAACAGAATATGCTTTGGGAATCTGAACCATGGCGTTCTGACTCAGTGTTTCAACTTCCTCCCAGTCTACTTCAGTGCCGTCTGACTTCAAGTTACTGTTATCGGCATCTAAAAAGTACGCTACGGAATGATCTGGATTAACTACACACCTAGCTAACTGCCCCCAAGGAGCTACTTGATTTAAATTGTGTTCACTCATATTTTTACCTCCCAATTCAATTCCCCGCCCACATTAGCTATGAGAGGAGCTTCAAAAGAATCTAAAACTCTGTCGCCGTTAACAAACTCTAGACACCCGTTCAAATCCCTGTCAGATACTAGATGCACAGTAAGTATATACTCATTATCTCTACCATGTGGCAGGGTAACAATAGGCTTAAAGTTAAAAGTTGTTTCACCAATAACCATTTCAGACTTATAGCCAAAACTATAACTTATAATGCCATTTAAAAACTTTCCCTTCTTCTTTCGCCCGCCCACATTAGTCTCTGAGTAGGCTCTTTTGTAGGTAATAATGTCTCTTTGGTACATGTTTTGGTTAGTTAACTCGTAGATATTATCTTTAGTCCTATACCTTATATCAACACGCTTACCTAGTATATTGAAAGTACCTCTTGAACACTCAAACCACATCTTCTTCTTTCTTCCTACTAAACCGAATCTTACTAATTTTTCCTTCTCTATATCGTAAAAGCTATTCTCCCTTATAGTCTCAAAGTCAAACTCGGCTAGACCGCCCTTATAATATTCTGCTAGCCACACATAGTCTTGAGATACAGGGGAGAAATTGGGACAATCTCTAAACATCCTCCCCGCCCCCCTTACACGTAAAAATACTCTACACGAAGCTTGAACTGCCTTAACCCTGCGGACACACCATGCAAGTCAGACTGAAAGTAGTTCGTAAGTTTGGCAAAGTTTACTGTGTTTGCTAAAACTCCAGTATTCGCAGTTCCTTGTATAGTACCTTCTGCCGCCCCGGCAGCACCTATAACATGTTTAGTTGCGCCCCCAACCTGAGTAAATGTGCTCTCATTTAACGAATCTACCCTTGTATAGACCCACTTGTTCGCAACCACATCCATCGTGTCGGCGGCACCATCAGTAGTAGTAAATTTACAATCTTGCATATGTGCTACGTCTTCAGCACCTTGGAAGTTATTCCAAATCAATATCTCCTGTTCGGCACTTTGCTGACCTGCGTTTAATGTGCCTATCTGCCATAGTGAAATAGCATCTGAATTATCACCTAGCCTCCATGAAACAACTGGTGCACTCATATATAACACCCCTTTTCTAAATTTAGTCAAGCATAAAATCCACACAAATACTAATATCAGCAGAACCAAGACTACCATTTGCGTTTACCTGTAATGATTCAAAATCTAAGCTACCTGTTAGACTTGCCTGAGCAAAAGTAGCTCCCACAGGTACTGTAATAGTCTCCAACGTCCCGCCACCCTTTAATAACACCACAACCAAGTCGATGTCAAAAGGCTTAGGGAAGCTGACATACATAGTCTTTAATGTACCCTTATAGGGAATATACAGTGACACTGTATGATTCTCTTGCGTAATCTGCTTAATATAGAAAACTGCTGTCTTTTTTATTGATAATTTTTCGGCTAAACTAGCCTTGTCGCCCCTAGCCTCATCTATCTCAGTTAGATAACTGTCTATAACAGCATGTGTTCTCTGTCCCTTATTAATAAGATCGTTATGATCATTTGTGGCGGTTTCACCCGCCCTGTTAAATCTCACTGACATATTATCAACCTACCGATCCTGAAACTATATTAAGCCCAAAGTAAAACTCTGGAACTGCTGACTCTAACTCAGTTGCCCTTCTAACTCTAAGGTAAAAGCTCTTTTCTCCTAAAGCAGGTATGCTGCCTAATGCTGCGATGTTGCTAAAATTACTACCGTCTACTGAAACAGAAACGAACTGATTATAATGGTCTGTGTCTTTATGCATAGAAGGTTCTATACTTACGCTATTAAAAATAGCACTGTGTGGATTTTTAACTGTCATAGCTATATCCCTGAACTCAGTAGTGCCTGAACCTGCCACTGAGTTCAGATACCCAAGAAACTCCTCTTCGTTAGCATCTACCCTTTTGTAAACACCGTCCTTGTCTGTGTAATATAAATCAAGGCTTAACTGAAACCTAAACTCATCCCCGCCCCACAATTCTCTGTTACTCTCGTCCTGTAGTATTGAGTTACCCTCCCACTTAAATTTACCTGTGACAGGTATTCCTAATAACGACAAATCAAAAGCTGTGGGGTAGTGAGCTGAATTAGTTTTTTCTGTTACCTCGTTACCATCTTCGTCAAGTAGTTTTAGCTTAGTACCTGCTGGTGGGTTCTCTATATACACGTTCACACTTCTGAATATCCTTACGTAGTCCACCAACAAGTGTTCAGTACTACCATCTACGAATAATCCAATCTTGGGAGAAACCTCACCGAAATTTTGGGTACCCACTAGTTGCCATGTCTTACCATCCTTCGACCAGTAGCCTGTGTAGACATTATAGTCCCTTACTAACCTTAGCCATGGGTAGGTGTTGGCAATACCTTTATCTACGTCAAAATATTCTTCTAGAGCAATGAAATTGTTCGCATCCGAGTATATCACTATGCCACCTATCTCACCCGCCTGAGTGGGGTTATAGGTATTCTTTACATCCATCACAAAGCGTTTTTCTTCTGTTAACTGATTAAAGAACAGATATAGTGGTGTACCCCCGCCCTCAAGATGAAGACGGGTGCCATCCGTATAGTACCTACTAGGGACATTGGGAGAAGCCTCCCATTGGTCACCTAGAGAACTCGAAAAATCCGATTGATATATAAAACCCGACTTTAGTTTTGTCACTATCGCCACACTAACCACCTACCTACCTTTAGTATAGGTACAAACTTGCTTAGGTAAACAGCCAAATCTTCTTACCTATAGAACAACCTTCAATAACTGGCTCGTACTCAAAGGTAAATATCTGACACTTGTCAGACTCTTCCTCTAGCAGTACAATGTTTACGTTATATGACTCTTCCGCCCCCACAAATTTGTAACCATCATATTCTTTTTTGCTTACTGTATAAACTCCGGGCATAAGATTAAACAGATACTCCGTTTCCAGAAGCTGGCTTGTTGTTACATCAATATGCTGTACTTCTATACAATCGAGTACTGGATCTTTAATGGTAGTACGCTTATACTTAAACTCAACTTCGGCACAAACATCATCTTTTGGCACATACATACTTTTTGAAGCATCGTCCCGCAACTCGTAGTGGTTTATTGTAATAGCTTCAAATGTACGATTACCTTCTTTAAGATCTTTAAATTCTTGTCTCAGTAAAACTTGACCAGTATCTATATCCACATGCCGTACTATTGCACAACCTTCGGCTGGTAGTAAGTCTAAAAGACATCCTATTAGGGCTTCTACACACTTATCCCCGCCCTTTGGTTCGCAGTAAGGTGTAACCATTACATCATCACATACCCAATTAGTTAAGCGCAACCAGTTAATTTTTGCATAGTCCCATGTGTAATCATCATTATCATTCTGAAAAACCCATCTGTATTTATTTAAGCCTTTATTGACCGGATGTGCTACCTCGCCGCTTTTCTCGTGCTCTAAACTATTCTTAAGTGCGCCATTAATATAAAAGTCTAACTTACTTGAGAACGGACTAGCAACTAGCTCGTAGCAACCTTCTACGACAAAATTGTTTATAACGAACAACGTCCTGAAGTCAATACCATTTAATACCTCGCCTTTTTGTTCTGTAGAGATGGATACTTCAAAGCTATCAGGTAAGCCATCAAAATGAAACTCATATACTCCCTCGTCTGTATACGTCTCCGTCATACCGTCTACATCTACAGTTATGTTACTTCCACTACAGCCCCCACCATATATTGGCTCATACTCATATAACCTAAAATTAATTGCCTCAAATCTTGAATCCTTGTACTCTTTCACCTTTTCGTAGTCATATCCGTCTATCCAGAACATGCCATTAAAGAACTCGAAAAGAGGCATACCCTCACACTCGTTCATAATGTTTTCAGTGTGGTAAGAGAATGTTAACTCCACAGGATCATCGAAAGGATTAGTAACATCCAGTTCTATCCTACCGCCGTCAAAGAGTATATCATCATGCCTATTCTTAAAATAACTGTTTGCACCAGAGCTACTTGAGCTCACATTATCTAAAAATAGTCTTATACCATCTGGATAGCACATGCCGTCCTGTAAGTGATCGCCTAGTGTACCTTCTTTGTGTCTCTCTACCTTAATAGCATCTAACCACAACCATCTACCTACTTGAACATTGTCCTGTGCTTTAAACGTGTCGGGACTAGGGGTTTTTAGAAAGTCAGCTAGGTCAGCTACCTTGAACTCCGCCCCCTTATAGTCAGCAGGTATATCTGTTATAGGGACTTCTTGTAATTGTTCTGTGAGAGTTAATCCACTTAATGTGAACCCGCCCCCCTTATCCTTTATCCCGCCCGCAGTACCAAAATCCTTCATCAGATAGTATACAACTCTGTAAGTCTTATCAGTAGGCACAGTAAAGTTTATATGCTGCCCCATTACCTCTCCGTAGGTATTTTCACTTATTACATTATTAGTACTAAGGTCTATTACCTTTACTAATACTTGTGTATTATCCTTCGCTGTTTGCTGTGCTGTGCCTAGTATATTTAAGCTGTACTTGACAGAGCCATAAAAATTTATACCATTTGCGTCCTTGTTCATATCTTCGTAGGTATCTTCAAGCTCCAAAACCAACCCGTACTCCCCCGCCTGCATATTATTATAAGACTTGCTTATCTTGCCGGGGTCACATAATGTACTAGGGTTGACAGAGACACAACCTATATTTCCGTTTACATCTATAATTGTGTCTACTATTTTCCAGTCCAGGCCATCATATTTTACAAGATGTACTTTAAATATTCCCCGCCCAAAAGAGTCACCTAACTGCCTCAGATATGTGTTATAATCAATATCCAAGTCGAACCTATGAGAGTCTATGGTCCATATGTCTATTGCTTTATATGCAATATCATTATCTCTGTGTGGTGTGGAGGTTGAGTCAAAGGTTATATACCCCCCACCATTAATTTTTTGCTGACCGTAGTTGTAGCCATAACCGCTATAGACGGACAGAAACTCACTGTAGCTTATGGGGCCATAACTAGACGAGGCGATATCCCTGTAAACTACTGCGCCATCATGATAAGCGTGGTGAGATACTCCGTCGTAGTATACGAAGTCCCCGCCATAGTCAACAGTACTCTTACTCACAGGGTTATATATTCGGCCAGCCTCGCTATCATAGTCAAACTTAGTTGTAACATTAAATGCTCTGTAATAAGGAACGTGTGCGACAGACCCTCCAGATAGCGGAATGTGAACCAACCCATCCTTTATCTCAATGTTCTGCGAACCATTACTGCCATCACTGAGGTATATTCCTGCGTCACTTAAATCCCCAGCAGTCACCTCACTTAGGAGCTTTGTAAGTGTTGGGTATGTTTTATTAAATGTAGCGTATACCTTAGATGCGTGGGAGAGTACTGATGCATCATTACCCTCATAAATTAGTGAATAGAAGTATTGCAACGTTTTAGGGTCACGTAAAAACATTAGATATTGCCTACCCTGTGAATCAGTAAACACTACACTGTTATCTCCAACCCAATCCAGTCCATGTATTTTATCTACAATACTTCTAACATGTGTTCTGGACTCTTGCCAACTCATATGGTCTATTGACTGTACAATACCGTTAGCAGAGTCTCTAGGCGTGACCACGTTACTGCTCCTACCTGTCCATGCGTTACCCTGCGTAGAACTTGTGCTACTTGAACCGTTATTGCTTCCGTAAGAAGATGGTTGCCTCACTATCTTGTGTGTGCCTGCAACCTGACCTCGTGTCACTGTACTACCATCAGCCTTCTTATACTCTATAATTCCTGCGTCCATTACTTCCTTGATAGTAGGATAACGAGCCATTTAACTACCACCACCTAACTGTAAATATTCAAATACGACATTAGACGTACCACTAGGTACATCTAGATTCTTAACTTTTTTACCTGACATAGAAAATTCGCTCTCTTTGGTACTGAACAACAACTGTCTTGCCCCCCCGCCAAAGTAAGCATAGACATTTAACTGATCGCCATACTGAAATCTAGCACCATACTCAAAAGATAGCCTATCCACGTATCCACTGGGTGGAGTGCTGGGCAAATCTACTTTCATCGTGTGACGTATGAAGTCTTTATCGAATAACTGTGACTTGCTGACACCATCAACTATTACAACTCCGTCACCTGATCCGCCAGTGCCAAAAAACTGAAATATATCTACCCACTCCCAAGCATATTGTTCAGCATAGGAGAAGTCTAGCGTTACACTTGAGTCAAAGGTAAAGTGCTCTATGTTATTCAAAGCGTTACTCTCCATCTGATCATTGAAGTACTCCAATAATACAACTTCGGTAGCTAGTACCTCGTCTATCTCAGTAAGGGTGTCACTATCTATATAAGGTATAGTATTAAATGGAAGGTAAAACCTGAAGTCGTCACCTGGCATTAGTCTTACTGTAAACTCACCAAGAATATCACCTGATGATACCCAAGTGGTTTTTGAGGTTAGCTTCCCAGTATTTAACAGTAAATCTAAACCACGTTCCCCGCCCACCAATTTCTGGCTGTAAGACTGCCTTAGACCTAGGTTGTCTGACGCGTAATTAAAAATGTTGCTTACTTTATCCATCTCTGTTGGTAGGTAGTTACCATGATCTCCATCCACATACAGACTACTATAAAACTGAACAGGTGACTGTATACTGCCACTGGTATCAACTGAGCCTGCCACGAACTCAACTAAGGTAGTGTCATCGTGTAAGTGTACTGGTACTAGACTCCTATCGCCCTCGCCTCCATAGAATCTTTCCACAAAATCGCCATTCGAGTAAACATCAACAAACTCGTCCTCGTTCAACTGATTACTAGTGTCAAAGTATAAGTAAGCATTACTGGGCGCGGCTAGGATGAACATGCCGTAACCATAATCAGCTACAGGGTAACTAGCGGAAGGTATATCTAAAACCAAAGACCCATCGAAACTCCATAAACCACTAAGCTCTACACCGCTTGGCACGATATTTTTTAACTCTGTGCTATAATCATAAGGTATGCGAGAAGGACATATTATCTCCACCTCCCCCGCCACGGACAACCTGTTCATACCTAGCGACTCTATGTTATACGTTATAGTAGCATTATCCTCTGGTGTAGCGTAAGATTTGCTTAGCACCCGCCACCCATCACCATACTCAGGTGTAATAATTACATGTATATCACCATATGTGTCAGCCTCCCATCGTCTGGGTGTAGTGCTTAACATGAAATCCTCATTAAACAGTAAGCCACCAATACACTCCCTATCGGGTTCGTTCACACCTAACTCATAACCAAAGGAGAAAATACCGTCACACTCACTCTGCAGCTCTACCTCTAATTCTCTAGAATTATCATTGTTGCCATCAGTAAAACCCCTGTAGAAAGTGCTTAGTGAGCTATCTTTTGCGTATACCTTCCACTTACCTTCTATCATTTCACCATGCTTGTCATAGTCTTGTGGCATAGGATCATCAGCATAGCCAACTGTCTCCACCACTTCTATATCTTTAATAAATACTGCATCTAAGCCCACGCCCATAGAAGCTAGTTTACTTACCATCATATCAAACTTATAGGTTTGTCCTTCACTCATGTTAAATTTAGCTTCCTGCCACCCATTTGTGTCGAACCACGGGCCGCCCACCTGATTCTCATTAATGTACAAGGATAGGTAACTTTGATTACCACCTTCTATCAAGTACTTAAATGAAATGTATCCCTTCTTTTTCAGCCTCCAATTAAATGTAAGCTTGGAAGATAGTGTTTCAGGTAACCTATTTAAAGGAAGTTTAAGTATATTCTCGTTTCCAGCCCCGCCGTCCACGGAATTAACTAAATCCCATTCGATATTCTCCTTAGATGACACAGATCTCAGCATATCCATAAGGTCTGTAGTAGTACTTTGTCCCTTGGTTGAGAATAAGGGTACTTCTGCATCTACACCATTAAAGTAGTTAACATAGTCAGCACTAAAATGATGATTATAAGGTAACGGACACTTTGGTATGAAGTCTTTTTCTACCTCTATGCCTAGCCCTGTAAACTGTATACTTTTAAATCTAACTGTACTACTACCTTTCGCCCCCTCAACTACCCACTGGAAAGTATGTGTACCTGCAGGTACGTTTACAGTACTATCACTAAAGTACAGGTCTGCTGTCTTATCTTCCCATAGACCTGATTCCTCGCCGCCCTCACGATAAACACTATCAATTACCTCCAATAACTCTACATCCGTATACACTGATAGGGGATAGTGCTGGCCTAGCTCGTCTATAAATGCTTCTGTCCACTTACCATCATGAGACTTCGTTATCTGGTTGATATTCTGCCACTTAGATGGCGTTGTATGAAAAGCTGACACAAACACAACTTTCCACTGATTGGGACCTGTCTGGTAATAATAGTACCTGTCTACTAGAGCCCCCACGGTGCCCGTGTCATGTATCCCATGCTTAACGTCTACAAAAGGTTTTAGATCACCAGACTTATTCCGCACATACCACTGTCCTTCTGTACCAACACGATCTGCGTGTCTCCAGATAACCTCACCGTCCAGAAGTAGCTTGACAATACCACCGTTTAAATCAGCCGCCATGTTGAATACAACCAAGCCAGCATCATTGTACGTTACTTGCTTAGAAAGAGATAGTGTTTGGCCCTCCCTGCTCTTACCTGTCAGAGAGTTATACTCACTAAACCAGTTACCATTATACGTAAAGCTATTGTCTATGGAGTTACTAAAATCAGCGAAATATATGACATAAGGCTTTTCACCTGTATCTAGTATCTTCAATATACAATCCTTAATAAAACTTAATGCCTGTGAGTATTGACTATCTAAAGGTTCGGTGTTCTGCCGCACCCACCACATAAGTCTGCGGTACATATTCCACAAAGCTTCTCTGCACCTTACGTCTTTATACCAATCTCTATTATGCGTAAAGTGCTCTATCATTTGATCTACTATGTTCCTTAAAGCCTTTTTGTCAACCTTGCTCCAACGTCCTATTTCTCCATTACCCTCGTCTCCCAACAAAGGATTCTGGTAGCCTGGCAACCTAGTTTTCCTGGGTTGGTTGGGGCTACCTTCCTTAGAAGGGTGATTAGGGTGCTGTGGGTTTACTACATTTAAAAGCATATTTTTAAACTTAGGGTCACAGCCCCCACTACTATACAAGCCTAATTTGCTCATGTACATCCCTCGACTTCCTCAGAACTTCTTGTGATTACTTGTAACCCTTTACCAGGTATCAATAATTCCCCCCTAGTTTTTGTTATTTTATAAATTTGACTTCATAGTTATATACCAGAGAAGATGCTAAAAGTTAAACTCATATACCAATCTATTATTTACTTTTATTTTTACCTTACTGTCTAAAGATTCTATAGACACTGTGTAGAACTGCCCCGCCACCAATGACATTTTTGTCAAGGGTGACAAAATTTTCTTCTTCACACCACCCACAACCCTGTACAGTGACACAGGATTTAGGCTACCTTGTTTTAACTCTAGTAAATAATAGTTTGAAGAATCCTTGTAATTAAATACAATGCCAGAAATACACTCTATACCCTGCCCTATCTCAACATCCACACTGAGCTTAAAAGAGTCACCCTCAGTACCTATAACACACATGCCTTCTTTAGATTCCATCTCGTCTCTATCGTTAAACTGCCAGTTTTTACACCAATCTTTATCTTGTATTGTCTGCTTGTTATAGCTCTCCACCCAAGGATAATAAGGATTAAATGGATCACTTGAATCATAATCTTCGGGTACAAAGAATCCATTCTCCCATTCTGAGACATCCATACCTTCTTTTAAAATGTCATCATACTTATGGATCAATCCTTGCCCTTTTGTCACTGGTATATCCTTATCATTTGTGATGACAAAATCCTTAAACTTGTCTGATAAGATGTCGTCGACTAAACTACCTAGTTTCTCATTGTATAGCGATACCTGATGCTGTTTGGTCAGTGGTACTACTTTCTCCCTCTTGTAAATGTCTATATTTTTTCTGTTTAGCTTCTCCCTGCCCACCCATTTTGACTCTAGGTTCCTCTGTGTATTGTTTAAGTGTTTGAAGTTAGGTCTGATAGAGTCTATGGCATAGTTTTGCTTAATACTCTTATCTTCCTGCCTTATTAAGGAGTAAGCCCCGTGGTTACTCAAACCTTTGCTACGGGGCTTCAAATAAGAGCCTATAGAATGCTTCGTCAGGTCTTTGCTTTGTTGCGTTATAGCATTGTCCATATAGTGTTTTCTCAACCTGTCAGTGTTTCTTCGATGTGTAGCCATAGGTGTGAATGTTTTAAATATAGGCCTACCCTGCTCTCTACTTGCCTCCCCACCCATATTTTTTCTGAGCTTACGTCGGGGTTTCGAGTACAGTGAGGCATCGTGTGTACTAGCCTCTCTAAACGAATCCGAAGAAGATAATACAAGATCACTGTACTCAACACCTTGTTCAGCAGTCTTGGTAGCTACTATGCTACTCACAGACTCAACCAATATAGTAAAATCCCTGCCAAACTGTTTACTAGTCACAAATTCTCCTTCGTGTTCATTATCAGACACAGCTAAGTCTACTAGACCAGCTATGTGTTCGAGTGGTCTGTCACTAGACAGTGTGTCACTGACTGTTGCTTGCAAGCTATAGTCTCGGTCAAGCAAATAGCTACTTTCAGTTTTATACCCCATTTGTAAATCACTTCGTAAGATGTCAGTGACACTAGCAACCTCGCCACCAAACGTGTTTACACGCCCAGGACTTATATGGCTCTGAACGTCACACCCCCGTATGTCAATTAAGCTCGTTACAGCTTTACTTAAAACACTGTGCCACTCTGTAGAATCTCGCTGAAACATATCTATAGAATTATTAATAATCTGCTTACTTGAAGAATATGCATCTACATAGATGCTCTGAAAATGCAGGTTTCTCTCCAGATCCCCCCGCAAGTTATCCTTTTCGTCAGAGATACCACGCTTGTATATGTCTCTTGTAAACTGCTTGGGGTAAACCTTACTGCAGCCTAACTCTTTTTTAGACACCCCTAACAGATTAGAAAAGGTTGACCTCCTAAAATTATCCAAAGTCACAAACCCGCCATCACTTGCTTCAAGCATATCTGTAAAGTAGCCAGCCAGAATAGGCTCGTCTAAACGCTTACCAATAAAGTAGTCAAGCATTAAAAGACTAGGAAACTTAGATATTGGTATATAAGCGAACTCGAAACCATCTTTTAATGTAGGGGCTGAAATCTTAAAAACATAGCTTTGATTGGAAACATAGTAGTCTATTAGTTTAAAGTTATAACTCAATTACATCACCCACCTGACGAAAAAGACTACCTTTAGGTAGTCTTAGTATCTGACTTCTGCTAGTAGAGCTACCGCAGTTCCTTGATTCGGAGAGAGCTTATAGAAATTCTGTTCAGTGTTTATGTCAAAGTATCTGAAAACTTCTTGCTTCCACTTCTTGTCTGGATACTTGCACACATCCACATCTATAATAAGTTTATCCATATGGAGTATATTGTGTCTTATAACGGATATACAGTCAAATAGGTGCCCTCTGTAACCTTCATATGGGTGGGCTACGTATATAGGAGATAAGTGGTACTTATCCGTCCACCTAGACGCTTGATAGCCTTGTGCTTCTAGCTCAAGACCCGTATCACCCAAAACTGAATCTACAAATGCATTACCTGGCTTAGGTGCCTGCGTTATAAAAGCAGGGTAATGTTTTTGGAACCTTACTCCTGATTTAGTACCTAACATCTGGAAAGTATTATTACCTGGTGAGGTATACACCCCGAAATACTCAGAAGGTGTTTTAGATTGAAGCTGTGCCATAGTAGGCTCCACGTTAACACACCCCGCAGTAAGTAGTACGTTGCCGTCGATATCATCTACATTACCTTCAAAAGTAACTATTTCACCAGCATACATAAAAGATTTTCTGTAATCATTAAAGTTAACAACAGGGTCAGCTACGATAACCATAGCTAGTCTTTTATTTGTGATATTCAAAAAGACATGCAAAGCACTTTCTTTTGACCTCTCTGTATTAGCTATGCTCTCATTCGCACACTGATACTTGGCAACTGGACCAGCATTACCAAATGTGCTGGTACCTTCATTATAGTTCTCCAAAACCTGCACACTGAACGTGGCATAAGTGCTATCAGAGGCTAAAGTCTCATTAAAGAATTTAACATAGAATACTTTACCTACTTGCCCGTCCGCCACTCCCCTTTTGAATATAATAGAAGTAATATTACCATCTGTGTCAGTTTCGCTAGACTGTACAGTCCATACGTTATTTTCAGCAGTCTCGCCAGCATCTGCATTAAAAGGGTATGCTGTGAGGTTATCTACTACTTCTTCTTTCAAAAAATTTAAAAATCGCTTAGCTTTGACATCGTATTTCTCCACCCACTTAAAATGAGCCATTTTGCATTCCTCCAGACTAATTATTTTTTACTTCCTTGAGTATTGCTATTGAGGTGTTAAATGTAGTAGGTGACTTACTAAACATATTAATGTGTGTGTTCAGACTGAAAAATTTATAGACTTCTGTTGTGTTACCTATCTGCATTTCTAGTTCCTCGCCGTCGATCATATTGTGGTCATGTATTGCTACAACACCATACAAGTTGCATCTGTAACCTTCATAAAAATTGACTAAATATATTGGACTTGAGTGTATCTCCTCCGTCCAAAGAGAAGCATTAAAACCATGTATATCTAGTACTAGTCTCTGTAGTGGGCTAGGTATAGTTCCCACCGTTGGGTAATTTGGTAAGTGTGTCAAGAAGGCAGGGTGATACTCTTGGAAGTATAGTCCTGATTTACCTTTAAACATCGATACTGAATCCATCCCATTAGAAGAATGTCTACCAAATGCAGAGTAACTATTATTCTTTGTCTTATCTATATTATTATAAGTCATACCTGCTTTTGCTGCTGTTAACTCACCTGTCCCCGCCGTTACCGCAAAGTTTCCTGTAGATGGTGTAGTAGCTAGGTCCTCTGTCATCCCTATATATACTAAGTTTCTATAATAGTTATCTATACCATGACTAGGGTCCCCTTGTAAAATCATTACCAGTCTACTATTATCCACACTTATATAATAGTCCACCGTAGAGAAGAAAGGGCGTTTCTTATCTGCTATCCACGATTCTGTGTAGTCAGCACTAGTAAACGCCAACGTGTTTGGACTAGTGAACCCGTCTACAATGTTAAAGACTCTAGGTACAAAATGGTTAGATTCATATACTTGCCGCTCCCACGCTAAGTATGCTTCATACTGGTCAATCACTACTGGTGTCTTACCTGCCCCTACTGTACTTAAGTCACAAGCCTTATTATACGTATTCACCGCATACTGGTTATCCGAGCTAGGTACTATGTCACCTTCTACCGCAAAACCATACCTGATCTTGAAGTAATTAGCATTGTCTTCTGGCTGTTCTAAAAGTACGTTTACGATCTCGCCGCCCTCATGCTGTAAAACCCCTATAGCAGGTATAGAGTTGTGGGTAGGAGTAAACCTGTTAAGGGTTACTGTATAAGTGCTTACTATCAAAAGGTTAATAGACAGGTTTGACCATTTACCATCGCTGTATTCTCTGTATCTGTGCAAAAGAAAGTTAGAACCCTTGCTCCTCAAATATAGGTAGTACGTCCAGTCGTCAGGCATAGGTGCTAATAGTTTAAACTGATTCCAGTTAACGTCCTCAACTTCATTGCCTGTGTAGTCTATTCTTGCGTGCTTTACCACATACGCCTGATACTTTTCCCAAGGGTTGCTGAACGTGCTCTCTGGGAAATTAGGCTGCATATCCACCAAGGTTACTAAAGCATCAGGTATATTATAAACTGTTCCTCCATGTGTAAAGCTCTTCACGTTTACTTTTCTGCCTGTTCGATACGACTCGTCATACCCTGTATAAGGTGTGTCAGGAGACAGTTCCCATACGTACCCGTTATCATCTACATGATTTGTCTGCGTACCTAATTTGTTTATCCTAGATAAGCCGCCACCTGTGTGAGTATAGTCTACAGTTGTGTTTTGTGTGTAAAGTGTATAAGTAATCCAGTCTCTTTGAAGCTCAGTGAATATTTTTTTCCACTTGTTAGTCTCTGTCCCCCCGCCCGCAATAGGTATAGTTGAAGCAGAAACTTTCTCCACAATATCCTTTACTAGGCTGTTTACTTGTGAGGTTTCTGTAATCCAAGCACATGGTTTATTAGGTGTTAAACATTCGTTCATTAAGCATCACCATCCGACCTTAAAAATTTTACATTGTACCATACACTCTTCTCCCCAGTATTTACACTAGTGAAAACAAATTTCAGCACAGCATTAGGCTCCAGTGGGTATACAATACCGAAACTATTACCCATTGATACACTCTCAGGCAGTTCTTTAGTATATATTGTTTCACATACTTTAACATCACCTATATAGAAATCCCAATAGTCACCCTTACAGTAATCACTACAGGCAAAGGCAACAGATAGGAACTCTGTATCGAAAGGTAAAGAAAAAGTATCTTCATACGTACCCGCACCGTTTACCGCAATCATCCTACCTTTAATGTACGGGACAGTAAGTTTTGAAAAATGTGGGTAAGGTAGCTGTCTTACTTTATCAACTACCCCGCCCGATAAATAACTAACATTAAATGACATACGTAAACCTCCCCATTCTTGCTACCTTTTTACAACTTTGTTTCCTTCTAAATTGCCATCCTTAGCGTAGTCTAAACCTATATAATAGTCAGTAATAACATCTGACGAAGGAGAAAGAAATGTTATTACTACATAGTTAAGCCTAAAGTGTCTGTAGTACTCATATTCTTGCTTACGCATGTTTTCGGGGTAGGTATTTACATCATCATTACCTAAACCTAATGTCACCTGCTCTACATGACCTGATTCATACGTAAGCTCTATACTAGTTACAGTGTCTTTGTCTAGAGGATGTTCCCTATACAGCTTTACATTAGGCATACCTAAACTAGAATCAGGTGTGATTTGCCTTACTTCCTTTCTTATTAAATCCAGGATTGGGTAGATAATATTCTCATTAGGTACTGCTCTGATCATTATACGATCACGTCCTCTCCCGCCCAAAATAAGTCGAGTGTTTGTGTATACTCACCACTTTCAGCATCGTACGCATCCTGTATGCCTTTGATTGTGTAAGTGGCATATGTGGACGTGTTTCTATCTGTTACATCTATTCTATCTAGCACATCAAGTGCAGGATTTCCAGGGATACGCACCTGTAACGTTCTAGCTACTCTCTTCATGTCTAGAAAAAGTCTCTGAGCTACCTGTCTTTTCATTTCTAATGTATCCGCCCAATCAAGCTGTACCACAGCAGTCCTTACCTCACCTTTCAATTCCATCAGCAATTCTTTATCTACAAAACTCTGAGGCTTACCATCACTACCCACGATAATTATATGACTTCTAACCCTTGAGTAGTCAGTGTTCTTTGATATACTCATTAGGTTCTCTGTACAGTCTACTGACTCTACAACAGGGTTATTGAAGCGTATAGGCTCCAGTCTAAAAGTACCATACCTGTCGCAGTATGCCCTGTAATTTGTGTCCTTTAGCACCTCAACTATACAGTCTGAAACCCTAGCAGAAAACTGATCGAAGCTTCTACCATATGCTTCTACATAAGGATTTTTCCATCCTTGTGGAGTAGGTATTGAATCAATAGGCACTGCTTCAAACTGCCCCTCCTCGCCCGGTACCGCTTTTAGTACAGTACCCGCCTTTTCATTAATCTGTATTATATATGATTCCTCTATTACAGCATCTGGGTACCTTAGATCATCTGCAACTACCCGCCACCCAATTAACCCTGCATGTGCTATAAGATCATGTATAACAGCCGATTTAAGCCACGCCACCTTCTCTATGTCTAAGATCTCAAAGTCAGGTGTGTCGTCCTCTAGAAAGTTAACGTCAGGGTAATTCTTATCTTCTGTCAGTACCTTATCTACAGCCTTTTTGTACATATCCCTAGCTGTAACTGTGAGTGACACACCCTCACCCACCTCATCTGTCCTATCTATAAGACCTGTAAACACCCTCACTAAGTGGCTACCGTAGCCTAGATAAATTCTAATTGGCGTGTTATTACTTAGAACACCTATCAAATAATTACCTGCCCAGTAAGTGAAAACACTTTTTAGATTTAATTCTGGAAAGTAAAATGGACTATGCGTAGGGCTGTATGAACCATTCTCGTTGGTGATAGTGACAGATGCACCCGCAGTCTCTTGATCCAGTGAATTGTTAACACTTACACTGGTTACATTATCTAGTGTACGTGTGTCCATATAGACAAAGTCGCCCACCACTATATCCATCTTGTTAGACACTTTATTAAACATAATGTCGTCTATCTCTTCCTCCACCCAATAGCCTTGCTGTATTGTGCTACCACCACTTGTAGGGTCTAACTGCTCTGCTGTCTTGTTTCTGCTAACACTCATAGAGCCTAGTTCTTGTACCTCAATGTATCCGATAGAAAGCTTTTTAGTGCCAAACCGCGGTGCATAATTAGTCGGCAGTGCGTCATGCTTGCCACCAAAAACTACCTCAATACGTATAGTGACTTCGCCTCTAGGTACATAGATATCTTTTAGCTCCTGTATATTATCTAGTCCTTCAAATGTACCTAGATTAACCGAAGCATCATTTGAGTTACCAACAAACACTCTAAAACGGTCTCCCTCAGCGTACTTAAAATCTGACCTTACCACTAAATTCATAAAACCAGCATTAAGCATGTTTAAAGTGATGTTAAAGCCAGTTGTTATTTTCTGCTGTAGCTGCTTAAAACCAAATGTATAAGTCAGCCAGTTGCCTCTTTCCCTATTAGTTATTGTCTCGTAGGTGACCAAGTCGTTAAAGTTAGTATCTATAGCGTACCTTGAAAGTGTATGCCAGTTACGTGTTGCGAAGGTTTCATACAGCCTTAACTCTCCAGGGTAACCTTCTATCTCCTCACCTACTGATGCCCCGCCTCCCACATTTTGAACACTTTTGTAAGCTTTTGCCGAACCCACTAGATAGGGTTCTGGGTTTACAGTCACATAAGTATTGTTAATGCTTTTGTGTACTTCAAAGTGTAGATGTGCACCAGCCCCTGCTGCCCTCTCTGCAGCAGAGGGAACCTTACCTTTACTCCTAACATTACCTGTGTTACCTAGTGTACCTATGATAGCACCAGCACTCACTTCTTGACCTGTTGTGACTGAAACTGTATTAAGGTGAGCATACCTAGATAACAGACCATTAGGGTGTAATATATCTATATAGTTTCCATAACCTGTAGTACTGTTAGAATATACAACCTTTTTAACTTTACCCGCCCACACAGCTACTAGTGGTGCTTTGAAAGTACCACTGGCCAATACATAGTCAACACCTGTATGTGAAGGTCTTGAAGATGTCTTATAGCCGCTGGTTTTTGTAGCTGTCTCGTGTGTGTGCCCGTGTATGGGAAAGACTGCCGATGCACCTTGTAGCTGTGTAGTGCCATCAAAATCACCTGACCCGTCACTAGCTATCCACCTCTGCTGTACCTTCTTTATCTCTTGTATATCAAAGGTGGTGAAGTCAAGCGTTTCTACCCTACCCGGCACGTAGGACAGACGGTCTACTTCAACTACGCACCTTGGTCTTGCTTGGCTACCTGCTTTAAGTCTATTTCTTATTAATTTTTTGAACTCATCTGTTATAAGTTGCATACTCCCGCCCCTTTACAAGAACCTATCCATGCATAATTTTCTAAACCTGTTTAAAATACTTGCACCCTCCGCCCTAGTTATGTGTGTATAAGGAAGAAACCACGTTTCTGTGTCACCTGAACCACTTATAGGGTTGTAGTCATTATCTACGTGAACCACTTTCTGCCCTTCATGGGTAGAGGTACTTGTAACAGGTGTACCTGACACCATTTTAGATCCATCCGAGAGTACCTCATTCTCAAGATCGAGTATATGAGATGCCCACCACGATCCACTAGCAGTACCTATTACATCAATGTAACTTGAGGTGGCTGTATTGTAGTACTTGGTATCCTCCCCCACATCTACTAAGGTGTCACTCTTAGACCTTTCGTAAAAGTATCTTATCGTGTCAACACTAGATAGTGGGCTATTCAGTGTAACTGAGTAATCACTTGTTTCAGTATAGTCAGCACTGTAAGTTAATAACGTACCATTTTTCCACACCTTTAGCTCATTTTTACCTGATGGGTACTTACCATTTGTAAGAAAAGCTACCTGACCCTCATAAGCTGTAAAGGTCTCGTCTATCACTCTAGACGGTGGTGTTACATCAGTAAATCTTTGGTACATTATCTTCATTAGCTTATTAACAAGTATAAATGCCTCTGCTCTATTTATCTGTGCGTTAGGGAAAAACCTATTTAAAAACAGCACCTTTGCAGAAGTAGGCTTGAAGGTCTCTGTTGTCTGCGCGTAACTATCCGTAGTAGAGTAAGTTATGCTACATGTCACATTGTTCAAGTTATATGGTACATACATTACACCTTGTGGTGATATTGTATAAACATCAGTATTATACTTTATTTTAGCCTCTAACAGATTCTGTACATTCCCCGCCCAATCAGCATCCGATATATCTATTCTTCTTAAAAGCTTACCGAAAGCAGTAACCTGCTCATGTAAGTTGCGCGAAAACTTATCGTACTTATAGTTAACTGCTTTACTTAACGTATACGAAGGATAACTTGCACCAGACGTATCACCATATGGCTTTCCGAACCTATCCACACTAGGTGTCCCTAGGCTGATGAATGATCCTACTGCACCTTGCCTAGCTGGTGAATACAGCGTGACTTTCGTCTGTCCGCCCTCCTGTTCTACACTTTTGTAAACTGTCTGAACACCATCTATATATACAAATAATGGATTATCTGAGGTAGGTACTATACTTACATCAAGGGTAAAAACACTTTGACCCTGCGAAGTTATTTCTGTATATAAATAAGGCGAGCCTCCCTCAAAGGCATTATAAGGTATACTGGCGATTAGAAAGCCGCCATCCTCATCCTGTATATTACTTGCTTCTGTTACATCTTTAAAAAACCAATCACCAGGTTGCACATCTAACCATGCCACACCTACCACCCCCTGTACCATTAGTATAGTACAAAAGTAGAATACTATATCAGCCTTCTACCTTATTTTAGAGAAACTATTTCTTTACTCGCTTTATTGAGGTGGGGGAGATTTTTATATCATTCATGCTGTCATATATCTTTTGTATGCCGTTCTTGAGTACACCAATTGACTTGAATCCATCGTCCGACTCAACAACTTTAAAGTAGCTCTCACCTGTCTTATTAACCTCCGTTATAGTTTTGTGTAGATAACCACTCATTTTAGCCCACGTACTTATCTGTCCACGTTTAACACCGAAGGTCTTTGTTAGATCAGTTAAGCTAACAGTACCTGTTCTGTCTATTCTCTTCTCTTCTCAGCTAATGCCAAAAGGTTTTTGTTCTTCTATGGTGCCCTGCAGTTGAGATATCCGGGATTCTGCCATCTTTAACGCCCTAGCCATCACAACTTCTGGACTATTCCATTTTTTCTCCAGCTCTAGAAAATAGCTCCTGTATTCATGTGACTTTGCTGTACGTGCCATCATAGCAATATGCTTCGCAAATTCCAGAGATACTGCAAAATCAACAGTTTCATTACCGTTCGCCATAATGGCGAACCCCACCCAATGTACGTTTTCTGGAAAAAATTCATTCTGCACGATGTTCTGCTCACTCCACCTTTTCCAGTGTGTCCTATTAAGACCCAAACCTAAATATAGATCCTTTGCACTTACTACTTGTTCCAGATTTTCATTTGCTGTTACTTTAATTAATTAATTCACTTAACCAATCCCTCTCAAAATATTATTTTACTGCTTATGTTTATATACTGGTGCAGTAGGCAAAAGTTAAGGGGATTAATAAAAAAATCCCGCCACACGTGGACGGGAAATTCAAAAGTAATATATAATGTAGAAATAGTTTTACTCTCTGACCAATCTTTCTACAAGTTTTTTAGTCCTATTTAGAGTAAGCGTGAACTCAGCTCTTGTCATATAATCATTAGGTCTAAACAGTAGTACTGGGTCACCATTAGATGATACTACTGAGACTAATCCTAGATTAGCCATATCTCGTATATTGTGCTCCGCCCAGTGTCCTCCTATATCGGTGTAACTAAATCTGTCTTTTTTAATGAAGCTATCTTTCTTGATTAAAATTAACGAAACTTCTACAAGATACCTTCGGTTGGCTTCATGTGATACAGCCTTTATGTCTTCTACTGTACCTGTATATATTTGCCCTCTTTCATCATAAAACTTATGCGTCCACCCCGCGTAAGACATATACTTTGCATAAGCTTGCCTACTATTAAAAAGTAGACTAAACGAAGTTTTATACACCGACATACCTGAGTGGTGAATGTGTGATGGCCCGTCTAGTATTCTAAGCTCAGTTACTTTCGGTATCGGTGTGGGTGGAGAGTAAGGCTCAACAACACGAGCCTCAACTTCCTCGAACTCCGTCCCCACGTCTACAAAAAGTCTTTTCTTATACTGACCATGTTCATTAGTAGACTCATCATCATTTCTATTTAAAAAAGGTTTTTGTCTTGACATTCTCCGCCGCCCCCTATTGATTAATCGGGTAGTAATTATAACCCATGTTCTGCTGAACATTCCTAGCTAAATCATTGGCTATATTTCTCTGTACCATTGATACACCATCCTCTACAGCTCTCTGCACTCTTTTTACATCTTCTTCGCTACCTGACATGTTGTCTATATTTATATTCACTAGCGTTTCACCGGATTGAACGCTCACATTCCTGTGTGTGTTTCCTCTTGTCATTGCTTCATAATAGGTTATAGGCTCCATGCCCGATGGTAAGTTAAATGTAGATAGTTGACCTTTGAGTTTCTCATCAATCTCAACAAGCAACCTTGTTTGTTCAGCCTGTAGCTGTAGAATCTGTAGGTTGATCTTCTCAAGTTGCTCTGGGTTGTCTAGAAATGACTGCTTCAAGTTTTCTAGTTTTGATATAGCTGTGCTAGTTATACCTGCTTGTTCTTTCGCCATCCTCGCTTCCAGTTGTAGACTTGCTGTTGAACCTGACCTTACCCCCGCTAGTATAGCATTGTTACGCTTAATTTCACCCCTAGCTTGAGCAAATGATGTTTCTACACCATGTTTCCGCATATACTCATCGAATGCCCCAAACTGGTTTTGCACGGTCTGATACTCAACCTCACCCAGCTTAGATTCTAGCTCAAGTATTTTCAGACTCATTTCAGTTTCTTGTAAACTACCGGGCACCAGTAATTTGATCTTTTCATTTAGTTCATTTAAAGTACCTGCTATTAACTCTGTCTCTAAGTCCAGCTTCCTCTTTAGCATGTTACGTATCTCGGCAGAATCCTCAGCCATACCTTTAGCAAGTAACTTATACCTCTCCCTGTTAAACTCATAATCAGCTTTAGACATTTCATTCTGTAGCTCACTTATTACATGATTCAGGAACTCCGTAATATCCTCCAAAGGTATCTGTGCTAATCTAGGGTCCCCCGCCTCAAGTACATTACCCTTCCTATCCGTGAAAGGGTCTATGACCTTCAAGTACTCTTCTTGCATCTCCATCTTAGCCTTACGACTGATAGTTGTGGGGTCAAGTCCTTTCTTACCTAACTCATCTAATATATACTCCTCTAGTGCTTCGTCTGTTAGACCCATCCGCTTACCGTCGAAAACTGCATCACGAGCCTCTGAAACTTCTGTCGGCGCACCTGTTAGCTTGCCTAGGTAATACTTAGTATCGCCGTAAAACTCACCTATATCCACACCACTGATAGTTTGAAGTAGGCTAAGTGGATTATACCAGCTTCTCTCGCTTCTGCTGACACTCTTACTAATATACTTCTCTGTTTTGCCAGCTATTAGACTGTCTATCTCAAAGTTTTTCATGCCTCTTGCCGCCACAGCTTCCATTCCTACACCAACCAAGTCGAAAGCTGCCATCATTAAGGCTAACTTAGGTATAGCCTTGACTAGAGACATTAAAGCAAATCCCGCTGTACCAGCATTATCTAAAGGTAGCTGCTTATCTAGTAAGCCTAGTCCGCTCTCCATGTTAGTGTTCAATGGTTTACCTGTCACAGTGTTTTTTCCAAAAGCGTTTCTAGTAGCATTATCCAACCCCGCTGCATATGTGTTAGCATCTATGTTTCCCTGTCTTAACTGCCTATTTAACGACTCTACATTAACTTGTAGCTTGTTTATGCCCTCACCACTTACACCAGCACTTTCCCCGAGTAACCTGATCTCTTCCCTAAACTGCTCATTGGTTATTTTACCTTGGTTTAGCTGCCCAGACAATTCATCTATTGGTGTCATATAGCGTTTTTCAAATTCGTCTAGAGCAAAATCCTCTGTCCTAGGTGTACTTGCTAGTCTATTAAAACCGTAACCTAGTGACTCTTTTTCGGCAAGGAGCTGGTGCATACTTTTGTTTAATCCTTGTATATTTTTCTCCGTCGCCGCCGCCTGCTCGCCTAACCCCTTCAGTGCATTCTCTGGTACACTTTCCATTTTAGTATATATAGCGTTGAGCTTAGTGCTCTCCGCTACTAGTTGCGACGATGTTCTGTTTATCTCTTCATTGAGTATTGCATCACCTACACCACGTTCACCAGCCAAAGCACTTCGTTTTCTTGCTTCGTCGTCTAGTGTAAACCCTGACCCTAAGTGAGCAAGAGACACTTCATTTTCCCTACGCCGCAAAAGTAGCCTAGACTGTTGAGATGCTACAGCCTGCTCCTGCTTTGCTAGCATTTCCCTCTCTGCAACTATTCTCTGATACTCATGCGTGTCACCAAGACCATTTGTGCTTAGCTCTGCTTCTCTAACACCAAGTGCAGTATACTCTTTGTTGTAGTAATTTCTACGGACTTCTAGATCACGAACATCTTGTTCAATGCTAGTGTTTTCATTAGTGAGGTGTTGCATGTAGGGTAAGTTTTTTTCATATATTTCTTTCTTATACTTCACATTCATGGCATTTTTAAACTTACCCCGAGCTACTTGGGCTACTAACGCCGCCCCAACTTTTGCAAAAGTTCTTATCACCTCTGCCGCTTCGTGTCCATTCTCCTCAAATTTTCTTAAAATAGCAGTCAGATAAGTTGAGGCATTACTGAAATCGCTTTTTAAGTCACTGAATATTTCAAAAGAAGTTATCTCCCACTGACTCTGTAACCCTTGCGTGGTAAGTTTAAATGTATCCTGAAGCCCTGCTATATACCCAGATATTTCTTCGTCTGTAACACTCATTATATTATCTACGTATGCCTCTAAAGTCTCTTTAAAAGAGAAATCAGCAACTGTTTTAGTAGGGTCTAGTGCACCTGTAGCCTGTAATCTTTCCACAGTAAGGTTTAAATCCTCTTGCATATCCTCTATCATTGTAGACAATGCCTCTGCTGTGGCACCGTGTCTCCTAGGGAACATATCTTGCATTAAGCTTAGCCTAGAAGGGTCGTCTATTCTTCTAGTTGTCTCTACTATGTCTGAGAACACTTCTAAGAAGTCTTTCTGCTTCTTAACCCCGTCCTCCATATAGTATGGGTTTAGATTTTCAAACCCTTTGACACCTGAAAGATTTTCTAGCTGTGACAACTCGTCACCTGTAAAGGGTCTTTGTAGTATTGCTCTCCAGAAAGTTCCACCCTCCTTACCTGTTCTACCTGTTGATTGTACAAATAGTGAGGATAAAGCCATTGATGTAGCATATGCTCTTTCATCATCCATGCCTGGTAAAACACCCCTAAAAGCCGCACCAGACAACTGTTGTGTTGAGATTAAATCCTTGACAGTAGTATTGGATAGCATAGCAGTTTTTAACATCATGTTACTGTATCTATCCATGTCATACATGCTGACTCCCCACTGCGCTGATATAGATTCAAGACCTTTTGCCGCTGTTTCTATACCTATGTCTTCCTCCGCAGCATATATTTTTGCAACTTCTCTAGTCATTGCTAGTGCTTCGTATGGGTCTGTAGCTCTACGTGATGCTATATGGTAAGCCCTACCCATATCACTTAATGACCTTGTATATGCTTTAGATATTGCTTGTATGTGTTTGTCTACGCCGCCATTCATATACCTTTGTAGACTCTTCGATTCTGTTGTAACTCTGTCATCGAAATCTGTACCTGATGTAGAAAGTCCTGTTGAAACAGAATCCTCGTAGACTCTTTTAGTCGCCACACCACTCATGGTAGGGTCTTTTATTAAGATATTCTGTTTAGCTTTAGCCATCTCATAGTCATAATCTGACGTAGACCTAGCACCTGTATAAATAGCTCTGGTAGGGGCACCTATCACAGCACCTGCTGTAATGTAACGCATAGTGTTCATTATAGAGCCTAAAAAACTTCTAGTACTTAAATCTGTACCGAACCTAGGTGTTGCTATACCCCTGCCACTAGTGACTGCACTACTGCCAAACGAACTTGTAGCACCTGCACCAATAGACTCGTATCCCCTAGGTACCGAAGGTCTAGCAAAAGACCTAGTAAAGTCCTGTGGTGGCTTGTACCCCAGGCTAACTGCATCTAGCTTAATACCCTTAATCTCTGCTGTTAGTGCATCAAACTGCTTCTTTATCATGGCTCTTGTTACCTTAACTATGGTAGCTTGTAGCTTTTCCATTTCTTGCTTAGTATAACTTACAACGGACACGTCCGGTCCAACCTCTACTTTAGCTGTGGACTTTTTAAAATCTTCTAGATAGCTCTTTATACTTTTGTGAGTCAAATCCTGTATACTTTGCTGAATAACCTTTAAATTTTCTCTTAATACTACACTTTTAAACTCGCTACCTTCTAGTTTAGGGAAGGCTTGAGTAAACTCTCTTACACTAGCATCCATAGATGCAGCTATTGACTTCTTAACATCCTTGTGTAAATCCTTGGTCTTAACACTAAACATGTTAGGGTCAAAACTTGATAACTGCCCCGCCACCTCATTAGCTTTATTGGTAATGTGTTTATTAAGTGCTGTGTCTATCTTAGACGCCACTTTCTGCACACCTTCGGAGGACATTTCTGACTGCGTTGCCTCTTTTAGAGTAGTGGCATACCTACCAACTATATCCTTCAATGCCTTATCTATAGGTACTTGTAGTGATTTTGCCACCTGTTTTACTCTATTCTCGTCTACGTCTGCAAGCCCTACACCACTTTTTGTTAGTGTCTGCTCAACAGAAGTAACTACACTCTGTACAAGAGCGTTTATGTCAACCTTAGCCGCCACTGTGTAATCAACTGTAGTCTGTCTAAGTGCCTCAGCTATCCTTTCCTCCACCATACGCATTATATAATCAAGTTGCACTTGACCTATATTAATAGGTGTTGGCGTACCCATTTTAAGATTATTGGGGTCTGCTAGGTAGTTACCTATGTGAGCACCCAGTGATGTCATCACCTTCTGCATGTTTTCGTCTGAAATCTTCATAGGTGCCATCTGTCTTGGAACCATCTTACCTGTTTTATCTTTTGTGTAGAAGTCAAACAATTTATCGTCGTTTATAAGCACATCCACATAATCTTTGAACTTATTCATAAACTGTCCTGTAACATTTCGCATATCAAACTCAGGCACTTTACCTGACTTACCTGTAAGTTTAACGTTATCTAGCGACTTACTAACTACTTGTTTAAATAATTGTTTATTCTTAGTCCAGAAATTTTCAGGCATGTTTACTTCTAGTTTTTGGCTAACTTCGGCCCCGCCCTTGTCTACAAGAATAACATCTGCTTTATCAAGATACTTCATTATCTTGTTAGAGAGAGACTTACTAAAATTAGTGCTATCTAATGCAAGCGTAGAATCAGACAAGGATTGTAGCTGTTTCTTTAGCTGTTCAGTTCCCACATTACCTACGCTACCTAGTTCACGCTTAAACTCTCTGAGTAATTCAACTGTTGCGTAAGCACTAGTTGACAAGTTCTCAAAGTCCTTAGACATATCTGTAAACTTTTTCTGACCAGTAAGATTCATTTGTATTTGAGTTTTTAAAGAATGTGTTTTATCCCCTGCCACAATATCACCTCCAGTATGTAACAATAGCCCGCCCACCTAATAGTAGGCAGAGCAGGCTAAAATCCACCAAGAAAACTTTCTAGCATTCTTATATCTTCTTCGGTAGCTACTTCATAACCACCTTCAGTAGTTGATTGGTCACTAGTACCATCAGACGCACCTTGTGCCCCGCCAAATAAGGACATTGGGCCCATTCGGGTAGAGACTTCAAACTGTATGTGCTTGTTAGTTTGTTTCATTAACTCAGCTATCTGCGGCAGGGTATACTCCCATATCTTCCACTTGTCTAAGTTACAATACCTGTGGAGCCTAAAGAATATCTCACCCCAATGCAATGGTTTCTGCTCTTCAACATCCACTATACCTGTTTCGTTTTCCGCCCCACCAACCTCTACTTTTTTGTTACTATACCGTTAATATTTAGTATTACCTCAACTATCTCTTGTGCAATAGCTAGGTCTACGTACTTGTCAAGATAATCAGCATCCACATGCTGGTAGTTTCTAAATGCTATGAGAAGTAATTCATATAGATTATCTAAATCTGGATCATTTCCCTTCTCATCAGGGAGAAAGTTTGCCAATATAACATCAAGATTAACTACTTTAACTAAACGCATAATACGCCTAGCATCCCCAAGTGTACTTGGATGTACACGGTAAAATTTACCATCACGCAGCCTTATTTTTGCATCATCCTCAAAAAATATTGTCTCCATCCTATCAGCCTCTGCCTGTGTAAGTACTTCTTCCTTTACTTTTGCTACTGCTTCCTTGTTTATCTTCTCTGAATGCTCTTTCTCTAACTGTGCCTTAGTTTTTTCCATTACATAAACCTCCCCGTTTATATCTCCCCTGTATTAAAATGGTAAGGGAATATAGGTCGGGGAGATGTTACCTATATCCTTAATCCTTACCAAAACTTATCTAGTCGTTAAGCACACCACACGTGGTACCAGACCTGATGTCAGTGAATCGCTTGATAGTACCTAGTTTTTTACCTATTGTAGGCTGGATAACCTGCAACTCAACGGCAGAAGTACTTGCTGTAGCCCTCTGTGCGTCTATAGAGAAAGCACCCTTAGCTTGGCAAGTGTATAACTCTGTTTCAACTCCTTGGAAGGTACCATCCTTCTGCTGGAAGGAGCCATGGTGTATGATGTGTACAGGGAAAGGAACCTCGTCTGCCATAATGTCAGTCCATGTTGCATCTGTAACCTGTCGCTTGTATGCTACATACACTTGTTTACCTACTAAAGCAGATAGACCTGCTCCTGTTATCGCAGAGCCACCAACACCTGTAAAAGCACCTGCAATAACTAAGTTTGACTCAGCAGAACGTACTGAGATATCTACATCATTACCTGATACAATATGCTCAACGGCAATAGTAGGTGTACCAGAAACGTCCTCTACAGTGGCTAGCTCATTAAGCACCCATATGTTAGTAGTACCTTTCTCTAAAGTAGAACCCATCATTAAGGATACAGCGTTTAGGTCGAAACTGGCATCTGTACCTACTATCTCAATACCTTTTCTAGTAACTATGGTATCTATTGCAAACAAGCCGTCACCACCAAATATCTCGTCTACATCAACACTCATTGTAATACGTAAGTCCTGTAATGTACCTAGGGTTAGCAACTCCGGACTACCATCGGCACAGATTCGCTTAGCCAGCATTGTTCCGACACCTTTTATAATCATTTTTTTATTAGCCAAAAAATTCAACTCCTTTCTGATTGTTACAACTTACTTGCTATCTTTATACCAATCACCTTTCTCTGGGTTTGATATCACACCCGCCATAGCCAGGGTGGCTAGTAGAGCGTCTACTATAGTCTGGTAGCTTTCTGTGTCAAGTCCAATGGTTTCATATAAACCGTAGTTGCCTAACAATAAACCTACAAGTGAAAAGATAGAAACCCATAATCCATAATTACGATACTTCAATTTACTCATCCCCTTTCAAGTCTCTGTGTATCTTTGCCATGATTGTCATTGTCGTACACACAAGGCTAGCATCATCCATATTAGCCAGCCACCCATCATTATTTTTTCACCTTCCTATCATAATCATATAGCATTTGCCACACTTGTTCCCTTGTGACACTATCTTTCGGCTTAGTTCCATCACTTACGCCATTTTCCTTTACCCATGATTGTGCAAGTTTCGCCCAGTTTGATACTTCATCCAGCACCTTCTCTGGTTCCTTAACTACACTCAATTTTAACAACTCCTTTTGAATATCCGCTGTAAACTGATCCCATCTAGGTAAAATTAATCGTGGGCAATTTTTACTACTCCATGACTTATGTGTGCATACTTTGTCTACAGCCCACCCTCGTTCATACAGCATCTTGGCAATTAATTTTACTGCGTTATCCCACACTACTTCCTGGTTCCCGCTCTCGCACAGCTCTATACCCAATGATGTACGGTTTCCGACTGCTTTACCTGCGTGATACGCAACTTCTGTGAGCGGTATGCACTCGATAGCCTCATTTTCATCTACCACTATATGGAAGGACGCATTTCTGATATTTTCGGTGTTAGTAAGCCAACCTCGTTCGTTTTTCGCAGTGGAGGATGTGTTAGCAGTATTGTGAACTGTTATAGAAGTAGGAACTAGGGTAGTTCCTGGTCTTTTCCCTTTGCTTATAGGGATATGGTCTACTGTATAGATCACTATAAACCACCTCCAATCAAGAAGTATGACATACAGGCAGTTAGGAAGGTTGTTACAGCACAAGCTATAGCAGTAGTTACCACAGTATTCCACCGCTGCTCGGGTAATGACTGTAACTTAGTTACTTGTGCTTGTAGTTGTATCATGCTTTGTGACATTGACTCTACCGTAGTACGTACTACAGCAACATCTGTACGTATGTCACTCAAGCTCTCCGCCTGCCTATACACTCTTTTTTCTAATTGCTCCACTCGATTTTCTAATCCTTCACTCACTACGACCTCCCCCTCTAAAATATATTCAGCATCATACTTTGATTTCGTTGCTGTTTGTTAAGACAGTTGGTCGAGTACTTGTATTAGTACTCGCAGTACTTAAATGGGGTCGGTCACTTCTGAAAAATAAATAGGTGATAGATACTACAGTCAGTGTAAAGGCTAGTGAAAAAGCAATTACAGCTATTATCACAGCCTCAGCAAGTCTTTGATTAGTCCTATCTAATTTATCCAGAACATCTTTGTAAAGTTTTAAGTCGTTATCACCCACGACTACCACCCCTCTCTAAACTGTGACAGAAAACTCTATGACAGTAGTGAAGCAGTACACATTATTCTGGTCTACGCTACTCTCATATGCAGTTAAAAATTTTGTTTCATAGCTCTCTAAACCACACATAATAGGAAACTTGTTATTGAAAAGCTCAACTAAAGAAGACGATATATTGTGTGCTAAGTCTACGTTATCTGTAGTATAAACATCGAACACAACTGGTGTAGAATAAACCAAATAGTTATCCGTATCTATCCGTCCCCCTGGTGGGGTATAGAAAGTAATCAAAGGGATATACTCAGTTAAATTCTGAGGCTTTGACCTTTTCTGAATCTTTCTTGCCTTAAGCAGGAGTAACTCCTCTTCGAGTAGACTACTATCTATCTGTAAATAGTTTAGTACAGCTTCTGAATTTGATAACATCCGATACACATTATTATATAAATTTGTTACTATCATGCCGCCCACCTACACTTTCAAAGTATTGGTGTAAATGTAATCCGTAATATCTACGTCGTTTATATGCTTTAGGTAGATGTCTACAACCTGGTCCCTAACTTCTTCAACAGACTTCTCAAACCATCTATAGGCTTGCACATCCTCACCAATATATGTTCTAAAGTTAGACACCATCTCAGCATACTTATCTGGAGCTATTTTGGTACCGTCTTTCTTACTTGGAGGGTCTGTGCCGCCAACCCCACCAATTGCAGAACCAGTCTCTCGGATATTTCCTCCAAAGTCTTTCCACTGACCATCTTTCTTGCTCCTACTCACAATAGAGGAACCTACACTAGCAATACGATAAGGGTTGGGATCACCAAGACTACGTGTAAAGCCATATTGACTGTATAGGGAAGCATCTGAGTACTCCCCTGTACCTATCTCGTAGTACCACCCAATATGTGAGTCCTTAAAATTATTCTCCATTGCCTTTACCTGTGTTTCAAGCACATCATCTGACTTCCATTTAAGGTAGTCTACAGCTATGGAACTTGCTAGTGCAGCAGCTCTCTCCGCGTCAGATGTCTCTAGCCCGCCAGCCAGTTTAACAGTATTAAACTTAAGAGGTAGTGAGTTAACATTCCTTTTAATAACATCTTGAAGCAGATCCCTTATTTCCTTTGTAGCAGCTTTTAATGCTTGCCTAAGGTCATTTACGTATTTAACACTGTCGAACCTTAGTAACTGGTTGCCGTGTCTGGGTACTGCTTTAGTTGGTTTAAAATCTACATTGGCAGATCTAAAGTTGCTATAACTTTGTTTGGCACTACTTCTGTATCCGCTATACCCTCTCTTTGCTCCGCCCATACTTCTTATTGCCACTATAATTACCTCGTTTCTGTAGACACTGTGATATGGCTAGTACCTAAAAATGTAGTGGTGTCAATACTAAGTAACTTAAACTCCTTGTAGCTGCCATTAATCTCGATACTAAGCCTATCTGTATTACCAAGCTCCAAATACGGAGCATGTACTTTATAGATCATTTCATAATGTTGTCCATGTTTCTTCTGCTCAAGCCCGCCACCGATAAACTCAATATAAACTTTGATATCACTGTACTTATCAACAGGACTCCTAGTAATATTACCCTTCGTATCTGCTGATTCAAATATTGTGAATACCTTCAGCTTGCTATTACAGGAGATCATCCTTGTGATAGTAGTAGCCAGAGCACCCTCTATTACTTCTGGGTAATTAGCCATTACGAGGTAGTGCTCAGATGTAACGTTGTTCCTAACAATCATGCCATTTTTCACCTGTAACTCGGGAAAAAACTGACCCTGCCGGTGAGATTCAAGTGATATCTCACTAAAAAACTGTCTGGTAGCCTTACCCACCAAAGCTGTTGTACTGAAAAGCTCATTGTTACGCCCGTCAAATACTGTAACAGGTAAACCTTCATCTTCTATAATCTCACGTTTGGTTTCTAACACTATTCATCACGCTCCATCTTGGCTAACGCCATTAATGCAGAGTCAGGGACTACCACTTCGACAGTTTCAATGTTTGCTAATGCGTGTTCAAATAGACCTAAAAACTCAGCAGCTAGTGCCTGCCAATCAACTTTACTACGCTCCCAGCTAACTTCAATAGTGGATACCTTATGCTTCAGTCTGTTAGCCATAGTAAGGCATAGTAAGTAGCTCATGTAGTACTGGACAGCGGCCTCTAGGAACATTAGATCAGATTCATCTGTTATCGTACTATAGGCAGGTACTCTCTTGATTACCATACTTTCTGATAAACCCGCCACCCCTTTAGATTGGATGGATTGATCAGAGAGCTCGCTCTTCTTAACACTTAGTTTAGACCTTACCTCAGTTTCAAAGCCCTCTGTTAGTATTTTTGGCTCATACATTAGTAACACGTCCTAACATAAATAGGTTATAGAAATAACAGGTCTGCTGCTTGAGCTTATTTTAAATGGGTCACCTGAGTCATATAGAGTGCTTTCACCTGGCATTAAGGGTATAGGGCCCGCATTGTCATTAAACTCTACCTGTGCAGATCCTCCGTACCTTACGTCTATTACAACACGCTTGGTGCCGTTCATTGGCGTAAAAGTCTTTTGCTCATTTAACCTAGGCTGATACGTGAACTGGCATATCTCTATCATTTCATACTGAATTTCACCTTCGTTTGATTCCGCAGCACTATTACATATTTCACCAACACTATCACTTTCGCGAACACCCTTATCATATTCACCAACTTGTGTATCAGTTTCTTTATTTATACAATCACTTAACATTTCTTCTAGTTTAGTGTTCGGCATCCTTTTAAGCTTAGACATCTCATAACCGTACTGTGTTAGCTTACTTATAAGCTCTTGCTTAATCAAAACTATCTACCCCCTTGTAAAAAGACCACTACTTGTGTAGTGGCTCTCTAGTTATTATGAAAAAGTACCTAGCGGAACTACCGCATCTGAAAACAAGAAGCCTGCCACATTTGAAATCATTCTCTGGTCAAACCATCTTTCAGCCTCAACAACAGTAGCCCTTCTACTAGTCTCATACCACTTTCTAACCTGTACTGGCCCCGCCCCATCTTTATTCCACATAAAGCTGTATGCCAAGGCAGCAGTTTTCTTACCTGGTCTACTAGGAATATAAGCAAGTACTACTGAATTACCCCAGATGTAATCTAAAGGCTCTAACTGTCCTGCCTCAACTTGACCAGGGTTATTAACACTGGACACAAGAGCTGAACCGACCAAAATCTGGTCTACCCCAAAAGCTGTAGACATTAAGTCAGTGGTAACAATACCTTTCTGCACATACTTTATGATGTCTACTAATTTAGGATGTAGCTTTAAAACATTCATAACAGGCTCTGACATGATAATAGTATTTGCTCTTAGCCCAGACTTCTTATGAATAGCTTCTCTAGCTTTTTGAACGTCTAAAATAGGGTCAGAATTTGTGTAGTCAGACCACTTAGCTGGAGCACCCGCTGCACCCAAAGTGATTCTAAGATCAGCGTGGTATGCATTAGGATTCAGCACCTTGTTAGCCGCGTCCACTTCCTTGTTCATGAGAATACCCTCAGTAACTAATTCTGTACCCTCAGTTTCTAGGTTAAACTCATCATCGGCATTTTGCTTTTCTTCGTCGGCGATTGCATGTCTTAAAGCATGGCCCTCAGCAAAGTAAGACTCATCTGAGAATGTCCAGTTGATCTCGTTTGCTTCTGTACCAGGTGCTCTGTGGTCATCATTAGTTCTGAACCTTTCCATACCATAAACATAGAATCTGTCAGATTGCTTGTTTACTACTATAGGTTTAAAAATCTTATCTCCAATATACTGCTCATTGCTGTACCCAATAGAAATGTTGGACAGAGCTTTGTCTATATGAAGTCTTTGTACTACTGGCATCTACGTCACCTCAACTCTCCAAAAATTTATTATATCGTAATTACGTGGTAAGCCATTCTAACAGGAATAACGTCACCATCCTCGGCCGCCTTCTCTGCAAAACCTAAAACATTGTATGTTCCTGCATCACTCGGTATAGCCTTAGCTACCCCGCCAGCACCTAGTATTACCCTACTCATAGCAGGTATGACCCCACTAGCCTTGATAGAAGCAATGCCCTCAAGTTTTACAGCAACATTTCTGTTAGTCTGGCTGCCGCCCGCACTAAAAGCAGAATCATTAGCTCTCTCATCGTTATCTATAACACCTAAAGGTATCTCATTGTCAGCAGTAGGCTTCTTGCACTTATTCTCACCAGAATGTACTACCCCAGTATATAGCTTAACACCGTCTGTATCTTCAATCTGATAAGTCTTTTGAAGTCTTGTAAATTGACCCGCCATTATTCTTCATTCCTTTCTTTCAACTGCGCGTACACAATTTTAGTAGCTTCCCCTATAGAAACTTTATTCTCAGTGGCATACTTAGCTGCCTCCGCCGCCACATGATCCCTAAACTCCTGCTCATCCTCAAAGTCTTCTTTAGTAAGATTCTGACCTTTCTCACCTTTAACTCTAGTTGTACTGATCTTAGTACCCTCAAACTTGCTCTTTACTTCTTTCTCAAAGCCTTGTGCGACTTCTTTGATTTCATCGATAGAAAGAGTACCCAAGAACCTTTCATACATAGCCTTGTTGAAAGCATTACCTTGTGCTCTAACACCTAATTCTAATGTAGAAGTTGTTAAATCACTTCGATAAGTGTCCGCAAGACCTGCTTTCTCAGTCAACTTTTCATTCTCAGTAGTTAGCTCTGCAATTGTAGCATTCTTAGCTTCAATAGACTTCTCTAAGTCAATCTTGCTATCTGTGAGTTCAGTTACAGATGTTTCATGCTCTGAGATTTTAGCCTCGTACTCGCCCACCTTAGTATTTAGATCACTAAGCTGAACATCAACGTCTGACTTATACTTTTTCAACGAAGCAACAAACTCTTCGGGCTTATCAGACTGCAAACCAAATACAGATTTAATTTGTTCTAGAAATTGCTTAAAATCCAACTCTTCACTCCCTTTCATATTCCTTTCTGGTGTATCGGTAAAAAATACCGGGCCATCTTTTGAGTAGTACATTGATATAATACTCTCCAGAGGAACATTCTTTATATTATCTACTACATATAGGTTAGTCCCCTTATCAAATTCCTTAACACTTTCAGTAGAAAAATTACGAACAATACTTGCTCTGTCACACGCCCCCGCGTACACCAGAGAGTTTTCAAGTAATTCACCCTCACCATCCTCACCTACAATTACAAGACATGTAACAGCTTCGTCACCTTGATCAGTCTCAACGACATACTTTCTACCAGGTATATGCTCACATTTCCACCACTGTCTTATGTCGTTACCACAGATACTGCACTCAAAAGTCTTGGCGTTAAAACCTATAGACGTATCAAAAATTGTACCTGCATCTATGCCTTTTGAGACATCATCTGTAGTCATGCCACTTTCGGTGTTCCTGCCTAAATCCATGTAAAAGCTACCATAGACAGACTTAATAAGGTCGCCACCCTCAGTTTCTTCCTCCACCAGTCTTGCATCAAAAGACCTACCTATAGGTAACTTACAATTATCGTGTGACATCAGGAGCCCTACGCCCCTGTTGGCATCTTTAGTAAACTTGCGTAACAAATTCTCATGAACAGTTGAGTAATAAGACGTAACGCCTGTATCAATCATCAAATCATCAAAGACATAAGTGTTTTCCTCAGTAAGAGGCACCATTGAAAATTTATTAATCTTCTCCAGTTGTTGTGCTGTTGGTTTTGGCATTTATTCATCTCCTCTCTATTCTTCGGTATTTCCGCCCGCCTGTGGGTTAGTGTCTGTAGTACCCGCAGGTGTTTCACCATCACCATTAGTGGGGGTTGTATTGTCTATAGGCCCATCAGCTACTGGGGCGTGGCCTACTGCCAGCTTAGCTGCTTCCTTTTGGTCTATCCAACCTTGATCACGCATAAATTGTATATTTATAAGTTTAGTCTGCCTAAACTGTTCCTGTTCGAGGTCACTACGAATTTCTGACGGCTTAAATTTAAACTCAACAACACCTTGAAGTCCCTTAATATTCAAGAAAAGTGTCAAAGCCCTGCTTATAACTCGCTCTACTACATTTTGGATACCTTCTATACCCTTCAAGTAAAGCTTAATCTCAAGCTTTGCAAATGACTCAGTGTTACCTGTAGACCTTCTTCCTAGTATAGTAGATAGTGTCTTTAAACCTGCTGTCACTAGACCATCTAAAGCACTCATTAGCTTATCTGGATCTATCATCGCCCCGCCACCTTTACCACCACCAGCAGTATCTACTGTCACTGAATTAAAGTGTACAAAGGCATCATCCGGGTCTAAGTTATTATACATGTTAATAATCTCATTTAACTTATCACTTAACCACTTTTGCTTCTTTGCTTCGTTACTCCTGATACCTATGGGCATACGGTTTAAAAGAACTTCTTCGAGAATCGTAACATCAAACCTGGGGTAGCCTTGATTGTGAACAACTGCTTTTATATCGTTTAACACTTGAAGTTGAAATAACACTATGTTTAGTGCACCTAGTATTGGTGATCTACCATACGGGTCATCAACCATAGCGTCTAATTCCTCGTAGAAAAATGTAGGACTGTCTAAAGATATGCTCTCATCATCTTGATACGGCACGTATCTGTCATTCTCAAACAAAAAGTCTACAGTAACAGGGTCTACAGGAGCTAAGAAAGCCACATCATCTAAACCGTCTGTTAAAACTAGTTCCATAGATGCCGCCCCACGTACAACTGTTGTAAGTATTAGTTGATTTAACACTTTACGTATATCTCTAGAGCTCTGAAACTGTTCAACATTCGGTTGTGCCAGTCTCTTAATAAGTAGATCAACTTCTTCCTTACCCTGCTCAAATTCGTCATCATTTTCTACATTAGTGACACTAATAACGTACTCTGAGTTAGCCAGTCTGACAAAGTTCCAGACAGCAAATGACACATCTGGATGAGCATCTATAAGTGCATCAGTCAAATCTTCTACTGAGGATTTACCTAACTGCTTGTCATCTAGTTCTAGATCCTGCTGTGTTTTCCTAGGTAAAGCACCAAAACTACCGCCGCCCCCAATCGTAAAGCGGGGGATAGTAGTCCTAGAACCACCAAAATCTGGGACAGAATCATACTCAGGAGTATTTGAAGTGGATATTTCACCACTTGCATAGCTAGTTTTTATATTCTTAATAACACTGCCTAATTTGGTCAAAAATTTCACTGATTCACCCCCCTACGCACTTAGTATAGGTACAAACTGTAAAAACGTAACGCAAAATAAAAACTTTTTTAGCTACTTAACTTGTCTAAGTTTGTAAGGTATATAACTATAAGAAAATGAAACAGTTTGCAGAAAGCAAAATTAACCTAGAAAGGGGATTGTATGAGTGAGATACTCTAAATGTAATGATTGTGTATTTAGTCACAGATGTGATATGAAAGGCAAAGAAGGTATAATACAAGAAGAAAGGGGTAGACTTTTTCAGTGTGCTATTTGTCATAAGTATAACGCAGTAAATGAATGTTATAATGGAATGAATATCCCCCCGATATATAAAGAAGCTAGTATAGCTAATATATACAAAGAAAGATTGAAGGATTTATTTAATGAACTCTTTACCCCACCCACCAAAATATTTGATGAAAGGTTAAATATTATATTACATGGTACCATGATGGGAGCAGGTAAAACATATGCTGGCTGTGCAATGTTAAATGAGTTCCTGTACTTTATAATAGAGCATATTAACTTATTAGCATTAAAAAAAGATAAAGAGATAAGTGAACTAGACCCTATATACTTTATAAGATTCAGGGACCTATCAGAGCAGGCAAGAAACTTTAGATTCGACTATGAGACAAAAGAAATGCTTAGAAAAGCTAAGGAATCTTGGTTAGTCTTGCTAGACGATGTTGAGGTAACTCCTGACGATATACACTCAATAAACCTATTATCAGACATTATAGAGTCTAGATACAACATAGGTAAGCCCACTATAATAACTACAAGTATGGACGATATAATCGACATCGAAGCAATGTTTACAGCTAAAGCATGGTCTAGATTAAATAATAATATTAAGATAATGAGACTCACAAAATAGCTACTACTTGAAGGCCCCTCACCTAGAGGGGCTTATTTACTAGAATTCATAGTAATCTACTTTAACTTCCCTATTATTAGGGACACTGGAGTGGTCTGTATCCTTCTGAAACAGCTTATGCGTATTCTTAGCTTTCCACTGTTCACCTAAATACATATTATAAACGCCCTTTATTATAAAATTATTTAGCTTATATGGGTACTTTCCCCCCGCCTTTTCTACATTTTTAAAAGAGTCAAGTAGGTCATTTAGAGAATATTTCTCTCTTGCCTCCACATAACTATCTAAAAACTCACTAGTCATGTCACTATTAGTCATTTTAGTAAAAGGATATGCTTTATTAATACCTTTTAGCTCTTCCCTTAACAGCTCTTCACCTATACCTAACTTATCAGCATATATCTTCAAGGACTTCTCACTACTAGACTTCTTTTTGGTGGCGGGCTTAGGATAGCCTCTATTAATAATATTTTCAATAATATCTACACTAACGAAACTAGTAGGACACATTAACTTATTAGTACCCTCTTCAAGTTGTTTAAGGTACATATCTAAAGCCTTCATTATATCGTTATGAGTATAAGCCTTTACACAATCAATATAACCTAAATAGAAGTTCCTTAACTTACTGCCTTCCTTGAGAGACATTCTATTAGGGATAATATCTAATAGCTCAAGACTATTCTCTATAACATCTAGAGTAGTATGCTTCATCAAGTAGCTAAATAGAGCATCATCACCTACAAACATTGGAGGTCTTTTCAATTGAATTTCATTATCATCTGCCCCCTCCTTAGATTTCTGGGGTAAAATAATACTATTTTCTAAATGCGAAGCATTATCAGTTGTGCTAACACTATAGGCTATAGGAGAATTATTTTCTGCTACCTTTAGCTCATCGTTTAACTTATTTCCATAATTATCCATATGACCTGTATGTTTTGTATGTTTAGAAGAAGTCTCTGAAGAAGTCTCTGTATTACTAGAGCTAGTCAATTTGACAAATTGGCTTTGGCAATCTGACAAATTGGCTTTGTCATTTTGACTAAGGGGAATTGTTAATCCGAGAACATTTTCAGTATTTTTAAAGATATCATCTAGCACTTTATAATCAATTCTATACCACTTCGTTCTGTCAGAGGCAACAAGGTTATATTTGTCACTTGTTATTAGCAGTTTCTTAGTCTCCAGTTTTTTTATAGCTCTGACAATGGTGCTGTTACTCCAGAATGGGAAGTTCTTTTCCCATTCTACGTAGCTATTATACGTCCAATAGTAACCATCTCTTAAATTGCTGTTTTTTGCTTTATTTTTTAGTACCCAGTAGTTAATTTGTTGTAATATTATAGCCTCGTTTAGACCTATCTCAGCCGCTAGTTCTGGTATTACTACCAATGGTTGGGAGTCTAATAATATTTTACTCAATATAGTCCCCTCCCACGTACTGCCTATTTTTACGCTCTGTGTTGACTTTATACCCGCCCTCTGCTGGCTTTATGATCTTACCTGTTGAAAGTGCATTATCCATTGCTTCAACTACGTTGCAAAACAGGTAGCTTCCATCATACAGTCTGGGTAATCCGCACTCCCTCTCTAGCAAGTTCATCACATTACCATCTGCTCTGTACTTATCCCTGAGTTTTGATCTAGCTATAGTTGCGTTACATCTATTTATATAATTATTGTAAACAGGCTTGAATCTGTTCACTTGGTATGCCCATAGTGCATCCAGTGACTCTGGTTCTACTAATGTTATATAGTAGCTGTCAGCTTCTATGTCTTTAGCTTTAGCTAGTACTGAAGCTAAGCCAGTAACTGACCTCCCTATATATATAATTTGGTTGTCCTTAATAAGGAAGTACACCATGTTAAGATTTCCCAACGTATCAATACTGCTACTCTTTTCCAGTATAACCTCTAAGGATTCTTTCATCGCAGTACCTGCAATTTCTTTCATCTTGTTTTTTTCCATAAAAATACACCCCCGATAAATTTTTAGTTCTCCGTATTTTAAAAATGGTGGGGCGGGTGGTTACGGAGGATCACCACTTTTTTCGATAGCTAGTCTAGCCCCACATAAATAGTATAGGTCAGTCTTGTAAAAATCTAACCTATTTTTATATACCCGAAAAACTTTATTTTGTTAAGCTTATCTCCTGTTATTAGCACCTGCTATAATCGGCATACTCCAATTCTCTACTGCTTCTGGTTCATCTGTTGAACAAATCCATGCCGCCCCGCACCTAGCATCTGAGAAGTCTTTGCTACCACCTTTCTTTACTGGCGGGTGGTCTATTTTATTTCCATTAATTAACTGAATATACTTTAATTCCTCATTAGCATTTCTACGCTTATCTTCCGGGTCATCTATCGTATGATCCAGTAGCTCTATATTAGACGTATATATTAGCCCTTTTAGATTCTGGTATATCTGTACTTGGAATGGGTTAGAGAAGTTTTTGTCTTCCGCGTCCACCCCGTACATCATCAACCTCTGCACTACATCTGCAGAGTTAAATTTATCAAATATAGCCTTTTTAACAAATACCTGTGTGCATATCTGCTCCAGTATATCTGCTACATTTAGTAAGTCTACTGGTAACCTGTCTTTTTTGGATGGCTTCCATTCTATGAGTAAATCCTCTACAGGTTTGTTTACCCATTTACTTACTGTCTCCCCCTCCTCAGTTACTTCTATGAGGGTGGGCTCCCCATGCATTAAACAAATCGCATAACTGTCTGTATTTACCCCACCGTCCCCGCCAATGTAGTAAGTGTAAGCAGGGTCAAGTACAAGATTATGCAACTGTAATCCAGTAAAATGCTTCTGTACCCCATTATGGAGGGTGCGGGTGGTGATAACCTCTTCTATTATTAAACCAGAACATTGTGCTTTCTTACCCAGTTGTATTGCATCATCTATACGCTCTGGGAACTTAAATAATCCCTCTGCATATTTAGGTGCTATACACTCGTACTTAAGGGCAGAGCCTTCAGGGTCCCTTTCGTAGTCTTTCTGTAAGCTTTCCCTGCTAATAGTTGGATTAACCTCCCAAGAGGCACCTGTTATACCGTATACTTGCGGATCTGTAAATGACTCATTAAACTTCATGTTCATCATGTCCCCCTCATGGCGGGGGTAACTAATGAAAATTAGTAAAATATTATTATTATACCTCGATAGCGCAGACGACCTTAATATTGAATATGAGTCCTCCGCTTTCTCTGGTTCAAATCCTGCAATCTCGTCAAATATTACAACCAATGGGTTGAAACCCTCAAAAGAGTCTGCCTCGGAGTGGGCGGAGTGGGCGGTTATGTTCTTATAAAATCTTACTTGATTTTTAGTTGTCTGGAACTCGTTAGGTAATGCACCTGGTGTTTCAGCGGGATTGTATAGTACCTTCTTAAACCATCCACAGTTAGTGAGGCGGGCCTTGAACTTCTTAAAAAATACACTGTTAGCTTGGTACGCATTAATTGCTACGTTAATAACGTCGATTGGTTCATCTTGGCCGAAGTTGAAATAACCTTGAGGGTCATTCATGCAACACAGAATATAACACATATATGCCAAAATTCCACTGGCAAGAAAGTCCTTACCACTACCTTTTCCCAGCATGCATGCGATTTCTGTTATTTGTTGTAATGTTTCATCACAAGCTGTTTTATCGCCTGTAAGTTTATACTGGATCACATCGTTTACCACTTCAAGTAACTCTGTTTGCTTTCCAGGGTAGGGGGATTCACCTAAATAATCTTTGCTTTTAAAGAAAGTAACTAGATCAACTGGGTCCTCTCGCCATGCACCAGTTTTTACTATATTATTCTCAGCTAGATTAATAAAATCTTGTAATAAGTTCTTCATCTGCCACCACCACCGAACATATCACCAAACCACTTAGTACCTTTTTTATTTTTTAATTTATCTATTATAATAGGTATTGCTTCGGGTGAAACCTCTTTTACTGTTTCCATGATAATTTCCATAAACTGTTTTATGTTGTCATAGTCACTAATTTCTCTCTGTATCTCTATCATTAGCTTTAGTGTTTCCCGCATCTCACCTGAAATAGCCTTAAAGTGATGTGGATTCATTACCCTACCTTTGTCTGCTGCTGCTTCTTCCATAGTGTCAAGTATATTTCTTGCTTTACTATACAAGTCAGAAGTCTCACGCACTATATCTATATTGTTATTTACAACTTCTACTAGTCTTTTTTCGTTACTTTTTACTACTTCCTTGCTTATTCCCGCCACCTTTTCAATAAACCTACTAACAGTGGCTGCACTTAATTCCTCACCATCAGGCAGCTTACCAGAAGATGTTATCTCATCTACAATTTGTCTGTATGTTAACCCACTGTAGTATAGAGAAGCTATTTCTTCTTCTAGTTTGTACTTCTCTATTTTAGATTGTGCCATTTTAACCCCTCCCCAAAAATTTTTCTACATATATAGGTTAGTCCAGATAAAAATTTACTTAACTTTCAGCGGCGGGCGCGGTATATAATAATGTACCAAAATTATAATCCTCCGTTATATTTTGTGTTTCGCCTTCCCCTCTCCAATGCAGGTTGGGGGAGGTGCTACATAACCGGTAGAGATATAGATGCTCTGTCGCTAGTGGCTAAAAGTTAAGCCTTAAATTTTAATTCGAGGAGGAGTAAAATGAAAAATTTGCAAGTAATTCGAGGTGTAAGAGGTTATTTAGACGGAGATGGCGTTGCAATGCTAAATTTGGAAGACTGTGCTAGAGGATTAGGCTTCACAGAAACTAAAGGTGACTACATTAGATGGTAGAGACTAGAGGGATACCTAGCGGAATTTGATTTCTCCACTTGTGGAGAAAGGCCAGAGTACATCCCAGAAAACATTTTTTACAGGTTATGTATGAAAGCGAAAAATGCAGTAGCAGAAGCTTTTCAAGCTAAGGTGGCTGATGAGATTCTACCAGCCGTTAGAAAGCATGGCGCGTACATGACAACAGAGGTGATTGAAAAGACATTGTCCGATCCTGATTTCATCATTGGTTTAGCTACTGCATTAAAGGAAGAAAAACAAAAGCGTATGGCGGCGGAGGCAGAGATTCAAGTTATGCAGCCTAAAGCACTATTCGCTGATTCAGTATCAGCATCTAGTACCACTATCTTAGTAGCAGATCTGGCAAAGTTATTAAAACAAAATGGTATCGACACTGGGGAGAAAAGATTATACGCATGGCTTCGTGAAAATGGTTATCTGATAAAAAGAAAGTGTGCCGATTATAACATGCCCGCTCAAAGGTCTATGGACTTAGGACTATTTGAGATTAACGAATCTACCATCAATAGACCAGACAAAGAACCAATTATTAGAAAAACCACTCGTGTAACAGGTAAAGGGCAGCAGTACTTCATAGATAAATTTATAAAGCATTTAGCTAGTGAATTTTAGCAGGGAGCCTCTAAACAGCTCTCTTGTGTTTAGAAGAAGGGGCGGCAATATGGAAGTGCAAATAGAAAAGATAGTAGCGGAACTACTAATAAAACAATTAAAAACAGAAAAAATACGTGTACTTATAATAGGAAGAAACTGAAAAGGTTTTAAACTAGGACTTGCTCCGGGGGAGCAGAGGCAGAATGATGTTTTAATTCAATTACATGGTATAGATTTTTTAATTGAACAGCCTTTATACGATAGGTTAAATAGTATTAGAGTGTATTTAGCAGGACCAAACTTTCATGCTATATATGTAGAAAAGCCCAAATGATACGTCTTTTTGGGCTTTTGTTCCATCTCTAAACCTCGCATTGTTTCGTTAAAAATATTGATTTTTAAAAAAGTTATTCACATTTTTATAAAATTTAGTTTCACAATTGCCTGAAAACCATTATATTTTGCAGGACTAAAGTCCTGCTGTTTGTCGAAACTTGCGGTAGAAAGTTGCAGGACTTTGGTTTGTTTTGGAGAATCGAGTAGGTGGGAGGTGATATTGTGGACTATGAGGTTGTTAAACCAAATCTAATTACGCAATGCAAGAAGGAGAAAGAGTTCAATAAGAGGATGCAGAAGACCTTAGGGAAGAGAATGAAAAGAATGTCTAGTCTTACCTTATCTTATTCACAATGTTTGCCAATAACCGAGTTATCTGGAAATTTGCGTTTACTTATACATCAACATGAAAAAGGATTCTCATTTAAAATTGTTAGTACCTCAGAAAAGATAGGTTATGTATTTGCTTTACTAGAAGAAGAAATAGTGAACGTCTATTTTGTAGATGGCGAAGAAATTTTTGAGGAAAGGTCTGTGATTGGTCGAGGTATTATCGGAACTTTAGTAGCGGGTCCCTTAGGTGCTATTATTGGTGGTCTTAGTGGCCTAAGTCAAGCAAAGGCACAAGATAAATATATGATTATAAAAACCAATGAATATAACATTATTTTTAAATTTATATTATTTGAGAAGCTTCAAATTGGGATACTTCAAAAAGATTTTAAAAAAGCTTTGAAAGAAAAAATAATAACAAAAGATTCTAAAAGACAACAAGAACTGAAATTTTTGGATAAACTATAAAAATCATATCTAAAAATGCTTTCATATAGAATTAACAACCAACCATCCTTCTAATTCTGCAAAAGGTTTTATAAAGATAAACGGATGAAGTTCTCATTCCCTTCATCCATTTACTTATTTTAGATTGATGTTGGAAAATAATGCTTCACAACCATAATCCTCTAAAAATTCCTCAAAACTAATAGGGGCATCATCTACTCCCTGTGTCTCGCACCAGTCTTCGTGTATTATTAGATATATTTCGTACTTATACCTTAGTTCATCTCTGGTCATTTACCCTTCCTCACCCCTGCCATTATCCTGAATTTGTACACACATGCTTCTGACAATAGGTTCCTGTCTCTGTTTCTGATTCTGATATGTGGGCACACACACTTTCCATTGGAGCCATTATACATCTTAAGCCATTTACAGTTATAACACTTCTTTTTTAAATCCGCTTGAGAATATTTATACCTTAATTCATCTCTATTCATTTACCCTTCCTCCTTATCCTCTTTTGTTTCCTGTTGGCAGCATATGTTAAAAACTCATCTTCTGATAGCTTTTCTTTCGCCGCCCGCCTTGCTTTTAAACCCTTATAAATCAGGCTTACAGCTTCTTCTTTGCCTAGAACTTTCACTAAAACACCACTTCCTTTCTTACTTTTATATACCGGAAAAATAATAAATAGTTAAGGGTTAACTTTTGCGGGCGAGCACGGTAAGTAATAATAGGAAAGGAAGTGATGTTATTGGTTTTTCTTGCCATATTTTACTTATCATCTGTGGTTGTTTTTTATTCTTTCATTTTTGCCTTGCACCTAAAATGTATTGCTGATGGAGGGTTTTATGGTCACTTATCAACCAGACTTGATAAACCTGAATCTGATAGTTCCTTGTCAGGAACTATGGTGCTAGGATTACTGCCTGTGCTTAACTTGATCGCAGTACTAATGCTGTTCTTAGTGGTATTCAAAGGTTTAGACTTAGGGGAATTATAGAGGGGGGAGGATGGAGTTTCAATGAAAATTTACATTGCAGGTAAGATAACAAAGTGCCTTAACTTCAAGGCTAAGTTCGGGGCCGCAGAAGAGAAACTATGTGCGGAGGGGCACATAGTAATGAATCCTGCGGTGCTACCCGGTCGGTTTGACTTCGATGACTACATGCATATTTGCTATGCCATGATAGACGTGTGCGATGCAGTATACTTTCTAGACAACTGGCAGGATAGCAGAGGTGCTAAACTAGAAATGGAGTATAGTATTGCATCTGGCAAAATGGTATTATTTGAAGCTATGCAGGCTGAAAACCTTGGGAATATGATGATTTAGTAGAATGTATAGAAGTGCGCCAAGTGGAAAAGGCAATTAAGATATAGGAACCAGTAAAATAAGAGGAGGAAATTATATGAGTGAAAAGGTAAATCGAATGGACATTAAAGAATTTAGAGAAATGGGTCTATTAGCAGAGCTTAATAGGGCTTTCTTACATCCTTTGGGATTGGCCTTGGAGGTGTGCATAGAAGATGATGGCACTGAAAAACTTGGCGGCATACAGGATTATCGGGATGACCCAGAAGGAATGCTTTATTCAAAAGAGTATTTCCCTGCTGATAAAATCAAAAAAGCACAGGACTTTATCGCAGGAAAACATAAACAACGATGGGAAGCTTTAGGGTTTATTTACCAAGATGTGGATAATCCAGAATAGGTGGTGGTGCAATGCTTTTTCAAGAATTAGATGCATGGGCATATGATATTGAGCTAGAGTATAATTACCGTAATGGTATTAGCAGTAAGAAAAAGAGACAGCATGTGAAGCTATGTGCTCTAAGAGATGCCTTATACGCTAAGTATAAAGAGGAATTTGAGAAGTCACACAACCCAAGATCTTTTAGTATACCTGCGCCAAAGTGCTGTGGCTTAAGATCCGGTATAATTCCGCCACCACCACCTAATAAAAGTGTTAAAATTCAGTAAAAAGGGAGATGATAGAAGTTAGTGTTTACTAGCTTCTATTACTTTATGGAGGTGGTTGTGTGTCTAGAGGAATACATGTGAACAAAACGTGGGGAAACTACGCTGTTGGATTCGAGAGAGTTACAGTAATGAAGTGGTTACGTTGTCCCCGCCCACTGGTGCTATCCAATAGTGTGTTCATATCTTTAGAAAGTGCACTATACTAATAATAACCTCCTTATTATATAAATAGCTCTTTTAAAGAGCAACCCTCACCTTTTATTTGGCGGGGGTTTTTTCTATCAGTACAAGTTTATTTAAATTGTGGGCGGGATCAATCAAAGTCACCATAAGATAAGTCTTCATCAACAAATGAATCTAAGATGTTGCACATATTACCAATAAAAATTTCGGTGTATTCCCTAACAAAATCATCTAGTGTACAAATAATATCCCCACCCCATTCAATGCCACATTCATCTGTTGCTAAAGTGTGTTCACCCATCTCTTTGTGTTTTAGGAGCTTTGTATCATCTACCATCTCACTGATTACCTCATCTAAATCCCAACCTTCTTGAAGCTCTAAAAACTGTTTTACTGCCATTAATGTTTTCTTATCTACTTTCATATTTATCCTCCTCATCTATTTGTTTGGGTATTACAGGCGAGGCGACGTAGAAACTACAATCTGTAATCCCTTTCCTGTAACACTCTTCACCAACATGTAAAGCTATATGCTTACAGTCAGAACAAGTTTTTCTTTTGTGGCATGAATTGCATAAACAAGACCACATACTGTTGCCCCCTAATCATTAGTAAGAATGTTGTAACAATCTGTTACAATTTCAATCTGGTGTAACACATCGTCAATTGCATCATGCGCGTTGTTGTTTTCATATCTTGCCAGAAACTGCTCTCTTGTCTTGCCTACCTTAGTGTAAGCCAGCTCTAAAATTGTCCTCACGTCTCTATCGTTCCTGTAGTTTATAGGGTACTTAAGTCCGAGATTCTCCATCTGAGTTCTAATGAGGTTGTTATCAAACAGTGTCCCATCCCCCCACAAGTATACGGCACCTTCCTGCTCGTTCAGCCACCTACAAAAACATCTAACTAAATCATCACTTGACATACTTCCTCTATTTAAAATATCCTGTAGAAGCTCTTTATTGGTGTTTAGCCACCACTTAATAGTTGATCCGGTTGTTTTCATTGTTTCATTCATAGTAATATTTGCACATTCGTTAAATATTCTTCCTACATACCCTGTTCTAATATCAAATGTGGCGGCTGCAAGCTGGATAATATTAGAATCAGGTTTATTACCTAGTGTCTCAATATCAACCATAATATCTGTTCTACTTGAAACTGCGGGCGGGTAGTCATCAGCTTTTATAATAACCTCAGTGACTACCCTCCTCTCTTTACGCCATCCTTCTTCGCTCTTAATATAAACGTCTCTTTCCACATTCTCATTAATTCCCATATCTATCCCCTTCCCATTCTATTTAATATTTACAAAGTAAGTGATCCATAGGCTCCACCACTCTTAGGCGTGCCTACGTGGGCGGGTGAGCTAAGCAACATTTAATACATATACTTCTATTGCACCTCTACCCTTTTTACAGAATGTCCAGCCACTTTCAATTTCAAAACCTTCGGGCATTCTAGGATAGTATCTAATAAAATCTTCGGATATGTCATCTGTTGTAAATTCTGGGTTTTCGTCTAAAAATGAAAAGTCGGACTCTAGTTCATCACAATCATGCATACACCAATCTAGAAAATCTTTCTTAGATTTAAACAAGTCTTTTCTTCCAACTATGCCAGTTAAAGAACCACAACCACCCTCGTAAAATGCCATTGTAGTAAATTTACTCATTTTCTCTCTCCTCCTTTCATCCCAGTCACCCCCTATAAAAATTTATCTGTGGGCGGGGGCCAGGCATAACTCTGTAAATCTAGGTAAAGTCTTAATCCAATCACAATAGTACTGCCACTCTTCCAGCTTATGGTTATGCCTTTGATTATACTTTGATTTAAGTTGTAAATAGTTATCAGTAATTCTTGCTGTCAACTCTAGTCCCATAGGACAGTTTGATATTACTCTCTGGAACTGTTCTTGCTTTTCTGCTTTTGTTGCTCCATACATCTGGTTGTACAAGTTTATTTCTTCCTTTAAGCTTTCTTTAACATCTTCCCTTACATAAGGGTTACACATTTCATTGATATCCATTCTCAATATCCTATGCATCTTGCTCATTGAGGCTATATAATCGTGAAAATGATACCGGTCAAACTGTCTCCAAAAATATTCAGGGGCGACCATGTCGTACTGTACGATAATACCCTTTAATCCACAGTCATGGCCACTATTAGGTGTGGCGTTGCCTAAGTGTTTCATTCTTTTTAAATGTTGGTCGTATGTGGGAGGCAATTCCTCATCTTTTAATACTCGGCATATCTCATTAAATTCGTATTCTGGGTATGTCCCAGACATCATTGGGTACCCACTGGCCAGAATTGACTCCTCCAGCCCGTAAACTTTAACATTTGATATTTTCATGCTACTTTCCCTCCTTTTGTCTTCTTATTTATATACCGTATAAAGCGACAAGAGTTAAGCTCACTGAAACAAGTTTGTCAAAAAATTTCCCATAGGTCTTCCTCCCCCACTGAAACACTTTTTCCAAAAAATTTCCCATTGGTATCACAACGCACCCCCGCCCGCAGGGCGGTGTACAACAATTCCAAGGCACTGGGGAGGGTAAATGCTTATTGACAATATTTCCCTTTAAATTACTTAAATTCTTTTTAATTAAAAGCATTGACGGAGTTCGTGATGCTTGCTATGTTGACAATGTACCACGACGGTACAGCAACATAGATTCTTGATAATTTAATAAAGGAGGAAGTCAATATGACACGTAACGAAAAGATATCTTGTATAAGAGGGTTATACCTTGCAAGGGGCTACGAAGAAATAAAAAGTCCTTGTGGTACATATTACTTTGTTAAAGGCAGTAACCTTATAAAAGTACGGTAGGACTTGTTTCCTGCTCCCTACCACCTAATATAGGTGGTAGGCAGGAGGGAATAAAATCCCTACTATACATACAAGAGGAGTTTGATGGAAATGATTAAAAACAGTAGAGTAGAAGTAAACGAAGAGGGTAACATAGTTATCACAGTATTAACAGGGGTAGACACTAACAAAGAACTGCACGAAAACATCGAGGATTTAAAGAAAGTAGGCAGAATGTATATCCCAGAGACAGGTCAAAAAGGAAAGCCTTGTTTATTCTTTGCAGAGTTTGAAGGTAAATCACCTTATCAGAAGTACGACGAAGTAATAGTAAACGGTATTAAAATGAAGCTAACATTGAGTGTTAAAGTAGAAGAAGAAGAATTAAACCGGGCGGCGGAATTGAAACAAGCAAGAGAAATAGAAAAGAAAAGACTAGAGGGAGAAACTGCTATCAAGGAGAACCAAGATTTAAAGCAGCAACTAGCGAATATGCAGGCTATGTTAAATGAATTAATGGCAGACAAGAAGAAAGGAAAGAAGGCATAGTGCCTTCCTTCCTTGCGGAGGTGGCAAGCGTGGTAGTACTGTATGCACTAGAGATTGACCATAAACAAAGACTTATACCTATACAAGCACCGACAGAGACTTTATGTAAGACACATTTAGAAAATCGTATGGGGCACTTCCCCTATACCCTGCTTAACACGCAAGTGTTCGGGTCCTGGGATGAGTACAATTATATGTTCGGAGGCATCTAGCCTCTTTTTTTGTGTCCTTTTTTATGCCCATGAGTTGTATACTATAGCGGCTTCAAAATTAACCCTTGAAAATGCACTTAGTGGCTTTAAAAACAACCCTTGAAATTTCAACGTTTCATTCTTTAACCTCTCACAATATACATTATGAGAGGTTTTATTTTGCCCTATATCGCCCTTCAAATTAACCCTTGAAAGTCCTATACCTGCCTGCAGGATTAGTAGCAAAGCTACTATATCGACTTTAAAAACAACCCTTGGTTTTGCAAGTTTGTTATGTTAATCTTGCAGAAAACAGCTAAAATCGGAGTCTCACACTAGGAATAAGTGACGCCAACTAGGTATCAATATTGCATATTAGTCATATTATGTGATGTCTACTAGTACATAACCATCTATATTGGCTTTAAAAACAACCCTTAAAAAGTGAAATATTACTTGAAAAGTGTAATTTTACACTATTGGAGGTGAATAAGCTGACGAAGCCTAGCAAATCTATAGATAAAAATAGCAAATCTACCTGCAAAGCAGGATCAATCAAAGATTGCACCTCCGAAGGAGGATCATTCGTAGAATGTACAGATAAAAATAGCGAAAGGACTGGTGAGTATGATACTAAAGGAAAGGATATAGCTAAAGTAATGATAATGTTATTACAGTAATTATATACTATCAGTTGTAGTCTCTGCCCCCGCCCCCACTTTTAGGGGGCTTATGTGGTATATAACAATTGAAAGGATGAGATATTATGAAGTTACAAGATGTATTTAACATGTCTGAGAGCACAGTATTTCAGTGTGTTACACAATTACAAGCTACTGAGTTTCTACGTACACTACTTAATGAAGATCGTGTATCAACAGTGTATTGGGATGTATATAAAGAGAACACATGCTATGAGCTGTCTGAGGGTATAGTATCCTATGGTAGCACTGGTCATTTCTTGGATAATGGCTATAGTGTTGCTAGATTTAATGGATGGTCTGACTGATACTACCCGCCCCACCAAATTTGAAAAGAGGTTAAAACATGAGAAAAATAAAGTTTATTGGTAATGATGGATTAGCTTATGCTTTGTTTAAGGATAAGATATACACACCTATATATGAGAGTGAAGAAAATTATTTAGTTAAGAATGAAGTCAATGGTAATTCTATTGTACCAAAATGTAAATTTATAGTTATTAAAGATGAGGGTAAGGATTATACAGGCTAGAGGATTTCTAGCCCCCCGCCCCACCAGATAAAAATTTAAGGAGGAGATTATTGTGAGAGGAATTAGTACCAGAGGAAAGAATACGTATAGTGTTATGAATCATTGTGGTTTTAGTGGTGTTACTATTGTGAAAGAAGGATTTAAACTACATATCCCGCCCCACCAGATAAAAAAGGACGGTGGCTTTAAGAAGACAGTGGCTAAGATGCTACTGTCTTTTGATTTAGATGGACTTATGTCACGTGGTATAAGCATACAGTAACGAATAGTTTCATAATGCGGAACAACTTTCTGTTAACAGCTTAGTTGTTGTTCCGTATCGTGAAACAACTTAATAAAAATGTAAAAATTAAGTAAGTAGCGAAGCTGCTATAGCGGCTTTAAAAACAACCCTTGAAAAGAGTCGTAGAGGGAAGTTTACTTTTCCCCTTAACTTCTTGCGATTATCACGGTATATATTAATGTAACCTGCTGGGAGCCTATCTCAGCAAATAAAATTTAAGGAGAATTGCAAATGGAAGAAATTAGAGGTTTTAAAGTTTTTAATCCTGACTGGACTTGTAGAGAGTTTCAATATGAAGTGGGTCAAACGTATAAGCAGGAAAGAAAACCAAGTATTTGTGACACTGGATTTCACTTTTGTAAAGAAGCAAAGGATTGTTTCAACTATTACAGATTTGACCCAAACAATAAGGTTGCAGAAGTTGTTGCACTAGGTGAAATTGCAGAAGAAGGTGACAAATGCAGCACTAACAAGATTGAAATTGTCAGGGAAATTCCTTGGGGTGAACTGCTATCTTTGGTGAACCTTGGAAAAGGCAATTCAGGTCTTTGCAACAGCGGTGATTGGAACAGCGGTGATTGGAACAGCGGTAATTGCAACAGCGGTGATTGGAACAGCGGTAATCGCAACAGCGGTGATTGGAACAGCGGTGATTGGAACAGCGGTGATTGGAACAGCGGTAATCGCAACAGCGGTGATTGCAACAGCGGTAATCGCAACAGCGGTGATTGGAACAAGGCTTCCAATGTTGCAGGGTGTTTCAATACAGAGCAGCACAAATTAGTGTTCTTTGACAAAGAAACAGACATGACCTTTGAACAATGGAGAATGTCAGATGCATATTACTTAATGAGCCAAATTGATTTCAGACCTACTGAATGGATTTATGAAGAAGATATGACTGATGAAGAAAAGGCGGCACACCCTGAATATGAAACAACAGGCGGTTATTTGAAGAAACGTAACAATAAAGATTCATGCATTAACTGGTGGAACGGACTGCCCGAAGCAAGAAGAGATGTTATCAAGAGCATTCCAAACTTTGATGCTGAAAAGTTCTTTGAGATTACTGGAATCAGAGTGTAATAACATAGGAGGTGAAAGTATGGGACTAGAGTTAAAACGGAGTATTGTCATTAGTGCAGTAGCCGCCCACACGAGGTTACCACTTATTTACGTAACAGGATTGTTTGATAGTCTTGTTGTGGGTGGGGCAATCAGTAGTAATACTTCTATATATGATACCACTAGTATTCTTATGGAGTCTGTCTAGCCCCGCCCCACCTACCCACTGACTTCCTTAATTGGAAGTCTTTTTTATTGTCATCAGTCATTCATGCATAAAAATCTATAGAGGGAGGGTTGCATATGAATACTATTTTAGGTGTCACTGATAGAAATATTGAAAAAGAAATACTGCTTGGAATCAATGAAAGAGCGTATGAAGCAGGAATAATTGACTATGAACTTTATACTAAAGCTAGGGCAGACCTAGAAAAATTATAGCCTTTCCCTGTCTTCGTAGTATTCATGCCTAAGAATCTTGTCTAGTGATGGACAGGTATTGGTGACGTAATTAAGCTTTTACAAGAGATTAAAAACAAAGTTAAAAAGCTAAATAATTAGGAGGGGTTAAAATGGATGATATTAAATTATGCAAGTCTGCACTAAATGACTGGTTTGAGTATTACATAAGTGGTAAGAAGTTAGCAGACTGGTGCACACATAACGGTAAGAGCGAGGAAGAGTTGTCTACCGTGTCAAAGCAAATGTCCGCTAGGTTTAGGTATGGCACAACAGACGCAGAAATTATACCCATTATAACCAAGGCTAAAAGGTATTGGTATGACGAGTATCTTAAGTTTAATGGCAAAGTTGTAGATGCAGTAGAGTGTGCAGAAGGCGACTACAGTACTGTTAGGGGTAGGTTCGGATCAGTCACAACTGAGCTCAGCAGGTGGAAAGACTTTAAGGCATCAGGTGAATCACTTGAGAGTTACGTTAGTAGTTCTGCCCCCACCCAGTCTACTGGTCATTTCAAGCTACTCAGTGCTGTATACGATGGTTATGAACCCAGCAACAACAATGATATTGAATTTACTTTTAGTCAGGAGGTATACATCCCTTCCACCAAAGAGGGTTTTACCTCCTCAAATGAGACAACAGATACAACAAAGATCGACAAATTAACTGATAAGACACCAGAAGTTGATAAGGTCCAGCGAAGCCGTACAGTGTCATTTAAAATAAATGGTAAGGCTATTGAAATACCTGAAAACATGTTTGAACGTGCGATGGCGTGCATTTAGTGAAAATATATTATAAGGGAGTGTTTTTATGAAAATGAGTTTAGCGGGTAAGACGTTGAAAGTTAACGTAGCGGCAGGTGTAACTGACCTAAGAAATTGTAGCAACGGTTTATCTGAAATTGTGCGAGAACACTTTAAAATGGACCCTACAAATGGTCAGATGTATGTATTTGCGAATAGAAACCGAGATATGATTAAGATTATGTGGTATGACATACCAGATCAAACTAGGCACTTGCATACAGTAGAAGCAGAAAATAGATTTAGTTTCAGTTGGCTAGATGGTACTAAAAAAGGTACTGCTAAAATAACTTATGCTGAGCTAAACCGCCTACTGTCTAAAAGTTACCACCAAATTTCACAGATTTCAGTATAGCGTACTTAGTCACTACCATCAAATAAAAATTTAGGAGGAGTTAAAATGGATTTAAAAAGTGTAGTAGAGGAAGCTTTAAGGTATTACCTAAATGACAATACAGGTAAGTTTGATGACGGTGAGTTTATTGATATGCGTTACTTAAAACCCAGTGGCGTAAGGGATAGAATTGTTAAAGCTATTGCAGGTAGTGGCTTAGTAGGTAGCCCGCCACCCACAAAGGTTTTTACCAGTAGGCAAAAAGAGCTAATAAAACAACTAACTGGTGACTATATAATGGATTCTGGCATTACCTTGTGTAATGCGGTAGAGGATGAAGACCCCGAGAGCCTAGAGCAAAGTATAGTCGAATTAAACGCTGCCGCAGCGGTCTACCTTTACTGCCTACAAAACACAGATGACGAAGGAACAGAATGTAACTGTAGCGGGGGGTGCAATTGTGGTAAATAGAATAGGTACGTTGTTATTTCAGGGGGTGCTTATAAGCACCCTCTTTATTTTGTGGAGAAATATTAGGAGTGAAGTCTAAAAACCCACTTAACTTCTGCTGGTCTGTAAGGTATATAAGTATAGGAGGTGTTAATGTGTGAAAAGACAATGGAGAGTTATATATTACAACGGAGTAACTACATGTGGAGATAAACAGCTCAAAGAGCTCGTACAAAGTGAGTTAGAGTTCATACATAGTATTGAGCTTATTGAAAACTATGAGGGGGCGGAGAAATGTCTAGATACTTTGTAATACAAAATAATGCAGACGGCGTATGTATCGACAGTGTGGATGAGAAAACATTGCTGGAAAGACTGAGAACAGATGAGCAAGGTGAGTCGTATTATGGGGCAGACATGGAGTTTTTGGATTATCTACCAGACATATATGCTGGTAGCTTTATGTGGGGGGACGACAATCATGTCGTTATTATTAAAGGAAATGTGGTTGTACCTAAACCTGTCAAAGTAGTCACAGAATATACACTGGAAGATGTCTAATGGGTGCTATATTAATTGCTATGCTGGTCATGTCACCTTACCTAATTGTGAGGCTATTGGTTAGGTAGCATAGTTAAAATAAATTTAGGGAGTGGTATTCTTGAGAAAATATGTTGAAGGTTTGTTAAAAGATCATGAGGTAAATGGTGCTGTGGTATTCAATTGCACAAATGAATCATACGCCATTACCCTTCTATCTAGCTTAGATAACTTAGGTTACACATGGTTGTCTGGTGAGAACTTGGACCATCACTTATGGTGTGGTGGCAGTAGTTGCTATAGGGTTGACATCATCAGTAAGGCAGTAACGTGGGGAGGCAGGAGCCTATATGAAAGACACAATTGTAAGATAGTTGAATTTAAGGGGCAACCTATTAGTATAATAGATATCCTAAAGGATAATGCACAGAATGTTGCTGATAACATGGGCCCCGCCCGCCTGACAGATACTGATATATTCTGGCTTGAACTTGCATACGTGGCGGTAAAGGACAACAATTTAGATATTTTCTCTTATGATAAAACAGAATACCTCTTGTGTGTGACTATGGAGGTACCTGCAGTGGCATGTTCATCACATACTCCATACAGTAAATACTACGAAGTGAGCATTAGCTTAGACACGCTAGCTATTGTTTTGTCAGTACCTACTGCTGATATAGTCAGGTCAGTATTAAGCTTACGCCCCCCGCTAAATTTTAAAAAGCTAGTAGTAGGGGTGGGTGTTAGTGGAGAGTAGTGTAAGAGTTAAACTCATAGATAGATACAGAGTAGCCAGTAATGTATCTGTCCTACTTATGATAGGCGTAATAGCGTTCCTGCTTCACATGCTAGGTGACGAATTTAATGATTTAAACCTGCAGGTAGAAGAACTACGAACTGCAAATAGTGATCTACAGATATCTCTTACACAAGCATTACTCTATACTGAGGCACTTGAAGCTGAAGTGGTAGAACTTAAAGTAGAAAATGAAAAGCTTAGGACTTTTAGAGCAAAGGTTACTGCTTATTCTCCTTACGATGACAGGAATGGTATTAATTCTAGTGGTGACCCGAGCGTAACTGCTACTGGCACCCGCCCGCGTATTGGGGTGGCGGCAGTAGACCCAAAAAAGATTCCATATGGTTCAAGATTATTAGTCCCTGGGTATGGTGAGGTCACCGCAGAGGATACAGGAGGTGCTCTGAGACAGTATGATGGCTACGCTATAGATGTATTTATGGACACCTATAGTGAGGCTATGTCGTTTGGCGTGAAATACATCGATGTAAAAATATTAGACCACTAACAAGTGGTCTTTTTGTATGGGCTAATTTATTAGCCCTTAACTTTTTGCTGAGTACCCAGTAAGTATAGTAAAGGAGGAATGTTAGATGGTTAGAATCAATGCAGCTAAGGTAGATAAGTACCTACATATCACAGAGGAGAAAAAGAAAGAGTGGCTGAGACTGTTTCCCTTCCTTGAGTTTGATAGGTTTGGGCGGGCAAGTGTAGGTAACATACAGGTAGATGATACAGCGTTGGCAGAAGAGTTGTACAACTTTGTATTGAGTGAAAGCTTTTTTAATGCGATAAAGATATGGGAGAACAAGAATGAGTTGAAGCTACCAAATTACTTTGACATAGCCCTTAAAAGGTTTAACTGCGGTACCACTCGCCTTGTTGCGAACAGCGAAGTGTACCTATGTAGTACGGCGGGCGGTGAGGACAAGCATATGAGACTGTCAAAGATACTTGCACAAATACAGGCAATATGGGAAAAGGAAACATGTCCTGAGTATTCAGAGTTAAGAAAAGAAATTAAGAAGCTAAGAAAAGAAGGGCTCACTTTTTCAAACAGTCTTGAGTTAGTAGATCTAAGTGAGAAGAAAAAGAGCCTAGAAATAGGTAACTTCTATGTTGCCTACGACCACTTTCAGAACGCTATAAAAAAGGGTACTGAGATGTGGCTTTCTATTAACCCGCTAGACTTGATTACTTCTTCGGGTAATCAAGGGGATAACCCCACAAGATTTGACTCATGCTGGTCACTTGAAATGGAGCTAGCCTCAGATGAAATTCATGTTGACAGATCTGGTTGTCATTCATCAGGTTCTGCTTGTTTGAACATGGGAAGAATTACAAACCGAGGTATATTATTCATAAAAAATGGTAGGACACTTAATGTTCCCGGCACAGACTTCGATTTTATCGGTTATTCAGAAAGATCCCATGTTTGGCTTGATGAGATATGCGGAAACAGTAGTCTCTTCTTAGAAAGGGTATACCCTTCTAAATGTTACGAAAGGAGACGTGACTGGTTTGAGGCATTAACCAAGTCAGGTTTTGATGTAAAAGAAGAATCCTGCAATACAGAAGAATTTGATTACCAAGATAGTGAAAACTTGAATAACTACTCAAATAAGTCGGGTGGCGCATTGTTCCTTGATAACGTAGCTATTACATCTGGTACATTGTACTATTTAAACGGTTGTAGAATGGATTATGACTACGATGATAACATAGACGGAATCATAGAAGCTGTTTATTGTTGTGAATGTGGGGATTCCACAGATAGTGATGACAGGTACGAAGTAGGTGGTAACATATATTGCAGTTACTGCTTTAATGATAGATATGTTAGTTGCCAATATTGCGGGGAGCCTGTAGAAATCAATAATGCAATTGAGATAGAAGGCTACTACTACTGTGAGTACCACGCTAACGTAAGAGGTTGTCAGTGTGAAGGTTGTGGGGAGTGGGCATATACCGAGCACATGGAAGAATACAACGGTGATTATTACTGCCGTAGCTGTTTTGATGAACACCACACTTACTGTGCAAATTGTGGTGAAGCTGTCAGTTACAATGATGCAGTTGAATTAGAATATGAATACTACTGTGAAGACTGTGTATCAGTTTACAGTTCGTGCGGTAGTAAGTATCCAGTATCTGATGGTTACTTTGTATGCAAAAATTGTACAAACGAAGGGGTGGCATAGATGAGAAAACAGTTATTGAAAGACTTATTGCAGATTAGCTCAGTGTCAGGTAAAGAAGAGCTGGTAGTACCCGTTATATTAGATGAACTAGAGAGTTTAGGTTTCACCGCCCACCAAGATGCTATTGGGAACGTATTTGCTACTAGAGGAAAAGGTCCTTATCCACTACTTAATGCACATATGGATATAGTAGACATACAAGGTTATGGTTGGTTTTATGGGCAAAATGACAATATCTATGATGCCAGTTATTACGAAAACTTAATGAGTTACGGTTTAACCTGCGGAGACTGTGTCAACTACAATTACTGTAAACTTCTTAATCCTCTTTTGTGTGAACACTTTGAGGTTACCGGTGAAGCTGCGTATATACTAGAAATAGCAGAACTCGACTATCTCATGCCCGAAGATGTGGATATGGCTGACAATTTTTGCATCACTGAATCTTATGGGGTTTTAACAGGTTCAGGTGAGAGGGTTCTTGGTGGTGATGATAAGTGTGGTATATTTATAGCCCTTGAGCTGGCTAGGCTTCTCCCCCGCCAACCCTTCAAAATCCTATTCACTGTGCAAGAGGAAGAGGGCTGCGTTGGTGTGAGACATGCGGTTAAAAATAAAAAGTGGTTTAAAGACATCCTGTATGCTCTCGTGATAGATCGTAAGGGTGGTGATAATCTTTTATGGTCACAGTTGGGCAGTAAAAGTTGTAGTAATAATTTTGCTTCACAACTTGCAATGAGAGGTGTTGATGCGGGTATAAGCGTTCAGGTAATGGATGGAAGTATATCAGATACCATGTACTTAAAAAATGTTGTTCCAGAAGCTGTAAATGTGTCTGCTGGTTACCATGATGCTCATACAGAAAAAGAGTATGTGGTGCTAAGCGAGGTAGCAGGTATTATAAATTGGCTTAGCCACTTTATAAGAAACTACCATGATATTAAAACTCTCTACAAACCAGTAGTACAATATAAAGCACCCAAAAAGAAAAAATCAAAGAAGTTATGTAAACGTAAGGGGGCGGTGTAGGTGATTATTGAAGTGAAGAATGTACTAAACAGCCATACAGGTATGTTGGGTGAACTTGTTCTAGTGTCTTACGTGTATAGAGACAAAGGAAGTGTTCCGTTAAACCAAGGTTTAGTAGTATTTCATAGAGGTGAGTTCATAAAGTCTTTCGTACTCACACCAGATGAGGTCACTAACATAATTGAGCATGGACAAACCGTAGTAAAAGACATTGGATATATACTCAGCTTTACCTCCACCAACCTCCAGTTATTCGAGCTATGCGGCTATGGCGGAGCAGGAGCAATACATGAAACAAACTTCAAAGTAAGACGGACGAAAGAATGGGTTTTTGAGATAATGCAACCTCTCGATTACTTCAAGCTTGATTTATCAGCAGAAACATATGGCTACAAAGGCATTCAGTTAGCTGTTATCACAGCACTACAGAATCCAATAGAGTCAGAGAACATGATACGTTGCGACCTACCTAATAGCGGTTATGCACTTATCTTTGACTACACCTTGGGTGGTGATAGCGTTGGGTAATGATCTTAAATCTTTAATAGAGATGCATCTACACCTTAGCGTGGATAGCATTCTAGATGAGTTATCTATGGTGGGTATCATACTCACCCCTCAGACGCTTAGAGTGTATATGAGGGAATTTGGTCTAGAAGATAAGCATAAGGAATTGCGGGCGAGGGCCAAGCCTAAAGACAATAGAGAGCCTAAAAAGCTTAAGCTATCCTGCCCCTACCCTACTTTTGTTCACCGCAGTGCAGCAAGAAGTAAGAAAGAAGCTGTAAAGAGAATTTATAAATAAGGAGGCAGGTTGGAATGAAGCTATATCTAAACAATGGTGCTGTAGTGCATACTACTTTACCTGAACTAGACACCTTAGCAGTAACCGATTATATACTAGACATTTTAAGGTTTTATCGTGATAAACTAACTAAAATTGAATGGTTGGGGAGCGATGCGGAATGAAAGCTGAGAATGAAAATTACATTTTGAGAATAGAACGTTATGACGATGCGGAAAGCCCCAGAGAGTGGGACAACTTGGGTACTATGTTTTGTTGGCACAGTAGACATGTTTTAGGTGATAAGCATAATTACTACGACCACAGAGCTTTTTTAGAAAGCTTTGTTAGAGAACTATTACAGGTTGAACAACTAGCAGAACCCACAAGTGTTAGTGGCTTATTTAAGGTAGAACAGAGAGGCAATAAATATGATGTAATTGACGTTAGCCTAAAGTATACTAGGTGCTCTACTAAGAACCTAACTTTAGCTAGAGAGCTTGCTTTGAATTATGCTGCTGAGGAGCTTACTGAGTACGCTACCGACGCTGAACTACTAAGCATTATTAGTGAATATGCCGTTATACTGCCGCTTTACTTATATGACCATAGCGGAATTACGATGTCCTCCTCCCCCTTCTCTTGTCAGTGGGATAGCGTACAGGTTGGGTGGATATTCTGTACTAAAGAACGCTTTAGAGAAGAAACTGGATACACTGAGGATGAGCTTTTTAATACTGATTCCTCCCGCCACCCAGCCATAGGTGAGCGAATTAAAACAGCAGATTCCGAGTGGTGGGGGCAAGTAGTTAGTGTGTATAAAGATAGCTACGCTGTAGACTTTGACTGGAATAAAATACCCTCAGCTAGAAGTTCCAAGAACATAAAAATAGTACGTAATGATGAAATTATAGAAGTAATGTCCTACCAAGCTGCTGAAATACTAGAGGAAGAAGTCGAGACATATGACAAGTACTTACGTGGTGATATTTATGGTTATGAGCTCAGCGAAAAGATTAAGTGTAATTGTTGTGGACACGTAGTACTAGAATATGTAGATAGCTGTCATGGCTACTACAGTATACAGGATATAAAAGAAAATTTAAGCAGTTCATGAACTGCTCGACAAAGCTGTGGGAGGGGTGGTGCGATGAAATACCAAATACTTACAAGATACAAGAACGGTGCATGGGAACACTGTGATTATGCAAAAGACGACTGTGAGTTAAATTACTTACTTGATGAGTACAAAATGGCATACGGAAAAGACTTTACATTCAGGGTGGAGGAGGATGATGATGAAGTATAAAACTATTGAAGAAGCTACAAAAGCATGTGTGGGTGAGTTCAATGCTATTCCCTATGCACTTATTGAAAAAGCTTATAAGAATGACATAGACAGCTTTTACGAGCTAACAAAGCCAGCTATAGGAGATTACGTTCATGTATTTAGCTTAAACAGTGAAGCTGAAATTACTGGTTATGACAGCGATACAGGTAAATACAAAGTTACTACATCTGATGGTTCAGTTAGTTTAGTAGATGAATATGCTATGGAGGTTTATTATGACGCATGGCTACCTATGTGGGGGTGGATGTGGAATCCACAAAGTTCTCTGGACGAAGAGTGGGTTGTAGATAATCTCCAGACTGTATCAGACTTAGGCGTTAGAATCTATGAGTGCGATGAAGTAGGAATTTTATTAGGGATTGACGGGGCGGGGTACAAGCATTGGATACCGCTATACAAAGCGAGGGGGCTGAGGTGGCATGAATAAGCTTGAGAGACTTAAGCATGATATTATGTCAGTTCACACATTTGAACAATTAAAAGAGTTACTAGTAGACTTAATTGAAGTTGTAGATGGAGAAAACACTACGTATGAATACTGTAGTTGCTGTGAGCGTGAGGTAGAGATACCTGCCGATACGCCCTCACGTTGTCCGAACTGTGATCAACCCATTCTCCCCTGCTCCACCTGTTGGGATGACATAGACGGCATAACGAGGTGTGATTGGTCAAAAGAAAAAAGATGTTGGAGATTTCCAAAGGAGGGATAATAGTATGTTAAATGAGAGAGTTAGATTGTTTGGGCGTACTAATTTAGTAGATTACCTACACATTGATGTAGCGGAAGTGCTTTATAGATATTTAACATACGGAAGAATAGAAAGATTATACCTTGAGGGTGGCGGAGATGCAAAAAGGGAGCAAATTGTTAAGGTCATAGAGGATCATTTTGATTGTGCTGGTGAAATGTACATTTAAATTGATATGGGGTGGTAGGAGGTATGCCGATGAAACCTGAAGATATCTTAAAGAAGTATCCAAGAATAGTATCCCATCTAATAGCAGAGAGCTTAGGGTATTTTACGCCTAAGTCAGCCACCATAGCTATTATAAAAGCAAAAGAAAATGAGCCTTACTTTTGTGAGTTGTACACCGATTGTGCTAGACGATATGGTGAAATGTACGACAGAGATAATGTTCGGCGAGTTACAAGGGAGATATTATCTCAGGCTATAAAATCTAGACACCATCATACCTTTATGATGGCTAGCTATAAGGACGCAAGACTAATAGTTGATGAAGCTACTAAAGGTAATATCCAACATTAGCGAGTTGGTTTTAGGAGGGTGATAATAGTGTTGTACAAGTGTAAGGGTATTATATTTGATGACGCAGTTTTAAAGAAAGAGAGCGGGGATGTCAATGACTATACATCAGTATGCATCCCCTGTGTACGTAAGCATAAAATTTCATGGTCTAAGTTAGACGGCATTGGTTCAGAATACTGTGGTGTGAAAGGCTGCACTAATCGGGCAAATTACTATCTTGACTTTGAAGATGGTGAACTGGAGGTGATATAAATGCTAGGAAATCCGTATTGGTGGTGGAACGGTGGAAAAAAACCAAGAGAGTAAGTAAACGACATACGTTGTGACTTAACAAGCTACAGTTTGAGTATTCAGGAGGTGGTTTAATGATATGCCCTAAGTGTGGTGGGGAGTTAAGGTATATAGAAGAAGTAATCGGCTCCTTTACAAACAGGATTTACGACGACGGTTTTGTTGATTTTGACAGCAGTAGCTTTTATGGCGATAAACATACTGATGTAATGTGCACAGCTTGCAATACTTCATTTGATTTTGAGTGGGTAGGTGACCTATTTAATTCAGTAATTAAACTAAAGGGGGCGGAGTGTTGACAATAACAGGAATAGTTAGAAGAGTTGATGATTTAGGTAGAGTGGTAATCCCAAAGGAAATACGTAGGGCAAATAAAATTAAGGAAGGTGACCCGCTGGAAATAATACACACAACTGAGGGTATTTTGCTTAAGAAGTACACAGAACATAATTATTGTGTATTCTGCAATACATCAACTGAGATTGAACTAGATGGGATCAGTGTATGTACACACTGTATTAGTAGACTTGGAAAATTGATGAAGGAGGAAAAATAACATGTTAAAAGTTAAATTTGAAATGGAGAAAGAAACTAAGAACACAGTAAGATTTGCAGAGGTAGAGGAAGAAGGTTATGCCAAAGTAGGTACTATTTATATACCTAAGTCCACCCTCGCTCAGAATGGTATTGATAAAGAAAAGGGTTTTACTATGGAGATTAAGGCAGTCAAATAGGCTGCCCCTCCCCCACCCTACTATTTAGTAATTCTCATATGTTTCAACAATATTAGGATCAACCATCATAAACCCTCCTAGATTATATTCTTATTGAGGGTATTCGACATAAAACTCAAAAATCCTTTTTGGAAATATTTTGCATTTAAATTCCATATTTTCCACTTTTAGTTAAGCGGAATATGAGACATACTACAGCTTATCCAATTATCTGAAAAAGAAGATGGCTCTGATACGGTATGTGTTGACGGTAGCATGGTACTTACAGAAGATTTAGATTGTTATTATACACTAGTTAGCGCATTTGACTTGCTTAGACTTGATTTCACAACAGGTGAATCAGAGAAAGATGGGGAATGCTACTATATTGATTTTGAATTCAGTAACAGGATGACTGATTAGCCTCTCCCCTACCCTTCTGTGGAGATAGAAAGAGGAGGATAAGTATGAAAAAGACTAGAGCACAATATGAGAGATACCTCAATGATTTCGGCGTGCCTGAGTCAGAAAAGTATAATAATGGCGGGCGAATTAGAGGTAAAAGATACGGAAGCTGGCTAAGAAGAATTGACTCTATATTATTCGACGTTATGTACAATGAGCACTTGAGGCAATTAAATAAACTGCCCCCTACCCTTCTATATGGGCGGGGGAGAAGTAAGGAGGGAGTTAGATGAGTTATGTAGGAATAATTAAACTAAAAAAGCAAGATGTTCCATATGAAGAAATTGAAGGTTTTAGGTATGACACAGGTTCATATTATATGGATACTGCTAGAGACATATTTGACGACCTGTGTTCTAATTTATCCGTAGCTAGTAGCTGTCAAGTGCGATGGGAGTTTGAAGGAATAGGACAAGGACATTACTGTGATGACTGGTATTTTGGAAGGAGGAGGTAAAGATGGATAAGAAAGAAATTACTACCTTTACTTGCCACAGTTGTAAACACGAATTTACATGGGACAGGGGTAATGACATAAGAGGAAACATTTATCAGTGTGAGAATTGTGACAAGTATATATGTTTTAGCTGCCTGTTTGAAAATGAGCATAATGTAGGAGAGATGGCTGAAGTATTGTGCCTAGATTGTTTGAGAGGGAGAAGAATAGCATGATAACAAAGATTGATATTAGAGACCATATACTATCATTTAATGTAGATGGCATATGGGTAGAAGTCAATTGTTGTGATACCGAGCAAGCCGAGAGATTAGTAATAAAACTGTTGAAGGAAGGTGTTTAAATTGAAATTACTTACAGAAGAAATTAGAAAACTTATCCTGCCCCTCTACTCCACTGAGGAAGTTGAGGAAAAGGTTGCAGTCGTTAAGTTCTTTGACCCCTACAGTTCGTGGACGTGGTATGTCATTGAGGGCGAAGAACAGGAAAATGGCGATTATCTATTCTTTGGATTGGTACATGGTTTTGAAAGAGAATATGGCTACTTTGCGTTAAATGAATTAGAAAGCATTGATTTCATGGGAGCACCACGAATCGAAAGAGACTTATACTTCTCCCCTACCCCAGTTTCAAAATTATAAGGAGGTGTTAAACAGTGATTGCAATGTCAAAAGCAGAAGCTGTGGAAAAAGGACTGCCTACTTATAACGAAGGAGCACATAAATTAATTGATGTAAGTGATAATAGCACGTTAATTTTATTAATGCCTAACGGTGTATATGTAACAGTAGCTTCCATAGGTAATGTTGGTGCTGACTGGGCATGTCTGGATATAAAAGTACAGAGTTCTACCACACAGCGAATAGTAGCTGAGAAAATGATAGATCTTCTTGACGGAACTTATTCGCTAGATATAAACGTTATATAGTTCACCTACCCCCACCCATAAAATTTGGGTGGGGTCTTAACTTTTTGCAATTGTTCAGGTAAGTAATAATAAGGGAGGTACTAGAAAGATGTTTGACAAACTGTCAGACAAATACAGCGAGATAGTATTCCGCATAACTACCCAAGGACGATTTAATACATACTGGGCGGCTTGGGCTAGGGACGAATATTAAAGGAGGGGGCATATGCGAAGGGGCGATATTTATTATGCAGATTTAAGTCCAGCAGTAGGGTCTGAGCAAGGAGGTACAAGACCTGTTCTAGTAGTGCAAAATAACGTAGGGAACAAGCATAGCCTAACGGTCATCATTACAGCCATTACATCCGTGATTGACAAAGCAAAGTTACCAACACACGTAGAGGTTAATGCTCTAGAATATGGTTTAACAAAGGATTCTGTCATATTACTGGAACAAGTTAGAACACTAGATAAAAAGAGGCTAAAGGAAAAAATTGGCCATATAGATGGTGAGACGATGTTGAAAGTAAATGAGGCTTTGTCTATAAGCCTCGGATTGGGGGAAAGAGTATGAAAATTTCTGATCTAGAGGGTAAAAAAATGGCTGTACATTGCAAAACAAAAGAACTATCTGATAAATTTTTAAACAAGCTTGAGTTATCTGGCTTTGACACCTTACTAAGTGACAGGTGGAATATATACGGTAAAAACACATGCTACAGTATCTACAAAGGCAAAGTATACTATGGTCGCTACAGTTACTACGAAAGTGAGGATTACGAGATACACGAATTTGAAGGGTGGGAGGAAGAGTTGAGAATAAAAACAATTGAGCAACTACAAAAGCTAGGGAAAAAGGATGTTATTAGGTGTAAAACACTAGACTTGGCTACAGAGTTTTTAGCCAAGCTGCACAGCAAAGGGTATAGATGGGCTTCACATGATTCGTTAGTTGGTGAGAGCAACTGGGATAAGTACGGTAGCCAAACATGCTACTTCGTGGAAGGTAAGCAATTGTGTTATTCTGACGACCTTTATTTTGAACGTAATGGTTTCAAGATATATGAATTTGAAGGGTGGGAGGATGAGCTGAATATTAAAAAAGGTATGATAATACACTGTGAGACAGAGCAACAAGCTATACGACTACTAGAAGATTTAGATAGAAGAGGTTATAAATGGTTGTCTGGTAGTAGCTTAACATTGCATGCTAGCTGGGGAATACACAAGGAAGAGACTTGTTATAGCATCGGTAGCGGTATGGTGCAGTATGCAAGTTTAGGCTTTTACAAAAGGAGTGGTAGTGAGGTGACTAAGTTTAGTGATTTGCTTATACCCCATTGTATTGAAGAAAGGAAACTATACAGCTCAGTTCTTAGTAACTTCAATGGACATCGTGTAGTAGAGTTCTATGAGGACAGCGAAGGTCAGCCTAACATTGTCTTTTCCAGTGGTTGTGTTTATGAAGGTTACAAGAGGCTTAAAGATTTTGAGGCTAACGTTGAAATCAAATATGGGAGTAATAAAAATTCACTTGTTTATAGGACATATATGTTAGAGGCTGATAAAATGAGACTTGCTCTCAATCTCCCCGCCCTAGGAACTTATGTAGCTATTTTTAGAGAGCTATTGGGCAAGTTCATACCTTCTGAGTTAGCAGAGAGTGGTTTAGCTGAAACTGCTCGCAACCATGTATGCTTGTGGGTGCGTGTAGCCTTGGATCATAGCAGCTCCTTCAGCTATGATTCAGATAATGTAATCATGTCTTACGAAGTAGCTGACCAAAATCTTAGTTTTAATATAGGGGTAGATCAACTATGTGTGGCACTAGGAGTAACTAAAGAAGAAATATATAATTCGATTAAGTACACGAGTAGCTAAAATATATCTGTCGAAGTTTATTTATTGACAACCCCTCCCCTCTTGCTATATTATGTGGTTAAACCGATATACAGAGGGGAGGTGGTTATTCTTGGAGACTTTGAAAAAGCATTTAAGAGACAAATTTATGGCGGGGGAAAGCGAGGGATACGAAATAGTAATTGCTCTGCTTACACTTGTTAAAGCAGAGAAGATTGGAGAAGAAGATATTCTAGACATTCTAATGTTCGTACATTTCGATAACTTAAAAGGTGTATTATCTTCCCTTGTAAAAGCTTCAGAACTAGTGGATGATGATATGATAGATGATATAATTAAATCGGCAGGTAGGTGAGCAGCATGTTGTTATTTCTTTTTGTTGTATTTATATGTCTGATGATGATACTAAACTCATTTTCTATAGTCTTAAACAACTTACTAAGTGTCTCTTTGTAAAAAAGAGACCTTAATCTATTTTTGACAAGTTTTGTGGACTTAATTCAGCTTATTTTTGCTGTAGCAATTCTATTTGGTGCCTTATACTTGTTAATGAAGTTATCCGACTGCTAAATTTTTCCTTAATTTTTAGTGGCTAGTCGGGTATGTATTAATAAGAAAGGAAGTGATGTAATTGCGGACAAGGCTAGAACCTTATATACAAAATAACGTATTATCGTTAAGGAAACTTAAAGAGGTCTCCCCCGCTCTCTACAAGTACATGCTTACTTGTGGTGACGAGTATAATGGTATAGAGATACTAGATGACTCAAAAGTAATAAAGGGCGGTGATATCAAAAAGTACCTAACCCACTACTATGGTGAGGTTGTAGATGTGTCACGCCTCAGGAGGGGTGCCCTCTATATTTACAACAAGATTGTCAGTATGGGTAACGTCCAGAAGGTTATAGAGGGGTGGGGGTTTACAGTTATTTATGAAGGAAAGGCAACTGAGTACTCTCTAAAAAAAGATCTGCAGAAGTATGTTATCAGGGGCAACATTCTGGGAAGGCTACCTAAGGATATACAGAATAAAGTGTGGTATTTAGCCAATAAAAATAAAATGTCTGTGGGTGAATACTTGAATAAACTAGGCTACATTAAAGGAACTAGAAAGCTATGGCGGAGGTATGCGGATGATAAAAGCTAAAAAAATCGATACTAAAATAGGTGCTAGGGTTAAGCTAGAGTTTAGAAAGAACGAATTGATCGAGAGGGTACTTGCTACAATGAAAGGGGCTTTCTATGACAGGGTTACAAAATCTTGGACTCTCCCCTACTCTGCCCGCCCCGATATAGAGAAAAAACTAGGTAACTTCCTACTCATATGGGAAGATGAAGATACCCCCTTCAATGGTGGTATTGATATGTCCACTATCCCTATACAGCCAGTTGTACCAGGGTACAGTGTAGAGTATAACAAAGCAGGGGAAGTGGTGGGAGCGACTGGGTTCAAGGTTCCACCGTATGGTGCTTTTCAAGTACAGGGTTTTAACATTATGGTAGAGAGAGACTTTGCTATTATTGGAGATCATATGGGTTTGGGGAAGACGTTTCAGTCAATAACCGCAATAGAGGCTAGGAAGAAACTTGGTCAATTGCAAAGGTGCCTTGTGCTTACTAAGGCTACCCTGCTCTATAACTGGCGGGACGAGGTAGAAAAATTCACAGATTGTAAAGCAGTAGTCTTAACAGGACCACCTAAGCAGAGACATAAAATGTTAATAGAGTTAGAAAAAGACACAAGCTGGACGTTCCTGATCATGTCCTATGAGACGTATAGGATAGCTAACATTAGCGTAACAAGCATAGATGACGCTTTACCTATAGACGCACTACTCCTTGACGAAGCTCATAAAATACGCAACCCCATGTCACGGATAGGACAGTGTGTTAACCATATCTACTTCAAGTATGTCTATCTACTCACCGCCACCCCTATTCTAAACACGCCACTGGAATCATTTAACTATCTAAAACTAGGTAAGAAATTACCTGTAAGTGGTAGTAGTATTGTGCAGGAATGGTGGAATTTCAAGGACAGATATGCTGTCTACGGGGGGAGTAATGGCATGGAGCTTGTAGGGTATGATAACATAGGTGAGCTTAGACAGGTCATACAAGACAACATGATCAGAAGGCTGAAAAAAGACGTGCTTAAAGACCTACCTGACGTAATGTTCAAAGATGTTAGGATAGAGCTTACTGCTGCGCAGAAGAAGATATACGATGCTGTACGAAAGGAAATTCTAGCAGACTTAGCGGAAACAGACTTAGAGAAAGTACCTTCCATGCTAGCTAAGATCACAAGACTACAGCAAGTAACGTCAGCTCTAGACAATGTTGGAATAGCGACCACAGCTTCTAACAATGCTAAGTTAAGTGCCCTTATGGATATTGTAGAAGATGCTGTTGAGGCGGGCGAGAAAGTGATCATATTCTCTAAGTTCCGCCCCACTATCGAACTGCTTACAGAAAAGTTTAAAAAGCTAAACCCTGCTGTAATTACAGGTGGTACTGACAGTCACGCACTTCCAGCAGACTTGGCAGTAGCAAAAGCAAAGAAGAAATACAAAGATTGGAATATGTGGGCGGAGGAAGATAGACAAAAAGTAATAAAAGATTTAACAACAAGTGATAGACAACTAGAAGTGTATAAGTTCCAAGGCGACGATACTTGTAAGGTGTTTATAGGTAGTATATTTGCTTGTGCAGAGGGTCTAACCCTTACTGCCGCCACCCACGTCATAAACTTTGACTATCCGTTCAATTGGGCAATATATGAACAGTCCTTTTCCAGATGCCATAGACTGGGACAAAAGAATGCTGTGACTGTCCATAATATCATGTGTTCAGGTACAGTAGATGAGAAGATTTTCCAGATTATTATGCTCAAGAAAGGCATCAGTGAATCGTTGCTCGACAGTAAGGTGGATAGCATAGAGCAACAAAAAGCTTTTGATTTTGTAAAATCTGTAATTTAATAAAATAGCACCTCAACTTTTCAGGGTCTTACCGGTAAGTATTAATAGGAGGTGGTTTACCGTGAAAGACCCTTTTTTAATAAAAGAAAACACGGAATTAGTAAAAGAGTATTTTAGGAGAAATCAGATTAAAAAAGAGCAGGAAGCTTGGTTAAAAAAGAGCAAGACAAAGGTGTTAGAGCTTATGGGAGACAGAGCTAAGGCTGATTTTGATGAGGTCAGGGTGTCTGTTGCTACTGTAGACAAGTCTAACTTTGATCTGGACTTAGTCTATGACTACATCAAGGAACTCTCCCCCGCCCTGCTCCCAAAATGCACTAAGAAAGTAATTGACGAAGAACTTTTAGTTGGACTAATTGAAGCTGAGGAGATAGACTTAGACGAACTTAAAAAGGCCGCATGGGTGGCAAAAACACCAGAAACTAGGTTGACTCTAAAAGAGTTAGATGTAGACAATGATTAAGGTGGGAGATTTAGTTATCATCTCCCCCGCCCACTCTGTCAAATTTGGTGGGTGGTGTGGACGAGTAGTGGCTATAGAACCTGAAGATGGTTTACCCGTTAAGGTAAAGTTTAATGAGCAAGTGTACGGATTTGACTTTGATGAATTGGGGGATGATGTATATGGCAAAAATTAAAGAGGTTAGCGTTGAGGTGGCTTACCTTAAGTCGTTACCAAATTATGAAAACGTAAGATTAACTGCTGGTGCTGTCGTAAATGTAGAGGAAGGTGACAAAACACAAGATGTGTATGGTAGAGCATGGGACATGGCGGGGCGAGAGATTGAAAATCAGTTAGAGTTGTTCAAGACAGAAGATAAGGGTAAAGCAAAAAAGGGACTTAAGTAGTCCCCTTTTGCTTATATGGAGGTGCTGATATGAATGATGCAAGTGTTATGTTAAAAAAATTTGGGACAGTTGACATAAATAAAATCGTAAAAGGGCACAAAGTGGGAAATCTGTGGCATGTTTACGTTTATGATGATTGGCACGTTGTACCTCAATGCGATGTTGAGGATATTCCAGGATATATTAAAAATAAATGTTGAAATTTCAACATAATTAGACTAAAATTAAATAAAAAATAGGAGGTACAAGATGTTAGAGTTAAAAGGGAGATATAATGTAGCTAAAGTTTTTACAGATAATATAGAAGAAACAGCAATTGGAGAAATTATAAATTTATGCAATCAAGAATTTACAAAGGATAGTAAGATAAGGATAATGCCTGATGTTCATGCTGGTATGGGATGTGTTATAGGAACTACAATGACAATTAAAGATAAGATAGTACCGAATTTAGTTGGCGTTGACATTGGTTGTGGTATGGTTACTATAAAATTAGATGATGTAGATTTGGATTTACCTAAATTAGACCAATTTATAAGAAGTAATATTCCTAGTGGATTCAATATAAATGAACATGCGCAGGTAGATTTTAAAGATGAAATAACTAATTTAAAATGTTTTAGAGATATACCAAAGTCATCTAAAGAATTTAATAGAGCGTTAGGTTCGTTGGGTGGAGGGAATCATTTTATAGAAGTAGATATTGATGATGAAAACAACAAATATCTTATAATTCATAGTGGTAGCAGAAATTTAGGAAATCAAGTTGCAAGATATTATCAAAATAAAGCATATGACTATCATAATGGTATAGATGAAAAATTTGAAGAAGCGAAATTGGAATTAATTAAAAATTATAAAGCAATGGGTAAAAGAAAAGAAATACAAAACGCATTAAAAAAATTACAATTAAAACATAAGAAAGAATGTAAAATACCAAAGGATTTATGTTACTTAGAAGGAATTTTAATGCAAAATTACTTACATGATATGAAAATTGTTCAACAGTATGCAAATTTAAATCGTAAAGTGATGGCAAAAAGAATTGTAGAAGAATGTTTGGGTTTGGAATATAATAAACTACATGTGTTCCAAACAATTCACAACTATATAGATTTAGAAAACATGATTTTGAGAAAAGGTTCTATATCTGCTCAATGTGATGAAATAGTGTTGATTCCTATTAACATGAGAGATGGTTGTATAATAGCAAAAGGCAAAGGCAACCCTGAATGGAATTATTCAGCACCACATGGTGCAGGAAGATTGATGAGTAGAGGCAAAGCAAAAGAATTAATTATATTAAATGATTTTAAGGAAACAATGAAAGATATTTATAGTTCTTCAGTTGGTGAACATACATTAGATGAAGCACCTATGGCATATAAACCTATAGAAGAAATTTTAAATAACATAGGTGATACAGTGGAGATTCTAAAAATAATTAAACCTATATATAACTTTAAGGCTTAATATTGATTAAAGGAGAGATAAATGTTGGAATTACAACAAATAAAAAATAAATTAAATTCAGAAGAATATAGTTTTTTAAGAGAAAGTGAACATTTGGGTAATAATATAATTTTACTTACTACAGGAGGTTCACATGCCTATGGTACAGATGTAGAAACTTCGGATTTAGACATTAGGGGTATTGCACTAGAAAGAGAAAAAGAAATCTTAGGTTTATCTAATTTTGAACAGTTTGAGAACAATGCTACAGACACAACTATTTATGGTCTTAAAAAAGTAGTAGGATTATTATTAAATTGTAATCCTAATGTTGTAGAAATGTTAGGAACAAAAGATGAACATTTATTTATATTATCGGAAGAAGGAAAATTATTAAGAGATAATGTAGATTTATTTTTGTCTAAAAAGGCAATGCATTCATTTGGAGGATATGCAACTGCTCAATTAAGAAGATTGCAAAATGCTTTAGCAAGAGATAATTATCCTCAAGTGGAAAAAGAAAAACATATATTTAATAGTATCATGACTCAAATTAAACATTTACAACAACACTATACCGAATTTACCAATGAAGAAATTAAGCTATACATTGACAAATCAAATAAAGAAGATTATGAGGAAGAAATTTTCATGGATATTCAATTAACACACTATCCATTGAGAGATTTTAAAAATATCTATTCTGAGATGGGAAATGTAGTTAAAGATTATGCTAAACTAAATCATAGGAATAAAAAGAAAGATGACTTGCATTTAAACAAACATGCAATGCATCTTATTAGGTTGTTAATTATGGGAACTGAGTTACTAGAAGGAAAAGGCATCAATACTTACAGAGAAAAAGATGGTGATTTTTTATTAGGAATTAGAAGTGGAAAATATCAAAAAGAAGATGGTTCATTTTACAGTGAATTCTTTGAAATGATAGATGAATATGAGAAGAAACTTAAATATGCAGCCGATAATTCACCATTGCCATCTAAACCAAATTTTAATAAAGTTGAAGAATTAGTTGTTGAAATTAATAGAAAGAATAGAATGGGTAGGTGATAGTGTTTGGCTAAAGAAGATATATGTGAAATTTGTGGCAGTGAGAACCGTGTGAGAAGATATAAAAAAACGAATCAATGTCTTTGCGAAAAACATTATAAACAAATGTACAATAAAGGTAGGATATCAGACAACTCCCCTAAAAGTATATATGAAAGAAACGAAATAATAATAAAAGATAATTATGCTGAAATCATTATTTTAGATAGTTATTACAACCTTAAAGGAAAATGCTTGATATCTATTGATAAAATAGATTTAGTTAAAAAACATAAATGGAGAATTAATGGTCATGGGTACGTCTGTGGTATTTTAAATGGAAAAGAAGTACAAATACAAAAATTAATAATGGGAGAAGTTGAAGATGGCAAAGAAATCGACCACGTAAGCAGAGATAAATTAGACAATAGAGATGAAAATTTAAGAGTTACAACACGAATTGAAAATAGTCAAAACAGAGGTATAGCTTCAAATAATACATCTGGGGGATTACAGGAGTGTGTTGGAAAAAGGATAGAAATAGATGGAGAGCTTATAAACAAGCACTTGAATTGGGGTTATATAAAAGATTTGAAGATGCGGTAAAAGTAAGAAAAGATGCTGAAATGAAATATTTTGGAGAATTTGCTCCTAAAGGAGTTGAAAATTAGAATGTATAAATTAAATATAAAAATAAACATTCCAAGTTCAGTGAGTTATATAATGAAAACACTCGAAATGTTTAATTATGAAGTTTATATTGTAGGAGGGAGTGTAAGGGATAGTTTGTTAAAACGAATACCAAAAGATTGGGATGTGACAACAAATGCTAGTCCAAGAGAGATAATTACAATTTTTAAAAGTTTGGATTGTAAAGTAGTAGAAACAGGACTAAAGCATGGTACAGTGACTGTAGTAATAAACAACAATCATTATGAAGTAACGACATTTAGAATTGATGGAAAGTATTCGGACTGTAGAAAACCTGATTGTGTAAGTTTTACTGAATCATTAAAAGAAGATTTATCAAGAAGAGATTTTACTATTAATGCTATGGCATACAATAACAAGGTTGGTCTAATTGATTATTTTGAAGGCATTAAACATCTCAACAATAAGATTATAACGTCTGTAGGTAAACCCGATGATAGATTTAATGAGGATGCATTGCGAATGTTAAGAGCGGTTAGGTTATCTACTACTTTGGGTTTTAGTTTAGATTCTAAAACATCCACATCAATCTTTAAAAACCGAAATTTAATCAAAAATATAAGTACGGAAAGAATAAGAGATGAGTTTATTAGGATTCTTATCCCGAGTAACCCACTATCGGGAATTGAATTGCTTAGGTCGTTGGGATTGCTGGAGATTATACTACCGGAGTTTCAAAAATGCTATGGATTTGAACAGCGCAATCCAAATCATGATAAGGATGTATATTATCATATATTGAATGTATTAGAAAATACATCTAATAAACTAGAGATAAGACTTGCAGCTTTACTACATGACATAGGGAAACCTAGTACATTCACACTAGACGAAAACGGAATAGGACATTTCTACAAGCATCATTTGGAAAGCGAAGATATTACTAGAAAAGTATTAGACAGATTGAGATTTGACAACAGGACGATTGATAATGTTTGTATATTGGTTAGAGAACATATGAGTAGATATGATTCTTTAAAAATAAAAAACGCTAAGAAGCTCATTAATCGAGTCGGTATTGATAATCTTAATAGTTTATTTGAACTACAGATTGCAGATATTAAAGGATCAACAAATAGGGACAGTATAGATAAAGTATTAGATATGAAAGCTGCATGTGAAAGAATCTTGAACGAAAAGCAGCCTCTATCTATTAAAGATTTAGATATTAATGGTAATGATCTGATTAAATTAGGATTTAAACAAGGTAAGCAAATAGGGAAAGTACTAAATGAATTATTAGACGTTGTGTTGGAAGAACCCGAATTCAATAAAAAGGATAAGTTAATAGATTATGTAAAGTCAAAAATGACTTAG